TTGCCAAGTGGCTTTTAACTTATTATCTGGATAAGCTATAAGAATTGTACTACGAGCAGGAACAAGATTTTTAAGTATTTCAATAGTGGTGCGACATTTACCAAATCTCATAGCAAGATCGAAATACCCTTTCTTATTCTTTTTTAGAAAACTAAGTCCTTTTGTTATAAATTTTTCTTGAATTTCATTTTGTTTGCTCATATGTAATTTATTATCTCACCATTTGAATTCATTAGTTTTCTAATAGAAAACTTTTCATCTAAAATTTGTGTAATTTTTTGATAAATATTGTTTATATCTCCCCACATAGGTAGATATATAAAAAATTCATTGAATGATAAAAATGGACGATGTTTTACAGAATCAAATTTTTCCTTATACCATTCATATAAGATAGCAGCATTATTTTGATTTCTGTAAGTTAAATAAAGTTCTCTGGTCATTTTTTTATTTTATTTGTTAAATTTTCACAAATCCAATCTTTGTTAGAAGTGAACCCTAACCACTCTTCAATTTTGGTTATTTCTTCTTCTGTGTGGCCTTCTTTGTCCCATGTAAACTTATCTACGCACCAGTATTTAATCACTTCTGTACCAAATTCATGGGTAAAACTATCATCATGGAATTCTGGTTCTCCTGTAAATGTTACAGGAATTTCTGGAAGTATTTCCACTTCTATTGATACACTGTCCATTATTGATTTTTTAAATTTTTTAATTCTTTATTTAATCTTTCTAAAAAAGACTCTTCTCCATCATCATCAGATAAAAGCCAATCAATCCTTTGGATATAAACATAAGCTCTTTTAATAATTTCCACTCCTTTTTTAAATTCTTCTATCACTTCATCTGGATATTTATAATGATGTAAGTCCTCTGGGTATTTTTCATACCAATCTAATGAGTGCCAAGATTCTAATTTTAATTCATCATTAGTCTTTCTTTTTCCATTTCTTTCTATTACATTTTCAATACTTTCTGCCACATCGGGCAAACGATTTTGTATGTAATCAAATCTACCTCCTGACATATAATTATTTATTGGTTTAAAAAATAAGATTTATTTACAACAGCTTGATAATCAGCATCTGTTATGTTTTTTCTTCTAGGAAGTTCTTTAAATACACCTATTTCACCCAAAAATGCAAGACCAATTCTTACATCATCTGACCCATAAGAATTCTTTATTAGTCTAAGACTTCTAAAATATTTAGCACCAAATTCATCTTTTAGCTTTTCAAGACTATATCCAGAAGGATCTGGCACTTTATATCTCATAGGGTCAAATAAAGCTAAAACAACATCAGCATCATTTTGTGTGGAAGAGCTTTCTGCAAAATCTTCTAATTGGGGCTCTACATCTCCATTTTTCATTCTTATTGGGTTGGAAATATCTCTATTGAACTGACTAACAACAACAGGACTATATCCATAGAAATCTCTAGCATATCTCAGCTCATCTGACATTTTATCAATAGCCTGTTTCTTTGTAGGTTGATCTTTAGTGAGTTTAAGTAGGCCAATATGATCTATAATAGGAATAACTATCTGACTTTCATCATTAGGAATGTATTTCTTATTATATTGATCTATTTGAACTATTTCTCCATTCTTTTCAGCAAAAGCTTTTAATTCTTTAGCTATACCTACAGGATTCTCTGGACCATCAATAATTGTAATTACATCATTCATTCTTTCCACATAATCCTCATATTGTAAAAATAGATCATGTTCATCGTGGTTCATTTTCTCTGTCCAGCCTAATAGTTTAGGAACAGTGATAATTATACCATGATCAAGAAATATTTTCCTAGACACCCATTTAGCCATTTTATACACTCTGCTACGCTCCATAGATCTATACCATATTTTTAGTTTTATTCCTGAAGCTTGGCCTTCTTTAGAAATAAACCAATCAAATGGATTTAAAACAAATGCATCATCAATAAAAGATGTTTTTCCTGAGCCCGTAAGCCCTCCCACTAATGTATATATGGATTTTCTAATACCAATATATTTATTAAGCCTGTTAAAACCCATAGGAATTCCACTGTTTTTATTTGACAGTCCTAGCTCCACTTGTTTGTTTAATTCCTGAAAATTCATATTAAATATTTATATGTCTGTACTACCTACTATCTCTGGTTCTTCTTTAGGAGAAAATCCTTGTCTAATAAGATCTATATATCCTTCAAAGCTTCTTTGATTTAAATATGTAAGACTGTTTTGGAGAAAGCTAAGTTTATTTGTTTTTGTTTTAAAGGAATTTTCCTTCTTCTGGAATACATCTAATTCTAAAGCTTTTACAAGCTCTTCAATTGTATATTCTCCTTCTGCAAGGATTTTTTGTAATTTAAGTTTACATTCATCTTTTTTCACTTTAAATGATCTGCTACCTAAAAAGTTTGTTCCTTTAATAACAAAAGTGTCTGTAGAGGGATAGGTTTTCCACCAAAGATCAAAATCAGAAGAATTAGGTTTTTGTTTAATCAATTTAACAACTTCATTTGCTGGTGTTTCTAAAAACTTGAGAAGACTTTTCCCGTCTGTGGTTAGACAATCCTGTTCTGATATTAATCCTTTTCTTATTATAGATTGATAAACTATTTTTAATTTAGGAGCTTCTTCACAAAAAGATTTGACATCCACTCCCTCTTCTACAAGCTTTAAAGTGTATATAATATCTAAATTGTATCCTTTATTAGTTATTTCTTTAAAATGGTAGGGGGTTATGTTCATTTTCTTCTACTTTTTCTGTTATTACAATTATTTTAGCAGGTTTTCTGCTGTGCATTTCTTTTTGAATTTCTTTGTCCAGGATCATATTCTCCTCTAACAAATATATATAATCTTTTAAAAATTCTCTTTCAAAATCCACTTTTAATTCCACCATATTTTAAAAATTTAGCCCAACAATTCATCAATTGAAATACCATGTTCATCTAAAATTTCATGGAATTTTTCTTTTATTTTATCAGCCATATCATCTCCTGATATTTTAGAATTGTCTTCATATTTCACTATTTGTCTTAAATATTGACTAATATCCCAGAAACATAACATCATATCAAGAGATTTTATAGCTCTCTTATGCTGTATTTCATCTTCAGGATCATTTAGATCAAATTTTAATAAAGCTATAGCCATAGTTTATAATTTTTCAAATGTCATAATTATGATTTTATAAAAAGTTCTTTAATTTTTTGAATAATAGCCATAATAAAAAGTCCTATATAAGCTATAATTACTAATAAAAAAAACTTTATCATTACATGTCGTTCATGTACTTTAGGATTAATTTTTTTAGTATTCCTCTTACTATTTCCCATACTATTATTGTTATTATTATTGTTATTATTATTGTTTTCATAATTTATTTTAATTTAATTTTCCAAATAGCAACGGTTTTGCAAAACATATATTCTTCTGTGATTTTTAAATATATTGGTAACTTTTCTATTTCAACGCATTCGGTATTATGTGGTTTATTTTTATATCCTGACCATACCTCAATAAAGTGTGTGTGTTTTTTATCTTCCATAATCATTTAATTTTTAAACCAAATTGGCTGTGAAACCATTCTAATGTTTTTTCTGCTTTAGATTTGTTACATCTAAACACTTTTTTTAAAAGAGGAATGGCATATCTTTTAAACTGATTGTATTGTTCTTCGTTTATACACCATTCCTCTCTCCATTTTGGGTTGATGAGAGCTTCATAAATGCTTCTGTCTATCATAGATAGTTGATAATCAAGCAAATGTTCACTTATATTTTCACGATTTATTTTAGCCATAATGTATTATTTTGCATCTCCCCAAGATATTCCAATTTGAGCATCAGCTTTAATTTGTAAATTAGATAAGTAATAATTACCTCCTTCCACCATGCATTTTTCTAATTGTATTTTTACAATTTCTGCAATGTCTGTTGGACATTCTAAAACACATTCATCATGCACTGTATTAACTATCTTCACTACATTTAAATAATTATTTTCTTTTATCCAATTAAATAACATCACTGTAGCTCTTTTTAGCTGATGAGCTCCTCTAGACTGAACAGGATTGTTTAAACACAAACGCTGGTATTCAGATTTTAGTTTAAAAAAGTCTGAAACATCTTTTTTCTTTGATTTATAAAATTTAAAAGCATTAAGATCTTTTATAATGTGTGTTTTGTCTTCTTTTTGTTTTTTATAATCAATTTTGCCTTGTTTATACAATTGCCACTCCTCTTTTTTAATAGACTCCACTTTGTCTTTTAATTCCAAAAAATTTTCATATTTAGGAAGCTTTAATTTCCATCCATCCGCTGATTCAATATATCCAGTGGCTATAGATTGTTGAAAAACTTGTTCACCCCATGTATACAGTCCTTCATGTAATTTTTTAAATCCATCTTCAATTTCTTGAGCTCTTTTTAATGGAATACTTTCATTCATGTGAATTGTATAAGCATTTCCTCCATAGGACATTGCAAATCTTGGGCTCTTAGAAGCTTGTCTTTTATCTTTGTGTTGTTTAATAATTTCTTCATCTGTAAGATCAGCTATTTCTGGAAATAACACTCTTGCTAACAAACAATGAAGATCAGCTCCTTCTACAACAGATTTAGTCATAGCTTCATCTTGAGAAAGATCAGCAGCTATTACAGTTTCCTGACCACTCCAGTCACATACCACCATAACATTTCCCTCATTAGCTTTAAAAGATTTTCTTGTAGCTTTATCAGAAGGAAAGTTTAAAAAGTTAATATGCCCTTTTCTGGTTGAAAGTCTAGCTGTATCCACCATAGGATTAAAATTAGTATAAATACGTTCATTTTCTATTTGTTTAAAAATAGTGTCGCCAAATGTTGTCACTCTATGGTTTGCTTCTTGATATTTAAGCCACATATCAACAAACTCATGTTTACTCTTTGATATTATACTTTCATTAATAGAATCTTTACCTTCTTTATCTTTAGTATTTATTCCTAATTTTTTAAACACTTTTACCATTTGTAAAGGAGATGTAAGAAGAACACTTATTTTTTTATCTTGACTAAATAGATCTAATTGAGATTGTCTATATTCAGGAATATTATCATAAATATATTCTTCAATTAATGTTTTCCATTTAAAAGCATTTGTTTGATCTTCTAACATTTTGTTTTTCCATGATTCAGAACTAATTGGTAGCCCGCATTGTTCCATATAAGCTAGTGCTTTAATATATTCACAATGTAAGTTGTATGTTTCTGTATATCCTCCTGATATTATTTTTTTTTCTAATGCATCATGTAATTCTATAAGTCTGTCTACATCATTAAAAGAGTAAAGAATTGTACTGGGTTGGCTAAGTTTTACAATATGTATGTTTTTTTGATCTGTTTTATCATATGTAATGTTTAATTCTCTTTCCATAACAGATTTAAAATCTGCTTTTAAGTTAAAAATATCTCCATTATATAAGATTTTTGTGGCTAACATAGTGTCTTTAACCTTTTCGGGGTAAAAATTATGTTTGTAACAAAAACCAAGATCAAATAATGCATTATGAAAAATTAATGTTTTGTCTTTTATATATGGAACAACATCTTTAAATTCATAATTATCATCATACATATGTATAAGATAATTATTTGTTCCTGTTCCAATTTGAACACAAAACACATCAGAATTCCTTGGAAACAATCCAGATGTTTCTGTATCTATAGACACTACATCAGGAAATATCATTTCAGAAATATCACAATATTGGTAATCTCCAATTTTTTCAAAATATTGTCTGTTTTTTGTTACAATATAATTCATTTTCTATTGATTTTTTCATAATCCTTTCTTTTCTTTTTATTAACAAGGATGACTTCTACATCAAAGAAATTCTCTCTTTCAATAAGCTCTACAGCTCTATTAATCTCATCTTCTGTATGAAAGATTGTTTCAGAGATTAATGTAGGATCTCCTTTAACCACTATAGGGCATTTGTTCATTGATACCACTCCTACATGATATTCATTTTTTTTTGAAAATGTTCTTCCTATAGATTCTTGATTTAGTCTTGCTTTAATTCTAAATAATTTCATAATTTTTCTATAAATTGAGTGCCTTTGTTAATTAATTCAATCAAAACAGATATTTCTTTTGATTTTAATACACCTTTAGTGTCTTGATTGTCCCAGTATTCTTTGTAAACATTTCTAGGTATTGCATACCAAAGTTTTGTATATTCATTAAAATGAAATACATAATCATGTATTGAGTTATTCATAATCGTCTTTTTTATATTGAGCACTTTTATAACAAACAAACAATAATACAAAATAAATACAAATTAATATAACACTTTTCATATACCAAATGCTTTTAATGTGTGTTTAAATGGGTTGCCTTCTATATTTTCTACAGCTTCCACCATCATATCTGCTATTTCATGAATTTCTTTCTGAGCTGCATCGTCTGCTCTAAGTGTGACAAAGTTTTGAAAACAACTCATATTCATCATTACAGATAATGTAAGTTGACTATTCATGGTTTTAAAAAACCTTGCTGATTCTTTTGCTCTTTTGCGTCCTAATATTGGGGTTAATTGAGCTAAAGCTTTATGATATAATTTGTTTCCTAATTCAGTGTATAATTCTAAAGCGTGAAACCAATCCATATATTCCTCTTGAGGATATTCTAAATCATCTTTTACATCAGGTGTCACTCTTATTTCCCACCAATCTTCAGGAAGATAAAACTTATCTTCTTTCAACTCTTTATATCTTGCGCTTTCTCCGTTAATATTTGCTAAACGATGCTTAATCATATGTATATGTGAAGCCTGTTCGCAGGTAATATTAAACTCCACTATTCCTCTTTCAAAAGGAGTTTTGTGTGGTTTTCCTGTACCATTATTCCATAGTTTATTCACTATAAGGTCTTCTATTTGAAGATCTGTTTTACTATCTACATCTATGTTAGTAGAAGTCCACGCTGCTCTTGCAATTCCACGGTCTCCATTATGCCACGAAATTAATTCTACTTTATTATTACTCATATTAAAAATTTTAATAAAATGTACAGGCTTTTACACCTGTACATTTTTAATGTAATTAATAACTATTCAAAAGATCTGTAAAATATACAATTGCTTCTTCTGTTGCTTGTAAATCAGCTTTAGCATTGTTTAATTTATTCTGAGCATTTAAAATGTTCTGAATGTAGTTCTCGTTAGAAGTGATTAACTCTGTTGGAAACTTTGCAGCAATTAATGCTTCTTCTGCATCTTCTACTGCTGACTCAAGATCCACTCTTTTAGAGTTAAGACTTGCTAACTGACCCTCAACTGCTGAAAGTCCTTTACGAGCTATTTTATTAGCTAACACTTCTGCATTATCTCCTTTAAGACGTGCAATTACTTGATTGATGAACAACTGACCTTTTTTGATTTCGTTTGACATGGTTTTTGATTTAAATTGTTATTAATTGTGGTTTTGGTTTACTTAGTACCACCGGACTTTGTTGTGTAAATACATCCATATTCATACCTTGTTGTTTTTTAGGTAAAAATACAGATATTGCTTCAATTTCTTTATGTTTTTCTTTAGGAAGTTCTATTTCAGGACAAGGAGATGGAGGTATTGTATAAATAAAATCTTTGTCTGAAGTATACATAAATCCATCTTCGTCAATTTTAACATTGATTAATTTATCAATATTACGTGCTCCTAAATGATATGCACTTATTTCTTCATGTGTAGCTTTTCTCCAATTACTTCTATCAGAAGAATTTACATCTTCTTTATAATATAAAGAATTGTTAAAACTACTAGGCAAAACCTCAAACATATCTCCTATATTCTTATTGTTTCCATTTTTAGCCAAAGAAACTACAATATCTCCTATGTATATTCCAGGGAATATTTCTACTTTTTCTTTTTTCTTCTCTGTTTCACGTGGAACATTTGCTATATCTGCCCATTTTCCATTATAATAAACAGTCCTATTAAGCTGACAGTTTCCGTATATTTTATTTTCTGATAAATCAGGATCTACCCAACTTTGTTGATTTATACTAGCAGTTATTTCATCACTACTTATTATTTTAAAGACGGAATTTTCTGTAATAGTACAATAAAAACTTGAATTAGCTACATGAGCTGGATGAAAACTTGTTCCTACAGGGTATCTTTTCTTAGCTTCTGTTATTAATGGATTTTCTTCAGGAACCGACTGTTCAATAAATATAGGCATTCCATACTTATATAATTCTTCAAATTTTTTATAATCATCATCATTATAACTTTCAGAATTATTGTAATGGAACTTTTTCGTACTCCCATGTATAAATAAATAATTCGGATCTCTTCCCATAGGTTGAGCCATTTCATAACCAACTGAGACTAACCATTTTTCTGTATGTATCACATGTTTAATAGAAGGCATTTTATAGTAGGTGCATGCAGGAATATCAATAAAAAGTTCATATTCATACCCATATAATACTTCATATGGTTCTATTTTATTATTTGCTCCTGTTCTATTTACATAAGCAAGAGGCTCCGTGTAGCTATCTATATAAAAAACAATACATATTTCTCCTTCTTCTATGGAATTATCTTTAAAATCTTCTTTTTTATGTCCAGAATGTTTCAGCACTCTAACTTTATCCCCTACTTTTACATTTTTCATACATAATAAATTAAAAAGAGGGAATAGTTACATTCCCTCTTTTTGTAATTTAAAATCTCTGTAATAAAATTCTTTCAGCAAAATCTAATGCTGATTCCAATCCTTGCACTTGTTGATAAGCATCTAACTCATATTGTACATTGTAAGGAACAGCTGATTGAGCAGCAATTAATTCACGTCTAGCTGATGCTAAGTCTTTTTTGGTGGTAGCTATTGTTACTTCCAAATCTGACTTTGCAATTTGAACTTTTAAGTCCAGCTCCTCCGCTTCTAACTGTTGTTGGGATTTTGAAATTAAGTCTTTGTACTTTAATTCCATTTTCTCGTTTGGTACTGCATTCAACATTTGTTGTGTTTGTGGACCCATTGCTGCTGGGATTACTTTTTGATTTTTCGCCATTTTGATCTGTATTTATTGTTTTATGTTTAATAATTTTTGCGTATTCTTCTTTTACAGGAACATCAGTACGTACAGCCCACTTACCATTATCATAAACCAATCCCTTACCTTCTTTTAAAGCTATCCTTGATTCAGACCACCAATATGGATAATTATATTTAATGTTTTTATGATGACTTCCCATTGTATCTTCATAAGAACATCCACTTGGAAATCTTTCCATAGCTTCTTGAAGGAGTGCATCTTTTTCTGTGGCAAAATAGAGGTCGTATTTACCTTCATTTCCTATACGATAATCATCTTTATTACCATTTTCCCATAATACTCTTACCCAATCATATTTTAATTTATCTACTATAACACCTGTTTTTCCTTCTCCTCCATCTTGTTCATCATAACACCAATCTTTTCCTCTTACCACTTTAGCCCCAATTATGGGGTATTTAACTGATATACTCATGCTGTTTCATTTACGCAGTCAAAAATGTGTTTTATTCTCATATTCCAATATTTTTTACTATGTAATGAGTACCAATATCTTCCTTTTGGAAAATTTTTCCATAATATAGGAGCTTTATGGTACAATTCTGGTAAACATTCTATTAAAAAATAAGTAGTAGAGTGATTCCATTCTCTATATAATTTTCTAATTTTAGTATTTGATTTATAATTGTCAATTATTATACGATGTATATAAAAACACATTCCATTATCAAGATTTGGATCTTCCACTGTAAAATCTAACAGTTTTTTGTAAAATTCGTGTCTATCTTTTTTTGTTAACTTTGCCATATTTCAAATATTTAATGCTTGTTCAAATCCACAATGAAATATAGTTGATAATAAAGAAGACAAATCTACAGAATCTTTTATTTCAAATTCCATTTTATAAAAACTATGTTCTCCTTCTTTTTCAAGGATTTTAAACAAAGAGGCATCAAGATGTTCTATAATATAAAAAGCTCTGTCTTTTGGTAAATAAATTCTATATTTCATAATTATTTTGTTTCTTCAATACATTGTTCAATAATAGCTATTCTTTTTTCCCATCCTTCATATGTTGTAGGAAACCAGTATGAAAAAAAGTTTTTTTTCCATTTTTTAGGAGCTTTTTCATATAATTCTGGTAATAATTCCTCCATACGATAGCATAACGTTATTCCAAGAGTAGTGCAGTTTGCTAAATAATAACATATTCCTTGTCTTACCTCTGGGTCTGCACAAACTATTTTTAATAATTGTTTATATAATTTATGTCTTTCTCTTTTATTCATAATATATTTAATTTAATTCATATGTAAGTGCTAATTCTCTTGATTTTAATGATTTAAATACCATTAAAGTGAGTGTACCAGAAACATTATTCCTAATAAAACACACTTTACAGGTTTCTCCTGATTCATAATCATAAGCATTAAACATATCACTTGTATAATCTTGTTCTTCTTTTTTGGAAATATTTTTTCCTACAGAAATAATACTCTTAGCTTTAGCATGGATAATAATAATGTTGCTTTCTATTGTGATTTTAATATTAGCATCTTCCTCCACCACTCTGGTTTCCCATTTGTCTAATAGGTTGTTATAAACAGAGATTTCTGTTTTTGAACATATGTAAGAAGATGATTGTGCGTTTGATATACTACTAAAAAGTAATATGAGCAATAAAATAAATAATTTTTTCATGTGTGTGTAATTTAAGCCCTCCCATTATATATGAGAGGGCTGATTAATTAATTAAACAAGCATTCTTTTTTGCTTGCTTTTGCTGCCAGCATAACTTTGTCTATGAATTTAATAGCAGATCTTTTTGCTTTATCTGCTGTAAAAACTCTTATTCTGCTTCTATTTAATCTTCTAGAAGTAAAAACTAATGTTGCTTTTGGCATATTATGGGTTTTTGATGAAAAGATTGATAAAAAAGGGCCCTTAACACCTTTGCATTAAGGGCTTGCTTTCTCACACATCACAATCAATATGATTGGTGCTTCTTCCATGTAACAAAGAAGCATTAACAACTTTACACCACTCCTCAAAAGAATAAGTTTGAGAAGGGTACACAGTGGATTGAACTTTTGGATCATTAACTAATTTAATTACAATCTTTTTCTTTGTATCAAGATTTTTAATTGAATTAGTTAGAGCTACAAAAAATTCTACAATAACTTCTAAAAATAAATTAATTTCCGTCATTTTATTTAATTTTTAATTAAAAAATCTATTCCCAGTTCCAAAATTGGTCTTCATCTTCTAAAAATGAAGAAGCATCTTCTTCAGCATCTTCTTCAAAACATACAGAAATGGTCACTTTTCCTTCATATAATGTAGGAATATCACCTTCTTCCGTCTCGATTTCTATATATCCATCCCAATCAGACAATACACTATTAAGATCTACAATAGTCATATCTCTTAATTCATCTGTAAATTCTCCCTCATCCCACCAAGCTAATTGGTCTGGAGTGGCTAATACAATTGGCTGATCATCAGGATTTTGCATTTCTGCAATAATATAAGGTTCAACAGGAGCTCCATGTAAAGCAATGTACTTTTCCATATCATTAGGAATTTTGTGCAATGCATATACAGAGTCTGCCCCCATAAACATCATACCTAATTCTAATTCTTTAGGCATATAAGATTTCATTACAATTTTTGCTAACATAAAATAATTTTTGATGGTGATGTAAAAATCTCCCCCATATATGTATATGAGGGAGCCTAAAATTAATAACCTAATTCTGCCAATTGAGATTCTTGTGCCTGGATATGTATAATTCCTTTAGAAACCCAGAATTGATACATAAATGATGCAATTTCCTTAAAAACATTAAATTCTTGTGCTGTGAGTGTGATTTTTTTCATTTGATTTGATTTAAAATGTACTGTAAGCTTTTTTGTGTACAACATATCTACAACCTGTTTTTGGTGCAGAACATGATGTGAGCATAAGTATTATCCAAGCTAATAAAGCTAGATATAATGCTAAAATAATTAATGATTCTTTGTTTGATTTCATAATTTAACAGTTTTAATATCTCTTCTTTGAGTAAATTTTTCATCACTTGCTGTTCTTAATATCTCTCTTTCTGAAATTCCTGTCACTTTAGCTATGCTTGTAACAGATTTAAAACGAGATTTATCATACCAGCATTTTTTTAAAATGTTTATTCTCATTGTAGGAATATCCAGATTTTCCCCCTCAACAGGATTTATATCTGGATATTTCTGACAAAGATGTTTAAAATTTAATTGTCTTCTTTTTTCTGTCACAATCTAATAATTTTAACATTATTTAATTTAGTGGCTTTTTGTTTCCACCCTATTAATACGTCAATTCTCTTTTTATATCTTTTGTTCATAACATCATGAACACGATATACACCATTAAACCTCCCAGCATTGGTGATTCTCACTTTAGAACCCCATTTAAACTTTTTCTTTAAATCCCTACTAACAGCTAGTATTTTATGTTTCTCTGGAGTTTTTAAATCAATTTTAAATCCACTGGCTGTAACATCTGGGTTAGCATCTGTTTCTTTAATAGATGGTCTGTACGTCGTTAATGTAATATTCTCTATAAAATTATTATTTGAGAATACAGACATAGTCATAAACAATAATAGTGTTTTCATAAATCATTTAATTGTCTTTTTAATAATAATTGTTTTCGTTTAAGCTCAATAAGGTCTTGTGGTATGTCTTCTTTTAAAATATTTGATCTGGCAGTTAAAAGTTTAGTAACATAATATCCTGATAATTTTTCAGATTGTTTTTTAGAATATTTTTTTGAATAACCTCTATTTTTATCAAGATTTTCAATAGTCCATTTTTTTCTATATTCTCGGATTTCTTTTTTATGTTCTTTATAATATAGTTTATCTCTTTTAATTTTTGTCTCTCTAAAAACAGGATCAATTTTTCTTTTTAATTTTACATATTCTCTTCTGCTTTTTTTATATTTTTCTATATTATTTTTTCTATATTTCTCACTAATTTCCATACCTCTTTTAGAACATCTATAGTTTTTTTTAACTCTAATTTCTCCAGAAACTACCTTATATTTTTGTTCAGAAACACACCATCTTGTACCACCACAATGTGGACATATCTTATCTGGAATATCTATTGTAGGCATGAATTAATTATTTAAGAAATTCAATTTCAATAGGTGTTCCTGTGAGCTTTTTGTAAATTAGCTGTGTTTTAGCTGCAGAAATAGCAGCTGAATAAGCTTGAACAGATCCTTGAGCAGCTTTAAAATCTTTTGTTTTGTCAAAATTGTCTTTTAATTTATCACCAATATCTTGGCAAGCTTCTCTAACATCAGTGATTGTTACGGTTTTTTTACTTTTTGACATGATTTTTGTTTTTTTTTAAATTAATAAATATATATTATGCTTAAAGCTACCTAATAATAAAAAAGGGAGCAGCATAGAAATGCACCCCCGTATTAAAACTAAAACTAACAAAGTTAGAGAGACAGGATTCGAACCTGTAAAATTCACCGTAGCTTGTTTAAGGCAACAGTATAGCGTCTAACCAATTTCACCACTCTCTAATAAAATATTTGTTGCTATCTTTTGGACGTAGATTATTTAATCACCCAACGTTTTAATGGTGTACAACAAATAATGTTTTTAAATTAAATTATTATTTAATATATGATCAAATGCTGCTGAATATGCTTCTTGTGGTGATTTATGTCCATTAAATGATTGATGTTTATTGTCATTATTCTGAATATTGGCTGAATAAAATCTACCATCATGATTAATATACATTGTAACACCAACCCAAATACCGTAATTAATTCTTAAAAATTCCACAACTTGCCATTGTTGATATTTGGTAATTACAAGATTGCCACCAATCCCAATATCACTATCCAAATCTTCTAATCGCCAATCAGTCATATCAGTATATGAATCTTCAGTCATTTTAACCCAATATCTATCTGATTTAACAACCAATCCTTTTTCTTTAAGTAATTTAGCTTGTTCAAATGTTACGTAATTTGGTTTTATTTCCATACGATTTATTTTTAATAAGCAGTCAGGACAGGATTCGAACCTGTATTATTTGTACACAATATTAAATACTTAGCTATGACTTCCCTAAATATTTAGCGTCTCACCAATTCCGCCACCTGACCATATGATGTCTTTCCATCAGTCAACCACCTTATCTATTATTGGTGTAAACACCTCAAGTAAGCAGGATTTTGCACTCAAGGCAGGGATTTCACCTGCATGAATTATAACTGATGTTAGTTGGCACTTTTTAACAAGGACATGACTCATTATTTTCATCAGTTTTATTGGAATGTGTTAAGTGTCTGATGTTTACCCAACTTGTATATCTTAACCTTTTCCCATTCCATTCTCACCGTCTTAGTTTAGCGTCTATACTTTTCGCCACTTGAGTGTGTAAAAACAACTAATGCCTTCTAAGAGATGCAATGATACACAAGTTATCTTTGGCTTAACCTTAGTTGTCCAACTTGATTTTAATGTCGACTTTGCAGTTAATCTAAACCACTCACATCTTAGACTGTGAGGTAACACATGTGCGAGGGTAGGCCTTTTGCGAAGGATTACGCACGTCCCTTGTTATGTCACTGTCTAGTATTAACCATTAGTTGTTTTAAAGCTTTTTACCAGTCTCCACCAGCTCCACCACCGCCTGTATCACCACCATCAAACCCACCAAATGAAGATGAATCACTACTATCAGATGATGAACTGGTGTTAAATAATGAAAGAGTTGAAATTCCTATATCTATAATATCATTAACTATGTTCTCTTCTGTAGCACGCTCTTCTTTTTTTTCATAAGATAATTTTTTATAATAAGGAAGATTATAATACTCTGTATCTGATATTACATTTTTTAGTGATTTGTCACTATAACTTTTTAATACATACATAAAATATAATTTTAAAATTTAAAGATAGGAATTAAATTCTTTATTTTTTGATAATTAATGTGAATAATTCATGTATTTTATTAAATGTAAATGATTGACACCCCACTTCTACAGTTTCATTATTATAATCTATAAGAGCTGTATATTCCCTATTTAGTTTAATTGTGGGTTTTGAGTGGTTTTTATAAAATTCTTTAGCTTTTTCAATGGCTAATTCCCATTCTTTTTCTAATATAATACAATAGTCACTACTACTAGTAAATGTAAAAGAAGGCCCAAAATATTCACTATTCCATTCTGAAGAAATACCAATACAATTATATTTTTGAAAATATGTTTCATTAAATGGATTGAAATGTTCTGCTATTGTAAAACCAATAGCTTTTAATTCTTCTGCAAAAGCATTATATAAATGCCATGATTCTGTTGTGCTTCTTACAGCAAAAAATGTTTCTTTACTCATTTTGTTTAATTTTTGATTGTTAATGAATGTGTTATATTTTGCCAAATCTATGATTTTTTAAGACATTTGGCAGATTATATTTTGCTTTAAGCTAATTAATAATAAAAAAAGAAACGTATATTTCTACACGTTTCTTTCAATTTTCTTTAATTCAATACAGAGAGATAGTCTTCTTTTGTTATCTCTTCAAGGTCTTCCCACATAATAGATGAAACACTATAAGGATGTATTTCATTAATACGATTCCTCATCTTATTGACTATATCTTTATAACTTGTGCCTTTTTTAACGGCAACAGCATATAAAGAGTCAATACCTGCATATCCATAATAGACATTATCGTCTAATTTTTCCTGATAATACTCTGATATATCTTTTATAGGAAGAGGATATTCAACCCAATCCCATTCAGATATTGCACTGTTAAATCCAGCAGGTATTTTAATAGTATTACTATATAAGCTAATGACTATTATATCATCACCCTTTAATAGTAATTCTTCCACTAATGTTAAAGGAAAATCTCCTTCATGAGGTGTGGTTTTTCCAGATGCTCTGTTAATAATTAAATACATATAATTGATTTTAAATAATGACAAAATAAATGGGAACCAGAGCTCGTAAGCCCCAGTTCACCATAATAAGTTTATTTTAGTTTTTCATCAAGATCTGATAAAATAACTATTCCTGGTACCCAGCCAAAAACAACTGTTACCATAAGTACTCCTCCAGATGTACAAGCTTCTTTAAAGCTTATATCTAAATTTGTAAATAAATAATTTAATAAGCCTAAAAATAACCAGGTTAATAAAATACTTGCTATAAAAGCTAGCATCATAATTGTGTTTTTCATATAATTGATTTAATTGATGATGTATGAAAAATCCATCATTAACCCCTAAAAAAGAGAATAATGATGGATATAAACGACATTAACAGCATATACTGTTAATGAATTCCTGAGCTTCTTCCCAAGGATCATTCTCATCCTCAGAGTAATAAGGGAAAAACTCTAACTTTTCTTTTACACCAGCTCCATCATTCTCATCAAAAGAATGAAGAATAGCAATTTCCACTCCCCATCCTGGAGATGTAGAAATACCCTCTGTGTGTAAAATTGCATCTGAATGATAAGAAATCATTTCTTTAGCGAATTCTAAGTTGCTCATATAATTGATTTTAATTGGTGACCTCTATAGATATAGCTGTTATCTTACAACCTGATGTCAGCTAGTTTAAAGGTGTATATCTATAGAACGCACAAGGCCTAACACCACCTTGCTAAAAACAAAACATTAATATCCTATACAAAGGAATATAATATATATATAAGAGAGAATAATAAATATATATGTATATTAATGCTATAAATAATCAATACAACCATTAAAATAGGCTTTCAAAAAGAACAAATAAAACCAAAAGAGGGTAACACACCATTCCTCACACTCCAAAAAAACATATAAATCTTTCATAACTCATTGATTATCAATAGAACATTATAATAAATTTATATATATTAGCCGTAAAACTTTTTCATACATATATATATGTAACAAAAATATTTTCTTCTATATATATATAGGAAATAAATTTCTTTATATATATAGACAAAAAAGTTTTTATCTAAGCCCACCCTTTAATTCTTTTCCCCCACCCTATATATAAAAGAAGAGAGCCCGAAGGCTCTCATTCTTTAGCTTGCCTTAATAAGGTCTTCCAAGCTCAAACCAGACGGTTTGAAATCCTGCACCTTAATGGTCTTCACTTCAATCCAGCCAGAAGCAGGTAATGCAGCATAGAAGCCACCATTTTCTGCTTTGATTACTTGGAACCCCATCACTTGTGGGATGGTAAGCTTTCCAGCTCTAAAAAGCTCATTAACACTTTTGGACATTACAACGTTAGCAACCTTTCCGTCTTTCTTGAACATTAAAGTGGCACGCTTGTCAAGGTTCTTGGTAACAGGTAAAAGTTCACAATCGTGAAATAGTTCTTTTACAGTGCCTAAGGTGTTAAGATTTCCATTAGAGGTAAGTTCATCTCTCCAAACAATTTCTTCAAATTTTACTGACATGATTTTTGATTTAAGATTAATAATGATGGGGAGGTATGTCGGTTTCCCCAATTATAGGTGGGGTGGCTGATGGGGAGTGGTCTCCTCAGGGGGGCATATTATAAGTTTTTTGATTTTGAAAAAAATTTTAGCCCCCCCCCTCCACGAAAAAAATTTTTTATCACCCTGTTTAAAGCAAAATTGTGTTTTTTACACACCCCTGTGTAATATAATATTTGGAATATATATAAATTCTTGTCTATCTTTGGGGTGGATTGGGTGGGGAAGGATGTATAAACATTCCTAGATAAAGGTTCCTTCATAAACAAAACAAATAAATATGGAATACATTGGTCTTTTTGTGTTAGTAATAATAATAGGATCTATTATTAGTGGAATACATAATATGAGAAGGTTAGAACTAGCTATAGAATTTAATCTTTTCACTTCTCCTTGTTTTAATTTAGGTGTTTCTTTTAATGAGTATTACGTTCCTGAATATATAGAACAAGAATTGTTAATAGGGCTATTTTTTATAAATATTTCTCTTATATTTTATAAGGATGGAGAAGAAAGTGGGGTATAATATAGCAATACGTATAACAAATAATAATAATTATTATTTGATGTTGGATGAACATGTTCTATCTTTGCATTAATTAAATATGGAAAACAATAAGTTTATATTACAGAAGTTGAGAAAGTCTTTTAAGGACGAGTACGAAAAGGCAGAGATGTATTATAATTTTATATCAAGTCTTAATAAGTTAGGATTGACAGAAAGGGAAATACAGCTTGTAGCTTTTACAGCTATTAAGGGGAATATTTCTTATGCTAATATACGAGAGGAATTTTGTACAAAGTATAATACAACAGCTCCTACAATAAACAATATTATTTCTAAATTGAAGAAGGTGGGGGTGTTAGTTAAAGAGGGAACAAAGGTGAAGGTGAATCCAGCTATTGTTCTTAAGTTTGATAATGATATTACATTAGAAATAAAACTAATAAATGGATAAGCCAGTTTCAATGTCTGTCAAAGACTATTTAATTAGAATATTAGCAGTGAAGTCAATGACGTCTGAAAAAGTGATAGAGGCTGTTGTAGCACATCAATTTCAATCTGCTAATGAGGCTTTGCAAAAAAACAATACAGTGGAGATTTCTGGGTTTGGAAAATTTATATTTAATGTAAATAAAGCAAATAAAAAGCTAGAGATGTTTGCAAATGTACAACGGATACAAAATGCAGTGTTGGCAGATGAGGCCGCTACAGAAGCAAAGAAACAAAAGGCAATGAGGATTTTAAATGATGTACAGAATTCTGTACAATTAATAAAAGACAAATTAAAAGAGGGTGATGAAGCTTAATTTTTCCCAGATATTTGAAGGATGGAGAAACGATCTTTTTCCTCCCGAAGAGCTTAAGAGCATAATTTTGAGTGTTAGTGAGGAGCGAATAAATATATGTGAGCAGTGCCCAGCACATTCTAAGCATCATAAAACAATAAGAAAGGATGTTCATTGTACAGCTTGTGGATGTCCTTTAGCTAAAAAAACAAAGTGTCTGTCCTGTGAATGTCCCTTGAAAAAGTGGATGGCCTTGATGGATGAAGACAAAGAATCTGAAATATTAAAATCTTTTGATGATGTCCCAGGAGAATAACCAATTTGTATTAAGAAAAGTGCCTTTATTAGAATTAGTGAATACATTAATTTCTATTTATAATAGAGGAGTGGATTTTGTTGATGTAATAGGGGTGTTAGACGGGAAACAAGATCAGATAGGTATTGCTTATAATGATGATTATATTAATACAGAGGAAGAGAAACCAATAACCAATATAAAATTGTCCGATGAGGACTTAAATGAATTAACATGAACCCAACAGTAGAAGCGTGGATTGTAATAGAAAAATTAGGAGCATTGTGTGCCACCCCAGGAATATCTGCGGATGTACAGAAAGTTGCAAACGAGCAAATTGAGAAATTATTAAAAGATGTTGTATCTCCAGGACTAGCAAAGCTAACAGCTTCAGCTTCTGGTATTATTACAAAATAACGTAATATGAGTGTAAAGAAAAACCATTATTTCCAGGCTATTCATATTCTACAGGAATTACATAAAGAGTTTCCCATGTATAATATGGGAAGACATCTTTCAACAGCCTTAGAAGGATATGGTGATATGTGGGGAATAACAGATAAAGAGCTTGTCTATGCTCTAGAGAAATATAAGGAACAAATAGAGATGGATGTTCCTCATACAGAAGAGTCAGAGATAGATAGGATAATTAAAGAAGGAATGGATCTTGGCCTCTTGTTTAGAGGAGAAGAGTATGAAGAAGAGACGTAAATAAAAAATATGGCTACACTTAAAAAAACTACATACATAAATGCTGAGTTAGATTGGTCTGAACAGCAGCTGCAGTCTTGGAAAGCTTATGTGGATGCAAATCCTTTGCATGAGCTTAAAGATAGGATTGAGTGGAAACCAACATCAAAAGGAGGAATGCTTCCTATGGTGATAGCCTCTATTGAGGCCCAGGGAAAATTCATCCAAGAAACAATGAAGAATTATTTAGCTTTATTAGAAGTGGTGGAGAAGCTGAGAGAAAAAGAAGAGGCTAAAGTGGAAGTGAGGGGGAAAGGAGAACTCTCTGGAGCTGCTGCTGAATTCCTAGCAAATAGAAAATAATGGAATTACAAAATATAGATTATAAAGATTGGTTTATAAATCAAAAACGAATTCCAGACAGAGATTCTGTAGAATGTAAACAATTCTTTGATTTCCATAAAGATGTTTGTTTAAATGGAGCTATGATGGATGGGGTGTATATCAACCCCTTTTTATATTGGCACTTAAACATCTGGCATACAGAAGTGGATGTAATTGATAGCTATGGAAGAATAGCTCAAAAATATGCCAATCCATTCTTAAGAGATAATGAGTGGTTGGTGTCTAATGAAATTGATAGAGCCCAAGGAGAAAAGAAAGGCCTGGTTATTTTAGGAATTAGACGTTTTGCCAAGAGTGTTTTAGAGGCAAGTTATATTGCATGGGGTGCTACATTTGATGAGAATTCTCAAAATATTATTGCTGGATTGAACGCTCCAGATATAAAACTGATTACAGATAAGATTGATAAGGGGTTAAATTTTATTCCTGAATATTGGAGATGGCAGAGGATTGAGGATAATTGGAAAAATCAAGTGACCCTCGGTATCAAAACTAAGAGTGGAGAACGTATTCCTTTTTCTTCTATTCTTATTCGTAACTTAGATGAGGGTAATAATGAAGAAGCAATTGCTGGTACAAAACCCCGTAAACTAATTATTGATGAGATAGGAAAAGGATCTTTTCTTAGAGGACTGCAGGCAGCTGTTCCTGGTTTTACAACACCATTTGGTTGGGGATGTTCTCCAATTCTTACAGGAACAGGGGGAGATATGAAGAAATTTCTTGATGCTAAATCTCTAATGTTTGATGTAGATAATTTTAACTTCCTTACATATAATAATAGTAAGGATGATAAACGTATTCATGGGTTGTTTATTTCCCATAAATATAGAATGGAAGCAAAAGAGTCTTCTACATTAGGAGCTTTTTTGGAACAGCCTGCATCAAGTGATCTCCATAATATACAGATGTTAGTGTCTAATGAGGAGAAAGCTACAGAGATTACCAACTCAAACTTAGAAAAGCTTAAAAAGGCAGGAGACAGAATTGCCTATTTAAAAGAAAAGATGTACTATCCCCAGGAAGTGGATGATATATTCTTAAATGAAGATACAAATATATTTGATATAGAGGGGGCTAAAAGACAAAAGGCCAGACTTTTACAGCAAGAAAGAACAGGCACTCCTGTCATATTATTTAATGACGGAGAAAAAATAGCCCATGAATTTACAGATAAAAGACCTATTTCAAATTTTCCATTAAAGAATAGTGATCTTAAAGACGCTCCTGTAGTGATATATGAGTTTCCTGTAGAAAATCCTCCTTATGGATTGTATGTTGCTGGGGTGGACCCATATAGACAAGGTAAATCAGCATACAGTTCTTCTTTAGGATCTGTATATGTTTATAAAAGAATGCACGATCTTACAGGGGAAAAATATCAAGATATGTTTGTTGCTTCCTATTGTGCACGTCCTGATAAAAAGGAAATATGGGAAGAGCAGGCCAGGATGTTGATTAAATTCTATAATGCTCGTACGTTGTGTGAGAATGATGATATATCATTTATTGAGTATATGAAAGCTAAGGGAGATGCTCATTATTTAGAGAAGCAGCCCGAATGGTTAAAAGAGATTGTTCCTAATACAACAGTGAAGAGAGACTATGGAATACACCGTTCCAGTGAAAAGATAATTGACTATTTGCACAACTGTTTAAAAAAATACACAGAAAGTGTTATATACAAAGAAACCAATGAACAGGGAGATGTTATAAAGGAAGTGCTGGGAATAAGTAAGATATTTGATCCTGTCTTGTTAGAAGAAATGATACAATATAATGATTCAGGAAACTTTGACCGAATTATTGCTGCAGAACTAGCCATAGCACAAGCTATGAAAATGGATCCTATAATGGGAAAAATAGGCGGATCAGGAGATGATAGAGTGCAAGCATTATATTCTAAAAAACCAAAGAATACATTATTTTCACAATCTAATGGATTGTTTAATACTAAAAAACGTAAATTGTTTACATAATGGCAATAATAAGATATACAAAAGATGCTACCATAAGGTATGCCTATTTAAACATATTTCCAGATCAGTTTAAAACTGATAAAGAGAAGGAAGATGAAAGTTGGGTGAAAAACACAATGGACTATTTTGCTAACAAGGCCTATGCTGAATATGTAAAAAACAGAGATACATTTGTTAAAAACTACGATCTTATTAAGGGTATTTTAAGAATGGAAGATTTTTATCAGGAGCCTCAGGTGAAGAGTTTTACAGAAATGCTAACAACAGATCTTGAACTTCCTGCATATGTAAAACATTATTCTATTCTCACTACACCAATTAATGAGCTTGTAGGAGAAATTTCTAAAAGACCAGATGCATTTAGAGTGAAAGCTTTTGATGAAGATAGTCAGTCTGAAGAGTTAGAATTTAAAACTAAGATATTACAAGATTTTGTAATTAGTCAGGCTAAACAAAAGATAATGGAACAAGCCTCCCTCCAAGGACAAGAACTTGGGGAAGAGGAGCTTCAACAAATGACAATGGATGATGTAAAGGATGAACTTGATAATTACACATCTATAGCTGAAAAATGGGCCAATCATATTCTTACATGCCAAAAAGCCGAGTTTGTTCTAAAAGAAAAAAGTGAAGATGCTTTTAGAGATATGCTTATATCTGCTAGAGAATTCTATCATATATATGAGGATAATTCAAAACTTGGGTTTAATATAGAAGTGGCCAATCCTAAAAATACATGGTTTCTTACCACTCCAGATAGAAAATATATATCAGATCCTACAGGAAGAGCGCAGGGAGCATATGCTGCTGGTATAGTGCAGGTGATGGAACTCTCCGAAATAATTGAAAGTATTCCAGATCTTACTAAGGAAGAGATAGATCATTTACGTTCATCTCTCCAAGATTACGGATTAATTAATGTGCGTGAATCCAACCTTGGAAATCCTGATGCTGCTCCAGGTATAGATTCTGTTCAATATGACACTTATGATCCTGCTGTTCTTCAGACACGTATGATTATAGAAAGTGAAATGAAAGAAAACAATGATGGATTAAAAGATTTCTTAGGCCTTACATCAAATGTGTCTTCTTTTGGATACAAATATGTGGTGGTTAGGGCATATTGGATTTCTAAAAAGAAAATAGGTAAGTTGATTTATTTGGATGAGATGGGAAATGAGCAATCTATGCTTGTAGACGAAAATTATAAATCAAACACAATTCCTACACAGCAGTCTTTAGAATGGGGATGGATTAATCAATGGTATCAAGGAATAAAGATAGGACCAGACATCTACCATATAAAACCTTACAAATTATTAAATTATTGTCCTATAATAGGAACTATTCATGAGGTGAAAAATACAGAGGCTAAATCTTTAGTAGACCTTATGAAACCTTTCCAAGTGCTGTACAATGTTTGTATGAACCAGCTTTATAAACTTCTTGAAAAGGAAGTGGGTAAAGTGTATTTAACATCCATAAGACACGTTCCTATTCCAAAAGATGGGGATGCGCAGGATGCTTTAGATGTTTGGGAAATGGAAGCAAGAAACAGGGGTATAGTTTTTATAGATGATAGTCCTGAGAATTTAAAATCTCCTAGCTCTTTTAACCAGTTTAGAGATATAGATCTTACACGTACACAGGAAATTCAATCTCGTTATCAGCTTGCTATGCAACTTAAAACTGAGTGTTGGGAATTAATCGGTATGTCTAGACAAAGAATGGGTTCTATATCTGCAAGTGAATCTGCTACAGGAACTAATGCAGCACTTACTCAATCTTATTCCCAGACAGAGCCATTATTTGTAGCCCATGAATATGTATTGGGCCAACTATATCAAGCAATCATTGACGCAGCTTTATATGTAGAAAGTAAAAAACCACAATCCACCCTATCATACATCACTTCTGAAGGAGAATCTGCTTTTGTTCAGGTGAATGGATCCGATCTTAAGTTTAGAGATATTAAAGTGTTTTTAACTAACAGACCAGAAGATCAGAAGTTGTTTAATGAGATTAGAAGTCTTTCTCAAGCTGCTCTTCAAAATGGTGCCAGTCTTCATGATGTTATTGAGTTGTATTCTACAAACTCTGTTAGACAGATGAAGAAAGTGTTTAAGACGCTTAAAGAAAGACAGGAACAAATGCAAGACCAACAAATGCAACAGCAGCAGCAGCAAATGGAACAACAGCAAGAACAAGCTCAAGCTGCCCTTCAACAGGCCCAACAGCAGCATGAAGAAAAACTTGCTCACGATGATTACCAAAAAGAACTTGATAGACTATCTAAAGAGAAAATTGCTATCATTTCTGCTACAGGATATGGTAAAGTGGAGAGCGAAGATGTAAATCAAAATGCTGTACCAGATGTTTTAGAGATGAGTAGACTGGCTGCAGAACAAGTGAGAACCACTAAAGACTACGAAACTAAAATGGCAGATATAAATGCTAAGAACAGATTGGCTAACCAAAAACTTCAAGTGGAAAGAGAAAAACTTCAAGTGGCCAGGGAAAATCAAGCAAACGATCTTGCTATTGCAAAAGAAAATGCAAAAGGTAGAGCAAAAACTAAAAAATAATGTTTGATAAATTAATAGACCTTCTTACACAATGGTGGCTGGAAATATCCCCAGCCATCATTATTAGGGACTATGAAGAAGCTGTCCTTTTAAGACTTGGTAAATATAGAAAAAATCTATATCCAGGATTTTATTTTAAAATACCTATAGTGGATGAAGTGATTGTACAGCATGTTGTTGTCACCACATTAAGCCTCTCTGCCCAGTCTTTATATACTAAGGACAAACAAAACATTGTTGTCAAGGGGGTGATTAAATATAAAATAGCAGATGTAAAGACATTTTTATTAGAAGTGTTTGATGCTCAAGATGCTATAGCAGATATGTCACAAAGTATTATAAAAAATGTTATTATGTCTATGACTCTTGATGAATGCACAGATGTTGAATTAGATAATATTCTCACTAAAAAAATGAGAGTGGAAGCAAAGAAGTGGGGAGTGGAAATACAACAAGTGACACTAACAGACCTTGCTCCTATCAGAAGTTTTAGAATATTAAATGATACAATAACAAATAAACTTGATTAGAGTAAAAATGATTAATGCTATATTATCAGCAAAAATGGTCCATATACATCATATAGTCTTTGATATTAAGTTTATATAATATACTTTTACATCTGAAAACCAACTAAAAAACTACATATGGCTGAAAATCTAGATAGTCCATCTTTTAATTTTGGGATTGAGAACACTATGGAAATGGGATTGGGTAATGCAGAATTACTTAATGATCTTATGGGTGCAGAAACTTCCACTAGTAATCCTGATGATATTAAAGATATTAAAGAGGAAGATCCAAAACCTGCTTCCCCCAAAACTACTGTAGATAAACCTAAACAAGAATCTCCTAAAGAAGACACAGAAGAAAAGACTAAAAAGTCTTTACAGGATTTTTTATTAGGTGGAGATGATGATGAAGAAGAAACAGATAGTGATGAGCCTCCTACTAAGGCTCCTGCAAAACCAGAAGAGGCTGACAACAATGATGGAGAAGAGTCTGAAGAGGTTAGTCAATTTACAGCATTATCTAATGACTTATTCAAACTTGGTGTATTTACTAAGGAAGATGGAGAAGATGATGATGTAACAATTTCTACCCCAGAAGAATTCTTAGAAAGGTTTAATGCAGAGAAAAAGAAAGGTGCTATTGAAGTGGTAAATAACTTCATTGGTCAATTTGGTGAAGACTATCAACAAGCATTTGATGCCATATTTGTAAAAGGAGTGGATCCTAAAGAATATTTTGGTGTTTATAATAATATACAAAATTTTGCTGAACTAGATCTTTCAGAGGAAGCTAATCAAGTGGCAGTGATTAAACAAGCATTAGCTGATCAAGGATTTGATCCTGAAGATGTTACAACAGAAGTGGAGCGTTTAAAGAACTATGGTGATCTTGAGACTGTAGCTGCAAAACACCACAAAGTACTAGTAAAAAAAGAATCAGCAAAGCTTCAACAAATGGAGCAAGAGAACGAAAAAAGATTACAACAACAACAAGCGGTTAAACAACAATATTATAATAACGTTCAAACTATTTTGCAAGATAAAGTGAAAACAAAAGAGTTTGACGGTATTCCAATTAACCCAAAACTGGCTGGTGAACTACAAGATTTCCTATTAGTAGATAAGTATAAAACAACTTCTGGCGAAACTTTAACAGATTTTGACAGAACAATTCTAGAATTAAAAAGACCAGAAAACCACGAAATGAAAGTTAAAGTGGGTCTTTTATTAAAAATTTTAGAAAAAGATCCTATGTTATCTACAATACAAAAAACAGGCCTCACCAAAAAGTCTAATGAATTGTTTGGTGAAGTGGCTAGACAGGTGACAAAATCTGCTGTTAAAACAGGGAAATCAGCCAGTGCTACAACATCATGGTTTCAATAAACAATTTATACATTTAAATTAAAAAATAACACAAATGGCAATTCAAACTATTCCAGGTTTAACTGGATTTACTTATGCTCGTGTGGCCTCTATGGACAAACGTGCTGTTGGTAAATTAACAGATTCTAACCACTTGGAAAGCTTTCACTCAACTGAGCCTGCTGATTATGATAAAAAAATCATCAGCTTATACACTCAGAGCTCATTGTACAGCAATGACTTTTTGGATATGATTAATAAGAGCACTCCTTATTACATCGACAATAACAGTGATGCTTGGAAGTGGCAAGTACAAGTTCCTTACAAATTTCCTAAAATCATTGATGTTCCAGATAGCACAATCAATTTGAGCAAGCCTGGTATTGATGGCCAAGAGTTTTCTCTTGTATTAGACACAAATGAGTTCTCTAAGAACGCTATTGTTTCTGTAGGATCTCGTCAGTATGGACCTCGTTTCTACGTAATTAAAGATCCTGTTCCTTGGAACATGGGCTACCTTTACACTTTCACTTTAGTAACTGACAACCCAACAGTTGATTTCGTAAGCTCTACCTTCTTACAGACTGGTATTGAATTGGAATTAGTTGATGCAGCTATTGGTGAATTTGATCAAGATCTTTTAGGTCTTCCTCGTTTAGGTGAGCAAATCACTATGTTTGAATCTTTAGGTTCTGCATATGGTTATGAGCACAAAATCACTGAGTGGGCTGATGACAAAATGATGAGAGATGCTTCTGGTAAGCCTCTAGACATTTTAGTATATGCTCCTCAACGTAGAAATCAACTTCCTTTAACTCGTAATGATGTTAAATGGGAACCATTTATTGAATTCTGGATGCGTAAATCTATGCTTGAGTTGAAAGTTAAGCGTATGATTTGGAGCAAACCAGGTACAGTGAAAACAAACGGTTCTAAGCAAGAGTTGAAGCGTACATCTGCAGGTGTTTACCACAGAATGCGTAACAACGGTAACTTAGTACAATACAACCGTGGTGAGTTCTCTGCTAACTTAATCCGTTCAGTTTTTGGAGATCTTTTCTACAGACGTGTGGATGTTAAAGACCGTAAGGTTAAAATGTACACTAACGAAGCTGGTTTTGATGTATTCCAACAAGCTTTAAAGAATGACGCTTTGAATAGTGGTCTTACTTTCATGGCTGATTCTGGAAATCGTTATATGCAAGGAGAAGGTCAACACATCACTTACAACTTTGCTTTCGATGCAATGGTTACTCGTGAGACTGGTCGTGTTGAACTAATTCACTTAAAAGAGTTAGATCTTCCTCAATCAAACTTAGAATTTGGTCAGAACAAAAAGAGCACTCCAGTATTCATGGTGTTTGATGTGTCTCCAATGTCTGATGGTTCTATGATTAATAATATTCGTGAAGTGAGAATGAAGGGTGCACCTTCTATGACTTGGGGATATATTGATGGTACTCGTCACCACTTAGGTTTTGCTAAGTCTCAAGGTATGAGTTCTGCAAACAAATTCCCTGGTTACGAAATCTGGATGAAAGATCGTTGTGATGTATTCATCGAAGATTTATCTCGTACCGTTTTAATTGAGGAAATACCACAATTCTAGATTCCTCCTCTAAGAATAGTATTCTTAGACCGCTTCCAAAAGAAGCTCATAAATTCAAGAAGAGAATGCCCCCCACTTCAGGGTGGGGGAGCTCTTCTTAAAATACAGATGGATGTGTTGGGGTGTCTCCCAGCAGCATACTCTTCGATGAGAACCATCTGCTAAAAAACCAAATAAAAACTACATATGGGTAAGATAGGCAAAATTTCAACTATTAAGAAAGACTACAACAACTCTCAATTGCAAACAATGCAGGGAGGGCTTTCTCAAAAAGGTATGACAAGGATTCCTGGTACAGGTGTATTTAAGTATCCTTATAAGGAACTTGATGGACAATATAGAACAGGGCTTGATCCTAATGCTGCTTATATTCGTAGAATTTCTGATCCTTTAGAAAGAGAGATGGAAGTTGAACGTGTAACAGCTCTTAAGACAAAACTTGAAGCAGCTCTTGGAGATGTTAATCTAGGGTCTAGATCTAGTTTCTGGAACTATGGATTGTCTACATCTACAGATGACACTTTACATGTTCAACCTGTAAAATTGTTAGATGGAGATAACTATTTTGATTTAGCACAACCTTTACAAGAATTAGCTTTCTCATGGTTAAGAGTACATCCTACAATTGCATCCTCTTATCAAGCATGGGAAAGAGGAGAATTTGCTGCAGAAACACAATTTTATGTAGCAGATGATGAGATTGAAAATGCTGTTATATTCAAAAAGAAACAACTTATCAACAAAGCAATTGTTAAGTTTGACTCTATGACACCAGATAAAAAGAAAAAGGTGGCTAGATTGTTAGGACTTCCAGTTACAGATGATACCAAAGAAGAAGTGGTATATAATCTTGTAGATAATGTTTTAAAACAAACAGAGTTCAAAACAGGTAAATACCAAGGATTAACACCAGTTGAAGTTTTTAATAGATTTGCAGATATGAAGGAAAATCTTCTTCACATTAAAGATCTTGTTAAACAGGCCCTTACCCATTCGATTTATAGAGCAAAGGCAAATGGAAAAATTTACGAAGGTGAATTTGAGGTGGCAAAAGATGAAGACGATTTAGTTAAATTCCTTGCTGATGACGATAATCAAGATGAATTGATTACACTAGAACAAAAAGTAAAAACTAAAAAATTAGCTTCTGTATGATACCCGTAGATAGTTTATTATATAAAATTGATCAGAAACTAAATAAACTATCAACAAATGATCATCAGGAGATTCCTTTAGAAGATAAAATATTAGCTTTAAATGAAGCTCAAATAAAGCTGATTAAACAAAAGGTTGATGGATTTAGTACTGTTTCTGGACTTGGATTAGATTCTTTTAAAAAGAGATATGAAGATTTACAGAGTCTTATAGTACCTTATAACAAGGGCAAACTTGATGTAAAAATCAAAAATATTGAACTAAATCAATGGTCAGCTGATATTCATAAATTAGATCCAAAATACATGTTCTATGTTGATAGTTATGTCATAGCTGACAAGGGAATATGTAAAGATAGAAAAATATGGATTAATAGAGATCTTGCTAAACACGGAGACCTTTCTTTAATTTTAAACAATGATCACTATAAACCATCTTTTGAATATCAGGAAACTTTTAATTTTTTATCCTCTGATGAGATTTCTATATTCACAGACGGAACATTTACACCAAAGGATATATACATTTCTTATATGAGATACCCAGTGTATATTGATAAAGAAGGATATATAAAATTTGATGGCCAAGAATCAATAAATCAAGATTGCGAACTTGAGACTTATCTGGAGGATGAACTTCTAGATCTTACAGTACAAAATCTTGCTATGTACACAGAAAATGCTGCAGCAATGCAGAGTGCTCAATATAGAATACAAACAAACGAATAGTCAACAATTTAAATTAAAATAAAATGGCGGATTTTTCATTAACTACGCTCTTTGTGGTTCCAGTAGGAAATACACTACCTAGCCCTGGTACATCCACACAAGATTTGACCGCAGGTCAATTTGGTATCTTTAGAAGCGATTACAGTGTTGCAAATGCTGGAAATATTGCTGATAAACCTTATTTTTATCTAGCTCAAGGTAGAGTGAATACTTACCTTCAGGGCAGTAAACGTTCAGACAAAATTGCTGGTTGCTTAGAAGGTTCTTGTAGAACCAATGTAACAGAATGGTACAAAGTATCAGGATGTCCTACTCCAGCAACTCAGATCACTGATGTTACTGATTTTAATGTAAAATGTGGTGATGTTGTAACGCTTACATTGCGTGCACATTCTAGCTACATTGATACATTATATTTCAATGGTTTCACTCGTTCAGTGACTGTACAAGCTCCTTGTTGTGATTGTGGTGCTGATCCTTGTGATACAGTGGATACATCAGCTTTAATTGATCAGTTTATTGTGAAATTAACTGCATCTGCTCCTGGTATCAACCCTGATAACATTAGCTTCAACACTTTCTACACATTTGAGAATGTAGGTGGAACTGTTTTACGCATCTCTGCTAAGCCTCTTACTAAGTATGGCCAGCCTTGTGATGTTGCTGCATTTCCTTTTGAATATGACAGAATGTACTTCCGTACTTTCGTTTATTCTGGTCCTGCTACCACTGCTGACTTTATTGTTGCAGACAATTGTAACATTGTAGCAAATGCTGTTGTTGTTCAACGTGCTTCTTACGCTACAGGAACTTCTGAAGAGATTAAACAACTTGAAAAGAATTTCTATAGCTACCAAGCTGGATACTTGAAGCATTTATACAGAATGGTTGGTTACAACGAAAACTTTGAAAGCTGGGTTGTAGATGGTACAAACTATAATACCTACTACATTAAGTTTAATGAGTTTGATAAATCAGGATACACTTGGGGTGATTACATCCATGAAGATAACATGGTAATAATTGCTGCTGGTCCTGGTGAAAGTGCTGGAATCGAAACAATTCTTGAAGCTGCTTTAGGACTTGTTGTAGATAACAACACTTGTATCACAACTACAAGTACTACCACTGTAGCTCCTTCAACAACTACAACTACTACCACTTTAACTCCTTAGTAAGTAGAATCATATAACCTGTGCCAGAGGGTGAGAGGATGAATCTCAAATCCTCTGGCACTATTTATTTTAAGAATATGCCAGATTTAAAATTAGATATATTAGTTATTCCAACATACAATACACTAACTCTTGGTGTTGCGGATGCTTCAACATATCCCACCGATCCTCCTAATGTAACTGCACCCACTATTGAAATAACAGTGCCTGGGTTTGGTATAGTTTCTTTACCGTTTAATGTAAATGATTTTAATGTATTTAATTCAGCTTCTTTAGGACTTAGCGTTGTAGGAGATCCTCTTTTACCTATTCCTGATGGTATTTACACTTTAACATATTCGGTGGCTCCTGCGTATGAAAACAATGTCACAAGAACAATTATTCGTGTAGAACAGTTACAGGAGAAATTTGATAGTGCTTTTATGAAGTTGGATATGATGGAATGTGATCTTGCTATTAAAACACAATCAAAAGTGCAATTAAATAGTATATATTATTTTATACAGGGGGCTATAGCTGCTGCTAACAATTGTGCTGTAGATGTAGCAAATAAATTATATCGTCAGGCTGACAAAATGTTAAACAATTTTATTAAATCAAATTGTGGTTGTTCTGGTAATAATTACATAAATAATTTTTATTAAAATGGCTAATTGTCGTAATTGTGGATTAAAAGTGGGGTGTGGCTGTCAATTAATAAATGGATTGTGTTCAGCCTGTAACAATAAACTTAAAACAGTCACTAAAAGAATAAAAAATGTTATCTCCAAGATTAACCAATTGTATTGATTGTACAACTATACCAGTACTTTTAACTGATATTGATTGTAAACTAACAGATTTAGCAAAAGATCAATATAATAATATTGTTTTTTCTTTAAACAATAGTATCCCAGAAGTTGCTATAGGGGATCTTTTAAATTATAAAAGAATTTTAACATATAAGTTTTGCAATCCTGATTATGCAAGCAAATATACAGTGGCTATGATAGCTAGTAAAATAAAAATATTAATTCATAAATAAATCAAATAATGAGTTGCTCAAATTGTTATAACGGTTGTGTAGAAACAATTTCCGACAGATGTGTTAGATACACAGGAGAAAATGTTCCTATTTTAGCTATAGAAACAGGAGATACACTTCTTTCTGTAGAACAAATTTTAATTGATAAAATAATATCTTTTTTAGATGGAACAGGTATAAATATTACAGTGGATCCAAGTGCTTATTGCATCTTAGTCACTAAGTATTTAGCCCCTTGTTTCCCAGAATGCGGTACTCCTACTATTGTAGATCTTTTTACAGCTTTAGTAAAAGCAGCATGTGACTTACAATCTCAGGTGGATGTAATTAATACAGCACTTATTCCCCCTACATATGATGTAGATTGTTTATCTGGAGTGACTTCTAGTTCAACCACTGCTCAAGTGTTACAAGCTGTAATAACAAAACTATGTGAATTCGGTGTTGATCTTGAAGCATTAGCTCTTGACGTAGATACAAATTATGTAAAACTTGCAGATCTTAATAGTCTTATAGCTGCTTATCTAGCCAGCCAAACTGGAAGTACACAGCAATATGTAAAAATGGTTCCTTATACTATGATGCAGTATTTTGGGCCACTAAGCTATTTCGATTCTACAGGAGCTGGTTTTGAAGCACAAGGGTGGGATAAAGTGTATTTATGTAATGGATTAAATGGTACACCAGATATGAGAGGAAGAGTTCCTGTTGGAGCAATTGCCTTAGTTCCTGGAGGTGCTTTAGATCCTGCTGTAAGCCCTGCTTATCCAGATAATCCAAATTATGGTTTAGGAGACGCAACAGGTGATAACACTATTGCACTTTCTACATCACAGCTTCCTATCCATACTCATTCTACTACTGTTAATACAGTGGTAACAGATCCAGGCCACTTTACAGATATTAAAGTGGGTGTGTCTGATTACACACAATGGGATGACAATAGTACAAACGAGGGAAGACCTATTACAAGAGTAGAAAATGTTCAAGGAACTGGTTCTATTTTATCTACAGCTACCACCACTCAAAAAGCTTATACAGATATTGAAGTTGAAACAACTGTATCAGTAGGAAATACAGGAAGTGGAAATGGGCATAGAAATATTCAGCCTGTAAGAGCTTGTTATTATATTATGTACATTCCTTAATATTTTAAATTATTAATATATGTCTTGTTTACCAGGCACACCTTGTTTTGAAAATACAGTGAATGCTTTCTATCCAAAAAAATGTGATAATGGATGGTTTAAAGGCTATCCAATAGCTGCCACTGATGTTAAATATAATGGCCCTAATTTACCAAATTCAGGGGTGGATACAGGAGATAGTCTTGTTGTAGCTTTGGAAAAACTAGATAATACCTTAGATCCTTATACAATAGCACGACAAACTTTATATATGATTTTTCAAAATACAGATCTTATAGAGAGTTTTTGTACATTAACAGGATTTTGTGTACCTACAACTACCACATCTACAACCCTTCCATTATAAATTGTTAAAAGTCTCGTTTATTGGTTTTCGGGACTCCCCTCAAGATTTTTCTTGGGGGGTTTTATTTTATAACCATTTTAGTTAAACTATATAACTAGATTAGTTAAATTAATTTGGTAAATATAAAAATAAATCCCTATCTTTACACTAATTTTAACTAATTATTACTTATGATAGAAAATCAAAATCTGTTATTTCAATTAGAAAAACTTTTAAGTTGGAAAAAATCCAAAGCTTTTTATGCGGATAAACTAGGAATTACAGAAGAAGAAGTGGCAGAATTGTTAAAAGAATTAAAAGAAAAAGAGTCTGTTCCTCAAGTTTTGACAGACGCTAATGAAAAATATGAGGCTTTTAGAAAGGTTAATATAGAAAAAGGGACAGCAGAAAGTACAATAGTTGTAGATTTTGAGCCTAAGAATGATATAGAACTTGCCAAATTACATAAAATTAATCTAGACAAATATGTAATAACCAACTATTGGTCTAAAAGACTTCCTAATGGAAAATTTACATCTTCTGTTTTTTCCAAAATAAAAGCACCAAAAGATTACACTCCAGAAGATTTTGCAAAGTTTTTAAATAATTATAAACCATCTTACGTTCCTTTAGATAAATCTAATCATGTACATCTTTTTGATATTGATGTAGAAATTTCTATTGCAGATTTTCATTTGGCCAAACAAGTGATAGATGGTCCAAATTGTTTAAAAGAGAGAAAAAATCTTTTTTTAAGAATGGTAAAGAATTTGATAGGGAAAGTGAGAGCAGTTTCAACTATAGATAGAATAGTACTTCCTATTGGTAATGATTTTTTCCACACAGATAATTATCAAAACCAAACTACAAACGGTACTCCCCAAGATGTGATAGCAGATTATGCTAGTGAATATGAGGCTGGATTTGATGTTCTTGTAGAAGCAATATCTTTTTTAAATGAAAATGCGAAGGAAGTGCATGTTGTTCTTGTTCAAGGGAACCATGATAGAACTAAAGATTTTTATCTTGCCCACGCACTAGAAGTATTTTTTAAAAAAGACTCTAATATACATTTTCAAAGAAACCACTCAACAACAAAAAGTATTGTTTTAGGAAACACATTTATAGGATACCATCATGGAAATTGTAAGATAGATGATCTTCCTTTGTTATTTGCTACAGGAAAAGATGCTTACAGTTTTGGAAATGCTAAATATAGAGAGGTTCATACAGGAGATAAACACTTCTATATGGCTAAAGAAATTAAAGGAGTGAGAATACAACAAATGCCTTCTTTATCTGGAGCAGATAGATGGCATGCTGACAATAATTATGTAAACAATATCAGATCTGCTATTGCTACCATGTATGACACTGAAACAGGTAGAATAGGTGAATTTGAAGAAAGAATATAAAAATGGCTACATTAAGAAAATTAGTTTCTGACGTAAGAAGTATGCACAGATTGTTATCAACGGATAGTTTGATAACAGATCGTGCTATTGCTTCTGAGATAAAAAACAACACTATTCTTCTTGTTAAAAGAGAGACTAATCTTAGAAAACTTTGGGCTACAGATACACTATTCACCACTATTCCTTGTTTAGAGTTAGTGGAGGTGCCCATTTCTGAATGTTGTGATTTCCAAGATCCTTGCACCGTAGCTAGAACAAAATTTAAACTTCCTCGTATTTCTGAAGGAAATTATCAATATTTAATTCAAGGAGTTTGGTCTATAAATGCTTTGGGAGGAAAAGGAAAAAGATTTAAAGAGATAACTATAAATAGATATTTAAATCTATTAAAACTACGTATTGTTAAAAATGAACAATATTATTGGATAGCTAACGGTTATTTATATATAAACAATCCTCTTTTAGAGGCTATAAGAATTGCTGCTTTTTTTGAAGAAGATGTTCCAAATGAAATAATGTTTTCCGAATGTGCTTGTAGAAATAACATTAACACAGAAGATTTCTGTAAAAATCCATTAGATAAAGAATATGGTTGTCCTGGTTATTTGGAAAAACAAGTACTAGAACTTACGTCTCAAAAATTATTAGGTACATACTTTAGAATTAAAACAGATCTTACAGATGATAATGTAGATGGCCAAGCAGTTAATGCACCAAATGGAAAATAATGCCAAGAGTAAAAGTAGAATGGAGAAGTGCTAGTAAAGAAAATTATGTTGATTTTTGTAAAAAAAACTCTGACATAAAAATATCTTTTGATAAATGGAGGAATATTATTTATTCTTTTAACGAGTCTTTTAAAATATATATTTTAGAAACAGGGGATAAAGGGAGACTTCCTTCAGGATTTGGTGAATTCTCAATTAACAAAAAGAAAAGAAAAAAGGTTAGTATTTATAATGGTAAAGAATATATAAATCTTCCTATTGATTGGCAAAAGACAAAAGAAAAAGGGAAGAAAATTTATAATTTTAATTATCACACAGAAGGTTATTTTTTTGGATGGGTGTGGTTTAAAGAATCGACAAGACTAAAACATTCATATCTCTGGTATTTCAAACCCACAAGAGTCACCTCAAGATTGTTGTCTCATTACTTAAAAACTGACGAAAAATATCAACATATTTACAAATCATGGAAAATTTAAAATAAATGTCTTATTATTATAAATATAATTTTATATCTCCAGAATCTGTTTATTCCACTGTAAAAGAGGAATTAAAAAGTTATTTTGATACTGGGGCTGTAGATGATCTTTTATTTCCTACATATTTAGATAAATGTCTAAGAAAATTAGGAAGAACAACTTATGTAATAACTCCTCAACTATTACATATACATGATTTTGAGACAAGACTACCTGATAATTTTTATGCTGTTAGAGAAGCTTGGTTATGTACAGAAATTCCTGGCTACCCTTATCAATCAGCTAATTCATTCTATTCTCAAGCTGCTTCTCAAACCACTATTCAAGTGAGTCCTGTTACACACGGAGGAGCTGGTTGTACAAATGTTGATTGTAATAATCAAGATTGTACAGGAGAGTGCATGCCTGAATTAATTCAAGCTGTATACAAAACAAATAATCAGGTGGCTGTTTCCTACCACAAACAATATTTATTAAAACCAGGAAATATCTCTGTTAAAGAACATTGTTCTCTGGATTGTAGAAATATTGGGGCTTCTTCTGCAGATTCGTTTGATATTAGGGATAACAAATTTGTTACCAATTTTAGAAATGGTGTAGTTTATTTATTGTTTTATGCAACAGAATATGATAATAATGGAAATCAAATGATTCCAGATAACTATCGTATATTAGAATACGTTGAGGCTTTTATTAAATACAAAGTGTTTGAAATGTTATCTAATCAGTTAACCGATGAAACATTCCAACAGATTCAATCTAAACTTGTTTATTACAAACAACTGTCTGATGAAGCATTTATAATGGCAGATATTGAAATAAAAAAGCAAGATGTTTATGCTAAACAGAGAAGAATAAAACAAGATTTAAATAGATTCAATATGTATGAGTTACCTAATAGGGTGACTAGATATGGTTGGAGAAGAAATGGGTAAAAATCTAAACAGAAAAGTTTAATAAATGGCTGAAAATAATCAATCCGCTGGTAATATAAGAGAAGAGTATAACTTAGCAAGAATTGGTCTTGATATGGATAGCTCTGCTAATCAAATAGCAAAGGGTAAGCTTTCTTATGCTCTTAATGCTACTATAGAGAATTTTGATAGTGACAGTGTTAACTATCAAAATGAACCAGGAAATGAACTATGCTTAAACTTTCCCCAAGACTATCATCTTATTGGGACACATTTTATTCCAGAAAAAAATAAACATATATTCTTTCTTACAAATCCATCTTCAGGAGCTTCTGAGATTGGGTATATGAATAATAATGATTGTACCTACCATACATTAGTATCTGCCACTTGTCTAAATTTTAATATAGACAACCCTATTCATAAAGTGGTACATAAAATAACTAATTGTACCACTGAAATTTATTGGACGGATGGTTTAAATCCAAGAAGATATTTAGATATTGAAAACATACCATATATTTTATCCTACCCAATAGCTTTAGGTGGAAATATTAATTTATGTGGAATAACAGAAACAAAAGAACTAGATTGTAATAAATTAAATGTTCAACCCAACTTTGAAATTCCACAACTAGAAGTGGTGGATATTAATACAGGTGGAGAGTTGCAAGCTGGAACATATCAATTTGCAATACAATATTGTGATGCTAATGGGAATTCATATACATCATATTATTCTGTTACTAATCCAACACCTATTTTTGATGCAGCTAAAACTACATTAAATTTTAACTATACGGTGGGAAGATCTATTGTAATTAATGTCTCTAATTTAGATATATCAGGACTGTTTAAATATTTTAATTTAGCAGTGATAAAAACCGTTAATGCTATTTCTTCCGTAGAATTAGTTGGAACATATTTTATAAATAATGTTAGTAGAGAGATTACCTACACTGGTCAAAATGTAACACAAATTAGACTTACAATTAATGACATTTTTGAAAAATTTCCTTATTATGAAATAGCAGAAGATCTTACAACAGTGCAGGATGTACTAGTGTGGGACGGTCTTACATCTATTGATAGAATTAACTATCAACAAATTGCTAATCAAATAGATCTTAAATGGCAATCTTATAGAATTCCTAACACTGAAACATACGCTGATGAGTTAAATGCCACTAATTATAGAGGATATTTAAGGGATGAAGTGTATGCATTTGAAATTGTTTTTTTATTAAAAAATGGAAAACAAACAGATGGGTTTCATATTCCTGGAAGAGCTATTACATTTAATGAAACTTCTGAACCATTAGTGCCTACAACAAACCCTGATTTTGTTGGAGACCCTGAATTTGAATCTGGTGGTGTAGGATATAGTGCTTATTGGAAAATTTATAATACAGCATCTGTTACAGGTTTTAATCCTGAATACTTAGCAGCTTTAAATAAAATTACATATAAAGGTCCATATCAATATGGAGAGTTTGCTTATTGGGAATCTACAGAAAAATATCCTTGTAATATAGATGTATGGGGTGAATTAGCAGATCAACCAATTAGGCACCATAAGTTTCCTGATGTATTAGTTAGTCCTATATTTGAAAGTCCTGTTTATTCATTAGGACCAGGTTTTTCACCAGTGATGCAAAATGATGCTATATTCCCAATAGGAGTGAGGATAGATATTCAACAAGTTTCTCAATTAATATATACATCTAATTTAACAAAAGAACAAAAAGAAAGTATTGTTGCTTTTAAAATTGTTAGAGGAGATAGAAGTACAAACAAATCCATTATATCTAAAGGGATATTAAGGAATGTAGGGAAATACAATAGAGAGGGGACAGACTATTATTATCCAAACTACCCATATAACGATCTTAGAAAAGATCCTTTTATACTTTCAAAAAGTAATGCCTACAAAGATGAGTGTAAGGTGTATACAGGCACACCTAGTGTAAGTGGTACATATCAATATACAGATTGTTACACAAATACACCTATTACAGCTAACATGACTGCTGGTACTCTTATTACAATTACATCTCTATCCACCCCAATAGCTTTAACAGGCACTGTAACATTTACAGAGTCTACCACTATACCATTATCAGATTATTACATTACACCTGAATTAGAGGGATTTTCTTCTGATGATTCTAAATACAGACATGTGTTTAATTCTCCAGAAACTTTATTTGGACAACCTTATTTAGGGAATGTCCTTAAATTAGAAAATATTATTCTTGGTGGCGGAAAGGCTCATTTTGTACAAGTTAGAGAACATGCTTTATATAAATTATTAACAAAAGAGGCTCAAAAGGATGCATTAAACTCTAGTACAGAAATAGCTTCTATAACAGGAACATTAGATCCTTTAGTTTTATTCACTGCTTATCAGGCTTATCTACAAATTTATATTAACGGTATTACAAGAAGAAATTACGCATATTCTTTTAACTCTATTGCTAGCTATGATTATAGTGCTGATATAATCAATAATGTAGGAGTGAAACAAAGACCTCTGGCGGTTGCTCAGTATATTTTTGAGGGAGTACAGGCTATAGGAGAAACTAATGGTATAAATATAAATAATTATAATAGAGAGTCTTCTGTATTTTTAAAAACTATAGAAACTAGAAATGGTAATGTTGTAACACCTCTTCCATTTCCAGATAAAAGTCCTTCTATTGCTCCTGTAGGGGTGAGTCTTTTTACAGATAATTCTAGATTTGTAGCTTCTGATGATGATAAATGTTCCACTCCTAGCGAGGAAAGGCATATTGATGTTATCTCTTATTACGGATCAATGAAAAATATATTTGTTAACCAATGGGGACAAATATATTCATATGACACAATTGATACAGGTTTCCAAAGAAATATAGAAATAGATAATATTCTTAATGGGCAGCCTTCAATAGATACAGTTTTTGGTGGGGACACTTTTATAGGAAAGTTTGCTTTTAAAACTAAACTTCCTTTATTTATAGATGATAGAGTGAATGCTCCAGATGATTCAGATATATTTTATGATGAGGTGGGAAATATAGCCTACCCTAAATATTGGTTTTCTTCTAGATCTATTCTTAGTGACTACACTCCAACAGGAGGCACTGTAATGAAGAATATTATATCTATTAAAGCTCACAATTTTGATTGCCCTAATAGTCAACTTCCTGCACCAACACCTGGGCCTCCTGTTGTTGTAAATCCTAATAGAACTTATTATGATGGAAAAATGTATTTATATGCTTATGGTATTCCATACTTTTATGTGGAATCTTCTATTAACGTAGACCTTAGACAAGCATTTAACAACCAAGAAGGAGATTTTTATCCACATGTAAGTACAGGTATTCCTGATAACTGGCTACAAGAGTCAGTTGTACCTATTGCTCAAGATAATACATATTATTACAACGTAACATATTCAAAACAAAACAAGGAAAATCTTTTTTCGCATCTTCCTAATAACTGGGAACCTAAAGTGTGTTTTACAACTTTTCCTTTCAGGGCAATATATTCTGATCAACAGGAGAGTTTTACAAACTCAGGAGTGAATAACTGGTTGAACTATAGTGCAACTTCTTATTTTGATTTTCCACAAAATTTTGGTAAACTAACATCATTAGATGGTATTCAAAATAAAGCTGTATTAGCAAGATTTGAAAACAAGTCTTTGCTTTACAATACAATGCTTACTGTACAAACAAGCAATCCACAAGCAGCTTATTTAGGTAATGATACATTATTTAAATCAGCTCCTCCAATTGATTTTGCTGAAACAGATCTTGGATATGTAGGAAGTCAAAATAAATTTTTATTAAAAATTCCTCAAGGACAAATTACTGTTGATGCTAAAAGAGGACAAATATTTTTAATTACTGGTAACCAGGCATCAGATCTTTCTGCTTTTGGGCTTGGAATGAATAAGTTTTTTACGGATCATTTAGCTTTTGAAATACTCAGATACTATCCAACAGTAGACACAGACAATCACTTTAATGGAATTGGGTTACATGGAGTGTATGATAGTAAGTTTGATAGAGTGATTATATCAAAATTTGATTATATTCCTCAAAGTTCAAATATTAAATATGACGAAGCAACAAAAGATTTTTATGTAGAAAGAGTTGTAAATGGTGTTACATTTAAAGATGTAGTGAGTCTGTCTGATACAAATTATTTCTGTAATAAATCTTGGACACTTTCTTTTAACATGAACACCAAAAGTTGGGTAAGCTTTCACAGTTATATTCCAAACTTTTACATAGCAGAAAATAATTTCTTTTATTCAGGAATAAATGGAGGATGCGATCTTGAAGCTCTTGCTTTTGAAGAACTTCCTCCTACAACCACTACTACTACAACAGTTCCAATACCAATTGATTTTTCTTTTGTTTACACTTGTATATGTGTAGGAAATGGTTGTGGAAGAATCTCAGTGGGCCCTACAGGAGTTTATCCAGAAGGATATATTACTGGCGGTAGTGGAGAATATGATATAAACTCTTTCCCTTATTCTAGTGAAAGTGGAGCAATAAATGGAGTGTTTAGTCTTAATGTCACTCATTTACAAAACGATGAGGTGGATAATGGAACTTGGTATATTGCTGTTAGAGACCATAACAATCCTTCTAACATAACGGTAAAATCTATAGAAATTAATTGTAGTAACTATCCTGTAGTATTAGGACCTTCAGGTGGAACAGAGTTTGAAGCTTGTTCTTTATATCCTGAAGGCCCAACAACAACATATTATACCACTACATCTAGTTTAACAGTAGATCTCACTATTTTTTATACTGATCCAGCATGTACAATTCCTTTTAACGGTGGTACATTATATTATAGCGATGGTACAAATTATTATTTAATTGGACCAGAAGGAATGTTGTATAATTTCTTTACATGTCCTCCTCCTTCTACAATAAATTGGTCTTTATCTGAAGCAGATTTAGCAGGGGAATATTTTGTTGATGGTCGTTTATACATAGATTACACAGATGTTAGTGGTAACCTTCAAACTTTAGATGTTGATACACCATCAAGTGGTAGTTTAGCAGTGAAAGAGAATACTACATTCACTGCGTGGAATACTTCAAATTTTAGGGGTTTTAATGTTCCTGTTGATAGTTCAACTATTACAATAACAGTTGATGGTATATCTACAAATGTTAGCGGTGGAACAATTACTGATTTTTCAATAATAACAGCTACAGCAGCTCCTGTAACCACTGTATTAAGCGGTGTTTATACAGTTGCAGCAACTACTTCAGTGGTTGTAACAGATCTTAGTAACTGTATTTGTGTTGGTTATGGTGGACAGGACACTTGTTGTGAAGCAATAGCTGGATATAATGAAGGTTGTATTCCAGATCCTGGATGTTATGGTTCATCATTAACTGTTTATAGTAGTTGTGGAAGTAGTTTTGGAATAGGATGTACAGTTTATTATGATCCAGCATTAGAATTTCCTGTATTGCTATTTAATAATAAATGGATATATGACGGAACTACTTGCTGGCATGTTGGCCCAGACACTGTAATAGATGGTGAAGGAAGTTGCACTACAACTACTACCACTACATTACCAGCTGAAATACTCACTAGTTTTAACAGTGGTACAGGATTAAATAATGACGCATGGACAGTGGATTATGATTCTAATAATAATTATGTTGTTGGTGGAGATTTCACTGCTTACAATGGTGTTACATATAATAGAATAATTAGATTTAATTCTTCAGGGGTTCCTGACCCAACATTCACTGGATTAACAAGTGGATTTAATGGAAGAGTGTATAAAGTTAAAATACAATCAGATAATAAAATTTTAGTTGGAGGAGCTTTTACAAGTTATAATGGTACTGTTGCCAATAGTATAATTAGATTAAATTCTGACGGTACAATAGATTCTTCTTTTGTATATGGTACAGGATTTACAGGACAAGTGAGAGATATTGATATTCAAACTGACGGTAAAATAGTAATAGTAGGAGCATTTACTAATTATAATGGTTCTTCTGCCAATCGTATTGTTAGAGTGGATACAAATGGAGGTATAGATACCACTTTAGTAACAGGCACTGGGATTAATAACGAGGCTGGTTCAGTAGAAGTTTTAAATAATGGAGATATTATAATTACTGGGGCCAATATTAATAACTATAATGGAACAGTAATATCAAAAATATTTAAGATAAGTTCCACAGGAAGTTTTATAGTGAATTATAATTTAGACCCTAGTACAAGTGCTTACCCAACAGTTACACATCAAACTATTGATAATTCAGTGATAACGGTAGGAGAAAATAATACTGGCTCCCCAAATTATTGGATTGTTCCTGTTAAAATTAATACAGATAACACAATTAATAATACATTTAAAACTAATGCTGGATCTGGATTTGGTTCTTATCTATCCACTTCTAATTTAGGATATGCATTAAGTGGGGAGTCTAATGGTAAAATAGTTATAGGAGGTAAGTTTACAAGTTACAATGGCAACACTTCTGGAGGAATTGTAAAAATAAATTCAAACGGAACATATGATAACTCTTGGCCTATTTCCACTGGATTTTACACAGATTCTTCAACTTTTGTTAGGAGTATAAAAATAAATGAAGCACAGAATTTAGTGTACGTTGTAGGTTCTTTTACACAGTTTAACGGACAAACTAGACAAAGAGTGGCAGTCTTACATTTAAATGTTGCCCCTTAATTTAAATAAAAGTTTAATATATATAAATGTCTAAAACAATACTCATAAAATTAACAAAGGCTGGTACTAGAACAGGTCCTTTTACAATCTCAGATAACTATGGGAATGTATTGGGAACTGATGTTTCTAAGGACAATCTTATTGCAGGGTTTCCAGCAAGTGTTGATGATGCTGTTACTGTTATTGTAATACAATCCACAGGAAAATGTAAAGCAAGAATTAATATTCCTGTTAAACAGCTTTATTTGGATGAGGTGGCTAATATAAAATTTACAAATACAAACACAGCTTCTTTATGGAGACATTTAACTAATACATTAATTTATAATATTTACTACGGAGATATACAACCGTATGTAATTGAATATCCATTTTCTTATCAATTTCAAGATGAGATATTACAGAATGTTAAGGATTATACAAAAGTGTATCAATATCTTCCTATTCCAGATGGGGTGTTTAATAACAATGCTAAAATAGAAATAAACAATATTTATTTTAATAAAGCTGTTTTATACAATGGTCAACAGAGCACAGGACTTTTAGAACTAGTGCCTAAACCAAAAAACAACTTAAAAGAGTATTTAAAATATCCTTTATATAATGCAGAAAGTAAAACTATAACTTTTACTAAGTCTGATAACTTCTACCAATACAATACATTTTGGTCTTTAGTGAAGAATAAATCTATACCTTTGTTCTCAACAGGATGTGAGTCTTTATCAGTGGATAAAATAATTAACCAACCTAATATGGACTATTCTAAGAGAAGCTTTAAAAAGGAACCATTAAGAGCTAAAGAATTAAAAATAAGACATATATTAGATGATAGAGCTGATGCTCATTTAATCTCTCAATTTATTGTGGCACCTGCTCAAATTAGTTATAAATAATGGCAAAGAAACCTATACAAAAGAAAGTAAAAAAGGATAAAGAGTTAAACTATAACGATTATTCTATTAACCTATCTCCAAATTTTGTAGGAGATGGGTATAACACTATTGGACGTAATTATTCTCCTGCATGGGGGGGACAGTTTCAAATGGGTGGCAATCTTCCTGGTTCTGTAGGAATGATGTATGCACGTACAAATAGTCCTGCTCCTAGTAATGGTCCTTATGCTAAGAAAACAAAAGCTAGTGCGCAGAATGGTAAGGAAATGAAATTCTATCAAGAAGGTCTTGATTTCAGACCAAAAACTATAAGCAAGAAAGGCTCTAAAATAATAAAAGACCCAAGAGGACAATGGGCTCATCCAGGAAAAATAACAGAAATACCTTCCAATGAAATAACCATGCAAGGTGTAAACTATCCTGTTTTAGGTGTAAGCAATACAGGAGATACACAAATGATGTATCCAAACCAAGATTATGTATATGAAGGAGATTCTGTAATAGAATATCCAATGATGCAAAAAGGAGGTCGCACTCCTATATTTACAGACAATCCTAATGATTCAAGACTTAGAGCTTATACTGATAGTTTAAATCTATATAATAGAGGTAAAAAAGCTTTTGTTGAGTATAATAGTGATGAGTATGATGTAAAAGATTATAAACCTGATAAAAATTGGGGAAAGACAAAAGTCTCTAAAAAAGATATAATAGAAGCTATAAATAGTACTAAGGAGATGTCTGGGTATTCATATGGTTCTCCTAAGAACTTTAAAGAAAGAGTTAATCTTTTAAACAAATCATTGAATACTGGTATATATCCTACAAATATGATATATCCTCAAAGAGAAGACCCTAACTTAATCTATAAAAAACCATTACAACCTATTATCTATAAAAAATCTGAACCAAAAAAAGACATTAAAAAGGAAGAAACTAAACAAGAGTCTTTACCAGTTGTTCAATCAACAATTTCTACTCCCCAAACTAATTATAATCAAGGAACTCCTGTATATGCCTCAACACCTTATGCTAATGGTCCTGGAGCTTTTGTTGGATATGAAACACCTCAAGGAGACACTGTATTTATTAAACCAGAAGATTATGGAAGAATGGGTGTTCCTTATTATGGAAAAGAATTTATACAAAAGAATTCTAAAAAGAAAATGGAAGACGGTGGATCTATTCAAGACAGAGGTCAACTAAAAAAATTAGACCAATTAACAAACTTTACAAATTATAATGATATGGCCAAGGCTAAAACAGGTAAGAAAATAAAAAAAGCCCAAATGGGAATGAATGCCTTAACAGGTATAGGAAGTTCTTTATTAGGAGCTAAAGGAGGAACTGATAATCAACAAGCAGGTCAAATAGGAAATATTCTAGGTGGACTTGGTAGTATATTTACAGGAGGGTCTGGAAATTTTGGTGGAATGAGTGGTAATCAATTGGGTAGTCAAGCATTAGATCTTTTTGGAGGATCTGGAACAGCTGGAAAAATTATGAATGTAGGACCTGCAGGAGCTTTAGGAAAAGGTGGCGCAGGATTTGCAAAAGGGCTTGGTGCAGCAGGGCTTGGCCTTGTTGATTCTGCAGGAGATATAATGAAAGGTTTTGGTGAAATGAAACAGCAGAAACAAAATATTAAAAAAGCTGATCAATATGCTCAAGTGACAGGTCTTACAGCACAAGCTGCTGAAATGCGTCCAGAAAAAGTGAGACGTAAATATGTTAGACCTGAAGATACTATTTTACAACCAGAACAAATGGCTCCTAGTTATGGTGGCGGAAGTAATTTCTTAGCGGCTGAGTTTGGTGCACAAATTGGTGGTAACCAAACAGAGATACAAAACATGTACAATCCTGGTACTCTTTATGATGATCTTGGATATGAGCCTTTAAATGATACAGATGTAAAACAATTTAGACATGGTGGACATATTCCTACAGCAGAGTTTGGAGATTATTTCCAAAGTTCTGGCCAAGCTTCTATAGGTAAAGGTGTAGGATCTGCAATAGGAACAGCGTTTTTTGGGCCCGTTGGTGGAATGGTGGGGGGACTTTTAGGAGGTGTTGCTGGAAATGCTTTAGGTGGAGCACAAGATGCAGAAAAACTTAGAGGATTTCAAAAACAAGCTGAAGATAATACACTAAGAGCTGCTTACCAACAAACAGGACAAAATATTCAAAACCAATATTCTTCTTTCATGGAAGATGGAGGATATGTATCAAATGATTGGCAACCACAAGTCTTAGCTAAATTTGGTGAATATGATGTTAAAGATCTTTTTGCTCCAGATAGAACAATGAATACATTACGCTCTGGAGGACATATTACACAAAATTATACATTCCCTCAAGATCAGTTTCAAATGGGAGGTGAGCTTCAAACCCATTGGGGTGGGTATGCAGAACCCATTTCTCAAAATCCATATCTCCCTGGAACAGGAGAAACTGTGATGTTCAGAGGACAATCACATGAGGAAACAAATGGAAAAGGACAATCTGGTATAGGGGTGACATATGGCGATAACCCTGTAGAAGTGGAAAGAGGTGAACCAGCTATTAAGATGGAAGATGGTGGTGAACAAAGCATGGTGGTATATGGAAATATGCAAATCCCTAAATATGGTGTAGAAGCTTTACAAGATCCAAAAGCTAAAGGGAAGAAGTTTAAGAATTACATTAATGATATTTCCAAAACAGAAGCTAAACAAAATAAAATTATAGATAAGTCTACAGAAAGAGTGAACAATTTAGATGTTTACACTCCTTTTGACGGATTAGAAATGAATGCTTTACAAGCAAATTTAATTGGTGCAGATATGAAATTAAAAAATATAGCTCAGAAAAAACAAACAGCAGCTCAAGTGCAAAATGCAATTCTTGATACAGCAGAAGAATTAGGACTGGAGTCTGATGCTCTTGCTAAAGGACAAATTAAAAAAGCTAAGTTTGGAGCTAAACTACAGACAGCTCAAGATGGTACAGAAGAGTTTTTAATAAGAGCAAAACAACCAGGATATATTGATTATAATGCAATGCCTGTTTCTGGAAATGAGCTTTGGAATAAAGATAGTTATTCTTCTAAATGGATTCCTAAAGTAAAAGAAGCTTTTAACAACCCTACTAAAGCTAGAGATCTTATTTCTCGTTTAGAAAACTATGGTGGACAAGATGCAGAGGATGTAAAAAATGCTTTGAAAAAAGGCAAAACTTTTGAGGAAAAAAAGAATATTGCTATGAGATTGGCTACTGATAAGAAAGTGGGCCCATATCATAAAATAATGAACGATCTTATTGATATAAAAAGAACTCCTGCAGAAACTATTATTGATAGACAAAGACCAACATTAGGAGGGTTTGAACCAAAAGGAGGACCAATAGATTTTAGAAAAGCAGTTCCTGAAGAAAAGCAAAAAGGAAAATTTAACTGGAGAGGGTTGGCAGAGTCAGCAATATCTAATTTAAATCCTTTGTTTAGACCAACAGACCAAGAACCATTAGATCCTTCTCAATTAATGGCAGAGCAATATGCTTTAGCAACAAATCAATTAGAACCTGTTCAGGCCCAGTCTTACAAACCACTACTAGAACAACCATTTGATATTTCTCTACAGGATCAATTAAATGCTAATCAAGCAGATTTTAATGCAATTCAAAGGACAGTGAGAAATAATCCAGCTGCTCTATCAGCTTTAGCTGCTCAAAAATACGGAGCTAATTCTGGTGTATTAGGCAATCAATTTAGAATGAACCAAGCGGAAAGAGCAGGTGTTTATAATAGGAACAGAGGAACACTAAATGATGCTCAGTTAAAAAATCTAACTCTTTACGATCAACAATACACTAGACAAGCTCAAGCAAAAACAAATACAAAACAACAAGCTCAAGCAGCTCTTAGTTCTATTTCTGACAAAATGGCTAAAAACAGATTAGAAAACAAAACATTAGGCATATACGAAAATCTATATAATTATAGATTTGGACCTAAAGGGCAGGCTATTAATTACAATGATCCTGCACAGTTTAATTTAGAAGGAAACCCTTTTGCTAGACCCACTACTGTGGACACTAAAAAATCTTCAAAAGAGGACACTGGGAAATATGGGGCTAAAATAAAATCTAGAAATGGATCTATTGTAAAAGCTATTAAAAACCTATAATTAATTCGATTATACCAGATTAATAAAAACTGTTATATCTTTTGGTATATAAAATATTTTAAATTACTTTTGTTAATTCTTATAATATGGCCTCATTTACCGATACACAGATACAACCATTTAACCCCTATGTGCAACAACTTCCTGTTGATGCTATGGTTAAAGTGGGCATGGCTAAACAGCAACAATATGACCAAGGAGTACAAAAAATCCAGGGATATATTGATAATATTGCTGGTATGGACGTTTCTAGGGATGTAGATAAAGAACATTTAAAGTCTAAGTTAAATGAACTTGGTGGAAAATTAAGAACCGTAGCTTCGGGGGATTTTTCTAACCAACAATTGGTTAATTCTGTAGGGGGAATGGCTACACAAATTGTTAAAGATCCATTTGTTCAAGCAGCTGTATATTCAACAGCTAATGACAGAGAACAGAACAAACAAATGGAAGCTGATGAAAAAGCTGGTAAACTAACCCCACAAGCAAGATATTATTATGACCTTAAAAGGAATGCTTATTTATCAAACCCCAATTTAAAAGATCAGTCTGGAAAACCAATAAAATTTTCAGGGCAATATACACCTTCTTGGGATATTGAAAAAAATCTTATAGAGGCTGTAAAGGCTGTAGGGGATAGTAAATATGAAGCACAGCAGGTATTTAAAACAGATCCTGCTGGTAAAATATTATACGATAAAGCAGGAGCTCCTATACTTTCTGAATATGCTGTAGAAGAAATAAAACAAGGGAAGTTCAGTGAAAAAATTGCTGCAGCTATTGACACTGTTTTGAGTAGACCAGAAGCTAAGCAAGAAATGGCTATGCGTGGTGTTTATAATTATAGAGGATATAATAAATTAGATGATTTTGTTCGCCAATATGAGGAAGAAAAGAACAAAGGAGTTTCTATTTTAGAATCTAAGAGATTAGATCTTCTATCTAAAGGAGCTTCTGAAACAGATCCTGAAAAGAAAAAATTAATACAAAGTCTTATAGACAAAACAGATAATGATATTTCCACTTTAAAACAATATGGCGATGAAAAAATACAGAGAGCCAGACAAGTGGGTGATCTTGATACATGGAAATCATTAGTGTACGAACAAGGATTAAAAAATAAATTCACAGAAGCTTATACAACAGAAACAATAAGTAGAAAATATGTTGAAAGTGCTCCTTGGAAAGCTGAAAGACAACGTATTAAAGATGAAAGAGATTGGTGGGCAGACCAACAAAATATTAAACAGGGATGGTCTAGAATAGATATTTCTAAACAACAACTTGCTTTAGATAAAGAAAAATGGAAAAACGATCCTAATAATCCAGATAAACCTTTAACCCCTGGTTCAGACTATTTAACAAAATCATTAAATGATGTAGAAGTTTTTTCTAATTGGATAGAAAAAGGACAAAAAATAGAAGAAAGTGCTAAGAAAACAAAAGATCAATTTGTCTTTAATTATGTTAAAGCAATAAATTTTGCAAATGGTAAATCTGTTTCTGATGAAGATATAAGAAAAAATATTACTGAGTGGGAAAAAAATGCTCCTGGATATATAGATAGGACTTATGATAGGGCTAAAGATGATATTCAAAAAAATCCCAAAAATCCATATTATACACCTCTTCTTACACAATTACCTGTAGCAGAAGCTAATCAAAGAGCTTTAAGTGATTATTCAAATGAAGTGAAAGACTTGAATAAACATCCCGATGTTTTAAGTGCAGGTTCTGGAGAAAATTTAGATTTTACTAAATTAGGGAAAGGCCTACCTTCTTTTAATATATCATTAAGTGAAGATGATGTTTTATTAGGAGGAACTAGGATGCCTTTTCAAGAGAAAAAACATTTTAATTTTCAAATAACACCTAAAGATATTCTTAATGCTAGTTTGGTTTATAATAATGATTTTTTAAAAAATCAGGAATATTCTGCATTTGCTAAACAGGCTAAAGAAGAATTAGAAAAAAAATTTGGTAGCCAAGCGTATAGAATACCTGGTTTAATTGGTTCTCCTGTTGTTAGACTTTATGCAAAAGATGCGGGGGTTAGTGAAGAAGGGATAGAAAGGATTTTTAATACTAGTAAATTAATTACATCTAGTGTAGGTCAAAATGTTTTATCTGCTAAAGCAAAAGTGTTAAAACAAAAAATGTTAGGCAATGAGCCTCTAGTTGTTTCGTTATATCCTGAGGATGCTAAGGAGCCCCAAATTAAATCTGTCAATCAACGACTTAATGAAGTGATTGATAATTATAAAGGAACAATAGATGTTGACAAATTTACTAACTTTTTAGCAGGAAAAGATAGAGACAAGTATAATGTTTCTATTGGTGTTGATAGAGGAACTCCTGGAAGTTATGGAGAAACTTTTACATTAGACCTTTATGATGGAAACACTTTAGTACAACAATTACCTATTGATAAAAGATCAGCAAATTATATAAAAGGAGCAGTTATTAATCTTCCTGCCCCTGTTTCAGATGTTAATAGAAAAATTGCATGGAGTGAAAACAACAGAACAACAAATTCTATAACAGGAGATCCAAACAACCCTGTTGCATATACAGGTGCTTATTATCCACCATCATTCTTTCATCAAAGACAAGAAACAGATATTTTAGGAGCAGATATAAAAGTTAATGATCTTGGTCAACATAATATTTACTTTTATATAAAAGATGGAGAAGGTAATGTAAGAGGTATTGCTGATAAAAATCCAGGAGATATATACCCTGTTGCATATCCATCTGCTGATGCAGCACAGTCTTTTATAAATAGCTTAACTCCAGGTAGACTTCAAACAATTAAAACACTTAGTGGATTAAACTTTAAAAAATGAGTGATCAAAACTTCTTAGATTGGGCAAATAATATTAAAAATGAAGGTCTAGCTAGATTGGATGAGGGTATTCCTCAAGGAGTGGGACCTAGTGGGTCTGGTGGAGAGAATAGAAACAATCCTTTAGAAGATCTTCAGAGAGCTAGAATGGAAGCTTTCGGTATGGAAGATACAAGCAAATATGCTTATTCCACCCAAGAAACTTCCAAGAGATACCCTAAAACATTTAGGAATGTTGATAATGAAGAGTTATATGCCCAAGGACAAGCTTGGACAAACAAAATGATTAATGGTGTAGGCAAAGGACTTGCTTTAACAGGAACCACATTTTTACAGTCTACAGCTGGATTGGTTAATGGTGTGGCTAATTGGGCCCAAACAGGAAAGTTTTCATCATTTTATGATAATGATTTTAATAGAAGTCTAGATGAATTTAATCAAGATCTTGAAGATAAATGGGCTAACTATTATACAAAAGAAGAAAAAGACGCAGATTGGTACTCTCCTAAGAAATGGTTTACAGCTAATTTCTTCTGGGATGGCATTATTAAAAATATGGGATTTTCAGCAGGAGCTGCTTTATCTGGAGGTGTGTATGCTTCTGTTTTAAAAGCTCTTCCTCTTACATCAAAACTATTTGCAGCAGGTAAATCTGCAGAAGCTTTAGTGGCTACAGAAGAGGCTCTTCTTGCTGCTGATAAAGGAGCTAGCATGTTTGGTAAGATAAAAAGTATTTCTGATAAATACCTATCTACATATAATAGTCTTAATGCTGGTGGTAGAGCTGTTGTTGCAGGACTTGCTACAACAGGAGAGGCAGGATTTGAAGCTTATAATAATTCTAATGAATTTAGAAAAAAGAAAATAGAGGAATATAAAGCACAAAACTTTGGACTTGCTCCAACAGGTGAAGATCTTGAAAAAATTAATAATGAGGCAGAAAATGTAGGTACATCTTCTTTCCTTCTTAACACTGCTCTATTAACAGCTACTAACTATATTCAGTTTCCTAAAATACTAGGAGCTTCGTATAAGGCTGAAAAAGGGATTGTTAATGGTCTTACAAAAGAAGTGGCAGATGTTACTAAAGATGCTGCTGGTAATTTAGTAAAGGCCCCTTCATTCTTTAAAAACAGAGTTTTATCTACATTAAATAATATAAGGCCTTACACATTTTCTATATCTGAAGCTTTTGAAGAAGGCGCACAATTTGCTATTCAATCAGGCACACAAGATTATTATAATAAAAAATACAGAGGAGCTTCAGCTGATTTTATTGATAGTCTTAAAGAAGGAGTTAAACAAACCCTCACTACTAACGAGGGAATGGAAAATGTCCTTATTGGTGGTTTATCTGGGGCCTTAATGATGGCTAAAGGGAAAATACAAGAGAGTAGAGAAAAAGCAAAAGATACAGCAGAATTTATTAAAAAAGCCAATGAATGGAAATTCTCTGATTTTACAAAGGAAACAATATCTGCTGTTAATAGAGGCACTGCTATTCAAGAGGATAGAGAAAAAGCTTTAAGACAAGGAGATGTTTTAGAGAGTAAAGATCTTGAACAAGATTATATTATCAACTACCTAACACCTAGAATTAAATATGGCAGAATGGATCTTGTTCGTTCTGACATAGAAGATTATAGAAAATTAGCAATGACTGAAGAAGGATTTGCACAATTAAAGGCGGAGGGTAAAGCATTAGAGGGAGACACTAGAGAGCAATATTTACAGAGAATAGAAAATCTTGAACAAACTGCTGATAGCATAAAATCTTTATACCAATCTATTAATTTAAGATATGGTAATCTTATCACCAAAGATGGTAAACCTGTATACTCTCCAGAGACAATAAATAAAATGATTTATGCTGCTACTAAAGTGGCAGATTATGATAAAAGAATACCACAACTATCTGGTTCTTTGGAGGCTATAAATATAGATGTTGATACAGTTATTAATGATGTTGTAGCTGGAAGTAGTGATTCTTTTAATGCTGCTATGGCAGAAATTGATGCTCTTGGTAAAAATTTATTACCAGAAAAAGTGGCAGATCTTAAAATAGCTTTAGAAGATGTGGCTGAATTATCTGCACGTAGAGCTAAGTTTTTAGATGAATATAATGATATTAAAAACAATCCAGAGAAATATACAGAAGAGGAAGAAGAAGAATTTGCTCCTGATACAAAAATTAAAGAAAAGCAGATTGTTAAAATTAAGACAAAAGATGGGGAAGAAGATATTGAAGTGGGTACAGAGTATTATTTAGGTAGTGTTGTCTCTTATAGTAAAGATGGTAAAGAAGTTCATAACTTTCCTAAGTTAACAATTCTTGGTGAAAATGAGGATGGCACAATAAGAATAAAAGGGTCTACAGGAATTATTAAAAATATATCTAAGGAAGAACTGGCTAGTTATAAGTTGGGGAAGGTGAGTGATACAGAAAAAAATAAAAAAGCTAAGTTTTACATGGATAATATTAATACCGTATATGAACATTACGGTATTAAAGTGAATGGACAGCCTGCAAAAGGAAGACTTCAATATTCTCCTAAAGAAGGAATTTTATTATTTGTATACAAAGATGCAAAAGGAAAAATAAGAACAAAAGAAATTGTAGGACAAGACTTTAAAGCTAAAGAAGGCTACCAACATGGAATGATAAAAGCTTTTGGTACTCTTACAGCTGTTCAACAAAAATCAGAAGAAGAGTTTGCTGCTGAAAGAGACGCAAGAATAGAAGCAAGAAGAGCTAGTAGACTTGAAATACTTACTAATTTATTTGACAATCTTTCTGCTAAGCTAGACAAAACTAATACACTTATTGCTCAGAAAAAAGAGCAAGTGGATAGGATTGTTGAGGAGATGAAAGTATTAGAAGAAAAAATTAGTAGTGGTGCTATCACTAAGAAAAACAATTTTAAATCTTCTACAAATAAAGCAATTAAAGCTGCTAATAGACTTTCTAGAATGAAGGAAGACCTTCGTTTAGAAATAGAAGCATTAGAAGCTGAAAGAGATGAGATAGAGTTTAATCAGTCTTATGTAGCTGATATGGCTCAAAATATTGATGAGTTTCCTGAGGAAGGAAAAGATTTATTAGAAGATCTTAATGAGCAAGCTTTAAATTTAAACCTATTACAAGAAAGTGTAGGAAAACAAATTAATGCTTTGTCTAAATTAATGGATCAAGTGGACGGTGCATTAAAAACAGCTGTTGATTTTGCATTAGATCTTATTAAAAAGTTTGAAGCAAAATATCCAAATCTTCCATATACACCATTAGGACTTGTAGAGTTTTTAAATAAAGATCTTTCTGCTAAAGGTGTCTATCCAGATTATCAATCTTACTTACAGGCAAACCCAAATCTATTATCAGATCTTTCTGAATTTGAAAGAGATATTGCTGATATAGATGAACTTGACGTCATTCCTAATGAAAGATCTTTAGAAGAACTTAGGAAAGAAATGGAGGGGTTACAAAATCAGCTTAAAGAGGTAGAAAAAGAAATTAAAGCAAAAGAATTAATTTTAAATACATTTGAGGAAGTAGCTAAAAAACATAAACAACAAAAAGAACAGGAAGCTAGACTGGCTAAAAATGAAGAGTTTAAACAAGCTATTTTAGGAACAATGGTAGCTGATCAACAAACTCTTCAGTATGATGAAACTTATGAGCCTGATGCTAAAAAGGATGACATTTCTATTGTCACTAGTACAAAGGTGCCTTCAAAGTCAGACAAGCCTCATCATATAAGAGCTAATAAGTTTGGTAACAATTTCCCCACTCTTCCTAATAAAGCAAATATCCGTGGTGTATTAGTTACAATTAACAACCAAGCTAGTCTTATACCTGGATTAATAGATAGACTTTTTGGAGAAGGCACACCAGAGCAAAAAGCAGGAGTGATAGCTCTTGTTATGGTTAATACAGATGGAGAACTTGTTGATGTTAATGGAGAAGTTATTCCTGAAGGAGTAGATAAATTAGATAATGCAATATATCAGGTGATGCCTGATGAGGGATTAGAATGGAGTGCTGAATATAGTAAGAGTGGTAAGCCATCTTCTATGTTTAGAAGTACCACTCCAGATAATGTTAAAAAGGCATTAATAGAGCAGTATAAAACATGGAGAGATGGTATATTATCAACTGTTGACCTTGTACAATATAGAATAGACGCTTCATTTGGTATTTTACAAAATGAAAAATATACAGATGATAAAGGAGTTGAACAGACTAACTACCGAGCTAAAAACTCTGTAGAAGAGGCTGGACTTGTTCCAAAAGGATTAGAAAACAATAATGTAATTGTTCTTCGTACTACAGAAGGTGCGGAAGAAAATGGTAGCGTTACATTTACTAATGCTAAAGGTAGACCATTATTAAAGACAGCAAATGGTCTTGTTAAACTAAACAATAGAAAGTTTAATGAGAAAGAAGCTTCTTTAATATATAATATGATTTTAAGACTTTCTAGAAATGTAGAAAAAGATGGTAATGCTAAATCAGCAGATTCTTTAGTTATATTAGATTGGCTCAAATCTGTTGTATATTGGGGAGTTCCTAAAGTGGTTGATGGTAACAGAAAGAATCCAGGATATAACAGTATATGGTTTGAAAAAGATGCAGATGGAATATTAAAATTATTCTTATCTGGAAAAGGAGGAAACATTCCTTTTGGTCCATTATCCATTCAAGAAAACCAAGATAATTTAATGTCTCTTATACAGGACATGTATAATAATGTTAATGCCACTATTATAAATAAATCTTGGAATGAACCTTATTCTGAAATTATTGGTGTTAAAAAAGATGGATCTTTAGAAATAAAAACATGGCCTAACTACCAATCTTATCTACTATCTAATAAAGATGCGGATGGTAATAAAAGAAATGCAGAGAATATTCCTCTTACAACAATAGCTCGTCCTTTAAAAAATGAGGAAGATGTTAATAGAGAAGGGGTTTATTTTACAATCACTGATAATGCGGATAAGTTTGTTATTCCAAAAACAGTGGTAACAACACCGAAGGTGCTAACCCCAACAGCCCCAGCAGCTCCTGTAGCTCCTACACCAGCAGCTAAAATAGTTGTTGATGGCTATACATTTGATGGAGAGGCAAAAAATAACATTACCCTTTTAGGTAAATATAATATTAATTTTTCATATGATGCTATAAAAGGAGTGTTTCAAGGAGAACTGTCTGGAGATGGTATCGAAAAAGCAATAGCTGATCTTAACGCACCAGAAGAACAAATTAAAGATGCTTTTGCAGGATCAATTGTAAAAACTTTAGCTCCACAGATAGAAGAATATAAAAAGAAAGTGGCTGAACAAACAGCTCCTGTAGCAGCAGAAATTATAAGTGAGGAAGCTAAAACAGAAATTGCATCTGAAGGAATGACAGAGTCAGATCTTGACAAAATAAGAAGACAAATGATGGAATCTTCTGATGAAGATGGTCCTGTGTTTAGAGAGAAAATTGCTAAAGAAATAGAAAAATTTGAGGGAGAGAATTGGCAGAAGGTGGAAAAGTGGTTAAAAGAAAACTTTCCAAATGTTCCTGTATATAGAGTGAAGAATGTAATACAAGCTACTAATGGTAGACAAGCTTGGGGTATGTTTCAAGACGGTGCTATATACATATATGAGAATGCGGAAGTGGGCACTGTTTACCATGAGGTTTTTGAAGCTGTATGGAAAATGTTTTCTGATGCTGAAGAACAAGCTAATGTATTAGCTGAGTTTAAAGCTAGAAAAGGTTCTTTTATAGACAGACCTACAGGAAAAGAAGTTAAATATTCTGAGGCCACTAATCAAGAAGCTAAAGAACAACTAGCAGAAGAGTTTAGAGATTATGTAATGTATAAAAAAATTCCAGGTAAACCAACTTCTGGAAGACCATTTATATTAAAATTATTTGCAGACCTCGTTAGTTTTATTAAGGAATTTTTTACAGGAAATAAGGCTGGAAGTAATACAGAAAAACTATTCTCTAAAATAGGAAATGGATATTACAAACAATATTCTCCATATCACTCAGCACTTTCTTTCGCTAAAGAAGGAGTGATTGATATAGAAGAAGCTATTGCAAATGCTGGGGCAGAGTTTAGTATAATTGGAATGAATGGTCAGGAAAGACATGATGTTATACAAAACATGACCTACCTCACTTTAAAGAATATTTTCAGAGATAATAAAAGCTTTTTTACTATTCCAAATATTAACAAAACGGAATTATATATAAAATTAAAAGACCAAGTTCAAAAAGACATTCTTAAAACTGTAAGTTCTACAAAAGCTTTAATTGAGAAAGGTACATTTACAGAAAAACAAGGGGCTCCTCACATAGAAAAATCTCTTGCTTTATGGAAGGCTGTAGAAGATAATTGGGATGAGTTTAAATTTAAACACGAGGAATATTTAAGAGGATATTCAATAGAATTTGATGAGAATGATAATGCAACATTAACAGATGAGAACAATTCTGGAAAATCAGATTATCAAGATGCTAGAAAAATTGACAATTTTAAAAAGGCTAATGCAGCTATAAAAATGTTATTATCCACTGTTGCTAGAGTGGATAGAGATGGTAATATGGACCGTTCTACAGTGAATGGTGCTAAGTTAATTCCTACTAGTGAGGTTTTTATGAAAGTAATGAACCAAGTTCATAGTGCCAAGACTATAGAAGAAATGTTACAAGGACTTAAAGAATTAGGTTTAAAAGATAATAATTATAAAACATTATATGAAAGACTTACTAAATCTGCTATAACTGTTAAAGGAATTGATTATTCTAATTTAACAGAACCACATGAGGCCCAATTACTTGCTTCATTCTGGAAAACATTTAAGAAAATGAATGCTGATGTAAAAGCAGTGTTTATTCTTTCTAATGATGATGTTGTAATAGGAGATTCAAATCTTTCTTCTGCAGCAAGACAATTAAGATCAGATTTTATTTCTCAAATAGTTGATGCAATAAAAACTAAGAAAAGTTCTTATTTTGTATATGATGATAAGACTAGAAGATTTAAAGGAGAGCCTAAATCTGTTCCTAAAACTCTTTTAAGTGCATCAGCAAGAATAGCGTTTTTAGAAAAATTAGGAATATCTTTTACAGAGGAAGAATTAAAATCTCTTAACAGTGATAAATTAAAAGTATTTAACACAGCTGTAGATGGTATTAGAACAAGTATTGAGCAAGCTAAAGAAATAGCCACTATATCTGGTAAGGTGTTAGATATTGAGGGCCAGCTATTAAAACTAGCTACAATAAAAGCAATAATTACCACTCCAGAATTTGACAGTACATATTTCAATCTTAATGGAGAAAGAGTGCAGTCTTTTATAGGAACCAATCCTGGTAGTGATCTTTACGATGTACTTTCTCAGGTTAACAATTTAAATGATGTTCCCGCTCAATATCAGTATTTATTAACAGATTCTTTTGTTAAGAATTCTGTTATATTAAACAAAATGTTTAATTTAGAGACAGGGGAAAAAAGAGAAGATATTGAAAACTATTTATCTATAGGATATGTAGATGGTACAATTAATGAACAGAGTGGTAAGAAAAAAGAATCTTCTAAGTTAACCTATAGAGAAAGATTAATACAAGAAATTAATTTAAATCTTAATGGATATTATATGAATCTTGTCCCTGGAGATGCTTCTATGGAATGGATGGCATATATGGGTAATCATGTTTCTGTAAAAAGATTAAGAGCTACAGGAATGGAAGATGTTAATAAAATATTTAAAGGATATTTTATTTCAGAATTACTATTATCTAGAGATGTAAATAGAAACACAAAAGAGACAAAAACTAGAAAAAGTACAGATCTTAGATTCTTTAAACCTATTCTTGGAGAGAAGTTGCATAATGATATTGTGAAAGAAACTGGAACTCCAGAAGAAGTTTATAAAAAATATGAGTCAAAAATTAATGCTGCTCTAAAGAGTTTTATTGAGGAAGATGTAAATAAATTTAGAAATAATTTACTTTCTTATGGTATTATAAATAAAACAGATTTAGGCTGGGAAGTGGAAAACATAGCACTTTCAGAGTCTGTGTTTGAAAATATTGATGATTTAAACAGAGAGTTGACAGCTTTGAATATCAACTTTATGATTAACAATATAGAACTTCATAAGTTATTATATTCAGATCCTTATCAATACAGCGATGAATTAAAACGTATTAAAAACTTTCTCTCTCCTAGACAACGTTTATTAGGATCAGACAATATAAATTCACTATTAAATAATGTTTGGAATAAAGGCTTTAAAAAAGGAGATTTAGGGTATACAGATTTTAATAAAAATTACTTTAAGACCACAACACTAGCTGATATTGTAGGAGTGATTGATCTTCCTGGATATAAAGAATATGAAGAAACGGATGGTAGTGGTATAATTTCTTTTAAAGCGTATAGAAATTTTAGAATTCGTTCTGGAGAATGGAATGAAAACGAAGAGCTTCAATATAAGTTTGATATTAAATTTGAAGAAGCTGCTAAATCAGGAGCCTCTAAGGAAGAGTTACAAAAGCTTCTTAATAAGAATCCTGCTGCAAAGAGTGCTTATACACCAGTTAAACCTATTGTAGCTGGAAATAAAGATAATGGTAAAAATTACAATGATGTAATGCTAGACAAGTTTGCATTATATCCATTATCATATAGAGTGATGTATGAGATAAATGCTTCTTCCAACGCATTAAAGCTTTATGATAAAATGCAGGAAGAAAACATTGATTATGTAGTGTTTAAGAGTGCTAGAAAAGTGGGAGCTGAAAAAACTAATTCTGTATATAACGAGGATGGTAGTTTTAACACTAATGAGTTTGAAGGAGTGTTCAATGTTCCTTTTGACATAATGAGTGTTCAATCTGAAGTGCCTTCTAAAGACACTCCTTTGGTAACTAGAGGATCCCAGGTGACAAAACTCATCACTATGGATTATATGGAAGCAGGAGTTCCTGTAGACTTTGAAGAAACAAAAACATTTCCAGAAAGGTATAAAGCTTGGTATGCATTAGACGAAGAAGGTAGAATAAAAGAATCTACTCTTTATAAAGAAATAAAAAACAATCAAAATCTTTTAGAAGCTATTGCTACAGAAGGATATAACTCTTTATTGAATAAATTGCATATAACAGAAACTACTGATGGATATGTTATTGAACCAGATAATGTTGAAAAAGTTGCAGAGTTTTTAAGACAAGAGTTATTAAAAAGAGAGGTTAATGATAATATAAGTGAGGCTGTAAGAAATTATGCACAAGGTTCTGTAATATTAGAGGCCACACCTGCCTACCAACAAATAAGAAATATTTTATATTCCATAGCAGATAAGGAAGTAATTTCTCCTAAAATTTCTGGTGGATTAAAAGTACAAATTCCTGCTGCTTTATTAGAATCTACAAAAACAGAATTAAGAGAAATTAACGGAAAACTAGGATATACATCTGACACTCTTGAGTTTTATAAGGATGAGGATGGTAAACGTGTGTGTGAAATAATGGTGGGTAGATGGTTTAAGAGTGATTTGTCTGACGAAGAGCTTTTAAAATATTTAAATGAAACTCCAGAAGGACAAAAAATTCTATCTGGACTTGCATACCGTATTCCTACACAAAAGCAAAACTCTATTGATGTTTTTAAAATTAAAAGATTTCTTCCTAAGGAATTTGGAGACTCTGTTGTAATTCCCTCAGCATTGGTTCAGAAAGTGGGATCTGACTTTGATATAGATAAACTTTCTATATACTTTAAAAACGTATTTAAAAATGCTAAAGGAAATATAGAGATTGTACCATTTTTTGGTATAGATCCTAATAACAAAAATAAATATGAAGATATTTTCTTTGATATTTTACAAAGCAAAATAGATAAAGCAGAAGCTAAAAAAATATCTACAGCTGATTTACAGTCTTTATTCAGTGATATTTCTTTGGGAATATCTAGTGACAAAACAGCTAATAAATGGATTCCTATTTTTAAACAAATGTTTGAAAAAGAAACTGAAGACGGTAAATTATTAGTTGCTGATATTGAGGAAATTTTTATAAAAAGATTAGAAAAACTTGGTAAAAAACTTTCTGAATTAACTAATTGGGATGTACAGCAGATTTTATTAGAAGAGTTTAAAGACAAAATGTACAAAGAGTCTTTAGAAAATGAATATATAGAGTCTTGTGAAAAACTTGTTTCTCATCCTAAAAATTTCAAAAGACTTACTTCTCCAAACTCCGCAGATCAACTTAAAGATTTATCTAAAAAAATCTCTGATAAATTAGGAGTGGGGGCTTTTAACTATGATTCTACAGGAAACATGCTAAACAGGGTGTTTATGTCAAGACTTAGACAAGCATTTGTTAGTGGTAAATATGCTATTGGTATTGCTGCTGTAAGTCAAACTAATCACTCATTAAATCAGAGATCTCCTATTTACATAGATAAAAATAAATTAGCAATACAGGATGCTGCTGACAGAGAGTGGTTGGGTGATGCAGAAATTAACTTTGAACAGTATAACAGTATAGAAGTGGATGGAGAAAAAGTTCCTACACTTTCTATGATAGAAAATGCAGAAGGCCAAGATATATCAGATATAAATGGACAGTTTATTGATGGATATGTGGATATATCTAAAGGACCCTGGATTATGGAATTAGGAGCCACTCCTAATGTAGCTAGTACATGGTTGTTTTTAGCTAAGATAGGTGTACCAATCGACACTATTGCTTATTTCATGAACCAACCCATTGTGAGAGATTATTTAAAATCCATAGAAAGGTCTGGGTATTCTTGGTTATTTATTGGGGACATATTTGAAGATGTTATTTCTAAATATGATTCATCTATTACAAAGCCCACTAAAATACCTAGCAAGAGTAAATTATGGGATATGATTGGAGAAGGAGAAAATTTATCTCCAGAGCAGAAAGCAGATCAAAGATTTATCCTATCTGAGTTTGTTAAGTATGCTAAGATGGCTAATCAGCTATACTTAGTTACACAGGGTTCTAATTTTGATACAGCTTCTTTTAATGATCCATTTTTAGTATTTAAGAAAATGGAACAACTTAAAAAAGCAAAAACATCTATTATATCTTCTGTAGATGATATATTAGAAAATTCTTTCATAGGAAATTTAAGTGATTTATTGCTTAAATTAAGAAATGCTCTTTCTACAATACTTGTTTCTGACCAAACTAATGTTAGAGGAGTTATGGAAAAAGTGTTACTTCCGTATATAAATGAATCGGATAGGGATTTTGTTAAAATTTCTCAAAAGGCAGTGAATGATCTTTTTGATTGGGCAGTGCAGAATGATAGAGATCTTAATACAATGGTACAAAGAATTCTTTTAGAAAATAACAATGTGGCTAAACAAATGTCAGATTTTATTGTAGATGTTAAAAAATCTAGCAAACATCCTTTAAAAGATAATATTTTAATAAATAGTCTTGTTCCTGTATTTTCTCAAAAACTAGAAAACGGAACAAACAATTTAAAGATTGTTGGTAGAGATAATAAAGTGTATGATCAAAATCAAATTATCTATGCTTTTGAAGAACTAAAACAATACTTTAAAGGTATAAAAAGTCCTTTATATGGAAACTTAGTTAGGCTCGCTGTTTTGCAATCTGGATTAAATAGGTCTCCAATATCATTTACATCTCTTATTCCTTATGAAGATTTTAAAGAAATCTACAATAAGACCCTATCAAAGCTTGAGACAATTCCAAATCTTAATGATTTTTATAAATTAGGAGTTTTTCAAAGAAATAATTGGAATGATGGAGATGTTGTTCCTAGTAGAAGACTAGTTAAAAAACAAGATCAATTTGGTAATTGGAGATATAAAAATTTTGATTTTTTTAGAAATTTATCTGGGTTTAATAAACCTATGGAAACTGGAGATATTCCTCAATTGATTAAGTTTAATACAAAATCCAGGGAAGCAGACTCTGACTATGTTGTGTTTACATGGGAAGTGGGAAATAAATATGAGAAAGAAGCTATGAGAAAGAAGGGTGATTATTCTTATATTAAAAAAGGACTTTTCAAAAAAATATATAGCGGAGATATACCATTTACTAATGAATATACAATGAATAAAGATGGACAAAATATTGTTATTACTGAATATATTTATAAAATGGTTAATGCTTGGGGAGACTCTTTCAGGGCTGTAGAAATGTATGATGTAGCTAAAAAATCTAAGATAGATAATGGATTTTTAAAAGTGGAACAAGAAAAAGAAGATGATGAAATTTTATCATATTTAGATGAAAATTTAGTATCTTTGGAGTCTACAACTACTGAAAAAACAGTGTCTCTTAAAGATGGAAAAACATATTCATCTGAGCAATTAAACACAAAAATGCTTGTAGACATGGGCTACACATTGGCTGAAGCAGGAACAATAATTAAAAATAATAAATGTTAAAATATGGCATGTCCTAATATAAATCTTGATTCTTGGAAATTGTTAGTAGCAGCTAGAGGAGAGAATGTTGCTTATGCTTTATGGGATCTTTATGAAGGAAATGTTCCTGAAAGTGAGAGTAAAAGTTCTATTGTTAAAGCTGGATTAAAATCTGTAGATGCTTTACAATCTGAGAAGGCTATTAAACTTTTTTCTTCCTTAGAAAAGAATAGAGTGAAAGGAGATGCTTTTTGGAACAAGGTACAATCTGATCTTAGTATTCCTAAAGACCAAATAGAACTTCTCAAATCATTTAATACAACAGATCGTAATGAGTTGATTACCAACATGTTAGCTAATTATAGTTATGCTATTGAGATTAATGTTGCTAAAAATAAAATAGGTTCTGATATTTATGGTAAAAGTTCTGAACCTAAACAAATAACCGATGAAAATTCTGCTATGGCTTTAGGAGCTGAAGTTGGGGATTATTTTATTGAATATATTACAGAAGATGGGGATCCTGATATAGCAATTTTTAAAACATTAGAAGAGGCTAACAGAGCTTTTAATACTCAAAGAGCTGCTAATAATAGTTCTGTATATTCTAACCTAACAGTTCCAGGAGGAACCAATTATACAGAAAATGAAATAGCTACACCAGCTATTACTCCTTCTATTAAAGGACATGCTCAGTTTGCTACAGATCAAGGTATTGGTTGGTTTAGAAGTGATGATTCTATAGTTGGTATTCAAAATAGAAAAGCACTACCTCAAGAAATAGAAGAAGTTAGAGATACTGAAGGTGCTCAAGCAGCTAAAGAATTAGAAAAAAATGGCATTCCTGGTGTTGGAGGTACACCTACTACAACTCGTAGAATACTAGAAGTACAATCTGATCTTTTTCAGAAGGGTAGAGATAGTAAAGTTCTTTCTAAAAAGCTTGATATTAAAAAAGTAGGAGATACATTTATATCTAATGGTGAAAAGTTTACAGTTACAAATATTGACACAGATTCTAATCTTTATGAATTAATTACAATTTCAAATCAAGAAGGTAAAACAGCTACTTTAAGAAGAAGTGCGTTAGAAAAAAGATTTGATGAAAGAGGAGATAATAGTTCAGATAATCAATTCCTCCAACTTCTAAACAAAAACTCTAACTGGGTTACATTCTTTATTAAATCTATTCTACAAGATAGTGCTAAAAAAGGATATGAGAAAGTGTTATTCCCTTCTGGTAATACAGCTAGTAAAGTAGAAGGACATACAACATTAGAAGAGTTTAAGAAACAAAAAGAAAATAGAATTAAAGAACTTGAAGAATCTAGTATTTTAAAAAATAAAAATGTTGATGGATTTTATTATATTCAAAGATATTTAGAAGATGAAAATGGTAATGAGGTTTTAACTTGGAGAAAAGTAAGCAATGAAACAGGTAGAGAAAAAACAGCTACTAAAGAAGAAATTGAATCTTTAAAAAGTAAGTTTTCAGAAGAAACTAAAAATGAAATAAATCAACTTAAAAAAGAGCTTGAAGATGTTGAAAAAAATGGTTTTGGTGCTTTAAAACCTATATACAACTTCTATGAGAACACTGTAAAGAATATTTTAAATAAACAATACGGAAAGGATAATGTAAAACAAATTACAGATGAATATGGTAATACATGGAATGAAGTAGAAATTGTTCCTGAAAGAGAACAGAAACAAATTCTTTTACAAAAAGAAGGAATGCCTGCTTCTAAGGCTTCTGCTGAAACACTTTCTAAGGTGAAGGAAGCTGCTAAAAAAATGGGTATTAGTATTCAGCAGCTTTCTGATTATTTAAAAGGTAATAAAGACGTAACAACAAAAGGAATAAATGGACTGGCAGATCTTGTTAGAGGGATAATTGCTGTAGCAGAGGGGAAAGAAGATGTTGCTCTCACAGAAGAAATGGTACACGTAGCAACAGCTATTTTAGAACAAATGGACCCAAGACTTGTTACAGAAATGATTTCTAAAATAGATAGATTTAAGATATATAAACAAGTCTATGATCAATATAAAGATGTATATAAACTTCCTAATGGAAAACCAGATATACGTAAAATAAAGAAAGAAGCTGTAGATAAACTTTTAGTGGAAGTAATTATTAATAAAGCAGGAGCTACAGAAGCCTATCCTGAATTAATGGAGGAAGCCACTCAATCATTATTTAGAAACTTTTGGAATAAAATATTAGATCTTATAAGAGGTGTATATAGAAAATCCAACATATCTATATTTGAAGAAGTGGGAGCTAGAGTGATTGAAGGTGAGGTGGGAGGAACCATTTCTGATATTTCTGAAGGAGGAATATTTTACCAACTATCTGATGCACAAAAGAAAGTGCAAGAAAAAATACAGGAAACAAGAAATTCTATTAACAAAGTGGTTAGTGATGAAAAGTCTGATGAAGTGTTAGCAGATTCAGATGAGTCTACCAACTGGTATGAAATATCTCTTCCTGATGGTACAAAACAAAAAATAACCAAAAGGGTGACAGATCTTGTTAAAGAGTGGTATAAGAAAAGATTTAAAGATAAAAAATTCACTCCAGAAGAAAAGGCTTTTAACGAGATGAAAAGAAAATATGGGGTGGAGGGGCATGCTGATTTTGAAGAAATACATAATAGATATTATAATAAAGATGGTACAAAAAAGACCACTCCTGATCCAAGACCTGTAAAATTCAATCTTCCTTCTGAAGAAATGTATAATATGTTGGAAAACTATTATGTAAGTCTTTTACAAACATTAGATAAAGATGCATTAGTTTTCTCGGAAGTTATAGTTTACAATCCTAAAGATAAAAGAGCTGGTACAATAGACTTCTTAGCTGTAGATCCTTCGGGGAAAGGACATATTCTTGATTGGAAGTTTATGCAAATAAACGGTGAAGATGTTGCATGGTTTAAACAAGGAGCCTTTGATATTCAGCTTGGTACATATAAAAATATTCTTAAAGACTTTTATGGAATAAAAGAATTTGGAATGAATAGAGCTATTCCAATAGCTATGGATTTTGGGTATAAAGAAAAAGGCAATAAGAGTTCTGGCCTTGAATTAAAAGGAATAGCTATAGGTTCTATAGATAAAACTAAAATACAAGATCTTAGACTTGTGCCTGTTTCTGAACAAACAGAATCTACAGGATATGAAGATCTTGATAATATTATTAAAAAACTAAATTCCATGCTTAAACAAATAGGCAAGGAAGAAGTAACAGATGATGATGAGCGTTTATTTAAAATAGAGCGTTTAAACACTATTAGAAAAGCTGTTCGTCTTTTACAGGGACAAAATAATATTGCTTCTTTAATTGATGTTGTAGGTATTATGAGAGAAGAGGGTGACCAGCTATTAAATGATTATAACACTATTTATAAAAATAGACCAGCTTCTTCTAACGATTCAAATAATAAAGAACTTTCAGATTTTGCAGAGAAGATGAGAGTGCACTTAAGAATTATTGATGTTTTTGAAAATATAGGAAGAGACATAGGCCACCTTGTGTATACAAAGGATATGTTGGAAAATGCTAAGACAGAAGAAGAAAGAGAAGATGTAGCAAGAAGAAAAGATATACATGATCAGTTGATGGCCCAATCTAATGCTATTTACAGATCAAAAGAACAATTAACGAAAGCTGCTCAGGATTTTGCAGATAAACATGTAGGGCAAAGAAACCTTGTATTTGGACTTCTATCCCCCGAAGCTGTTATTAAAGGACTTTCTTCTAATTTTAGAGGTATATCAGAACTTCCTTCTAAAGCATTACAATTGTTATACAAAGTGGTGAGAGGTGCCCAAGGAGAAGCTTCTAAAGCATCGTTAGAAAGAGTACAAAAACTAATGGATATTAGGAAGAAATTAGCAGAACAGGGGGGAGATCTTAGAACAATAGTGCAACAGATATATCAAAAGGATGATAAAGGAGGTATTGTTAATAAACTTATTCATAGATATAGCAGAAAATTCCATGAAGAAGTGGATGCAAAAGCTAAAGAAGGTGGAGATAAACAATGGCTTTTAGACAATATTGATGTAGAGGAGTATAAAAAAGAAGCTAATAAACGTCTTGAAGATCAAATTAAAAAAATAGAAAGACAGATATATACAAGTGATAAAAATGAGAATGAGGCTATAAGAGTTAAAAATATTAAAGAAGCTCAAGAGATGTGGGATATTGATAATAAAAACTTTAATGGTTGGAATAACTATATCATTAAAAGACATCCTCTCCCAAAATGGTATTCAGAAGAATACAAAAACATTCTTAAAAATCCAATTCTTTTAGAACTTTATAATTTCATAGGTAGTATAAATGAAGAAGCTAAAGAGGCTGGATATATCACTAATAAAGTGATGAAAACATTCCTACCGTTTGTTAGGAAAGGAGCTGCTGAAGAACTAGCTTGGGATCATAGTATTTCTCCTTTAAAGAATTTTTCAGAGAGTCTTAAAATGCAAACAGATGATGTAGGATTTGGAAGTTTTAATGAGCTTACAGGTGAACTAGAAAATTCTGTTCCTAAGTATTACACATATGATTTTACTAGAAAAGATGGTGTAAATGATTATTCTGACGTAAGCGAAGATCTTTTTAAGAATATGATTTTATACATCCAACAAATGGAAAAGTATAAATATCTTTCTGCTGTAGAAGGACAATTACAATTAGTAAAAACTGTAGAGCAATTTAAAGGGCATTTAGCTACAGATAGATCAGCAAATGTTGTTAAACAAGGTGGTAAAATAATAGAAATACCAGGAAATGAAGAAAACACTAAAATGTATGATGACTTTTTAAGAGTGTTGTTATACGGACAAAAGTATGTTCTTTCTGATACAGACACTCCTTTAAATGTAGGTAAAGTGTTAAACTTTGTAAAAAATGGTGTAAACACTATTACAGGCAGAGAAGTATTTAAAATAGATGAGGAGCCTTCTGCTACATCTTTAGTAAAAACTATGGACGCAGCAAATAGAGCATTCCAATTAAAAGCTTTAGGGTTTGAATTTATATCTGGAGCTGTAAATATGTTTGGAGGTAATATACAGGTGGCTACACAAGCTGGTGATTATTTTAAAGCAAGAGACTTTCTTAAAAATCAAGCTAAATTAGCTGTACAAAGATTTGATAATGAAGAAGATAGAGAAATATTTGTACAATTAGTTAATACATTCATGCCTCTAAAAGATGATCCATCTACAGATATATATAAATATGAAGCAGGGATGACTGCTCTCACTAGAAAAAATTTAGGGGATATGCTAATGGTTTTTATGAGAAAACCAGAACAACTTATTGAAAAGTCTATTTTTGTCACACTTTTGGAAAACATGATGGTGGATAATGGTAGAATTGTTAATATTAATGATTTTGTAAAAAACAAATACAAAAATAGATATAAATCCTCTTCAGAATATAAACAGTCTAAAGAAGCTATAAAAGCAGAGGTGGAAGAACTTAAGAAAACAAAGTCTATAGCTGTAACTAAAAAACTTGTAAACGGTAAATTAGAAATTCCTGGATTAGATCTTTCAAATCAAAGGGAGTTACAAAGATTGACAGAACTAACTAGAAGAATTTCTAGAAATGCAACAGGAGGTATGTCTGACGGAGATATTAACAGAATGTCAATGTCTGTTTGGACAAATAGTATGATGCTATTTAAAAGCTGGATACCAAAACTTGCTGATACACGTTTCTCAGAATTTAGAAAAGTGAGCGATGATTTTTCTGTAACAGTGGATGAAGATGGTGTTAAAGGGGAGAAATATGATATAGGAAGAATTAGACTTTTGGCTTATGTTTTAGGAACATCTATTCGTGATAAATCAGCAAATATTACGAATTTAATTCAAATGAATGACAAGGGAATTGCTTTGATAGATAAAATGTATGAGGATTTTGCTGAAAAATACGAAAAAAGAACAGGTGAAACTCTTAACATGACTAAAGAAGATTTTGCTGATATGATTAGAACCAATCTAAGAAACGAGATTAAAGAATTAGCTATTCTTGGGGCTTTATTAGGTGTGATGATTTCTCTAGGATTTATGGCTCCTGATGATGAAGAAGATAAAGCAACCAAAAATTTCTTTAGGTATTCACAAAGAGTGGTAGATAAATTTGTTGGAGAGCTTTCTTTCTTCTATAATCCTGTCAATTTTGAAAGTCTTTTGAGTGGAAGTATGTTCCCAGCTATAGGACTTATAACAGATTATACTAGGTTTACTAGTCACTTTGTTAGAGAAGTGACAGGATTTGATATTACAGATCCTACATTATCTGCTGAAGAGGTGAGGAAAAAAGCTATGCCTATTAAATATGCTGCAAAAGCTTTACCTGTAGCAAAGTCTGCTTTAACATATGGAGCAATTTTAAATAATGAGTTTGCCAAAGAATTTGATATAACTATACAAAAAGAAAGTAGTATGAAATAAGGAGTTGTATTGCTATATTATATCTGAATATTTTATGTAATGTATTGATAATAAAGAGAAAAAGGTATCTTTGCATCTTAATCTCGCCTTAATATATTTAATTATGAACGTTACTTGTTCTGCTGAAGTGTGTCCAGTGATACTATCTAGCACCTGCGTTTTTTACGAAGGTGCTAATTTAATATACACTTCTATAAATACAAATGACACGTTAGAGGATGCTCTACAAAAAATAGATGCTAAGTTTGGTGATATTACAGCAGGCTATGCTTTTAATAACGGTATTTATCAACTTTCCCCAGGAAATATAGTACAATTAGGCGGATCTTTATTACAAGACACCACTATTGGTGGTAATTATACATTATCTTTTACAGGATTTTTAGAAGCATCTAAATTTATTACAACTGGGGGAACATCTTCTGATTTTGTAAAAGGAGATGGATCTTTAGATAGCACCACTTACCAACCAGCTGGAGACTATATTACTGATCTTTATGGTGATGGAGTGGCTTCTGGCCCAGGTAATAGTCAATTTACGCTATCTACCGTGAACACCAATCCTGGTATTTATGGGTCTGATATATCAGTACCTGTAATCACCGTAAATGCAAAAGGACTTGTAACTAATATCACTCCTCAATTAATAGCACTTCCATCAGCCTCATTAAGCTTTGTGGGAGATGTAACAGGATCTGGATCTACAGGATCCCCTGTAACACTTACATTAAAAACTGTAAACACTAATGTTTATGGGAGCAATACTTTCTTAAAATTCGCTGTAAATGGTAAAGGATTAGTCACATCAGCCACTCCAGTGGTTTATGGGGACATCACTTCTGCATTAGGATTTGTTCCTGTTCCAGAAAGTAGAACACTCACTATTAATGGTGTTACATACGATCTTTCAGCCAATAGAAGCTGGTCTATTGTAGCAGGTGTTTCTAGTGTAGTGGGAACAGCACCTATATCTGCATCTAATTTATTAGGCACTGTTACAGTGTCTATTTCAAAGGCTGATATTGCTACAGATGGATATTTATCTTTTTCAGATTGGAACACTTTTAATAATAAACTTTCCACAATTTCAGGAATTGCAGCAGGTGGTGAGCTTAGTGGAACATATCCAAATCCATCTTTAGTTAATTCTGCTGTTATAGGTAAAGTGTTAACAGGCCTTAATTTAACAGGTGGAGGAACAATAGTCTCCACTGATACTATTTTACAAGCTTTTGGTAAAGTGCAGAATCAAATAAGTGCTTTATTAGGTAGTGTTAGTTACCAAGGAATTTGGAACGCAAATACTAATACCCCTACATTAACTTCAGGTGTAGGAACAAAAGGATATTATTATGTTGTAAATGCAGCAGGTAGTACAAATCTTGATGGTATTACAGACTGGAAGGTGGGGGATTGGGCTATATTCAACGGTACTGCGTGGGATAAAGTGGATAATACAGATGCAGTGAGTTCTGTAAATGGATATACAGGACCAGTTAGTCTTGTAACAGGAGATGTATTTGAGGGAGCTGGTAGTCTTCCAGGTAGACCTTCTCAATTATATTTTACAAATTCAAGAGCAAGAACTGCTATTAGTCTTACTACTACTGGTACAAGTGGTGCTTCCACTTATGATCCATTAACAGGTATATTTAACATACCAAATTATACACCAGATTTAAGTGGGTATGTTACTTTGGCAAATACTCAAACAATAACAGGAGTAAAGAATTTTGATTTAGGTATAAATATTAAGAATGGAACTTTCCCCATAGCTAATGGATATACAGGAATAGGTTCTCAAACAAATGGTTTAATTATTAATGTAACAGGTGGGGGATTTGGAGTAGCACATAATCTACTATTTAATACTGCATTACCATATTCATATACATTCCCTTCAGCAACAGGAACTTTGGCATTAACAAGTGATCTATCTACTTATGTTCCTACATCAAGAACATTGACAATTAATGGAACTACTTATGACTTATCAGCAGATAGAAGCTGGAGTGTAGGTACAGTTACATCAGTTGGGCTTACAATGCCTTCAGCATTTACAGTGTCTTTATCTCCAATAACTTCCTCAGGAAGTATTGTTGTAACAGGCGCAGGATTATCAAGTCAATATGTACGTGGTGATGGGACACTAGGTGTATTCCCAACAGTGGGTGGTGGTGGTGGAGGTAGTGTATATTATTTAAATGGAAACACATCCCAAGGTAGTATAGCAGGTACAACAATGTATCAGTTAAGTAAATTATCTGCCAGTGGAACATCTGCTAATTTTACAAGCAGTACAATAGGAACAATTGCTTCGTTTATTACTGACATAGGAGACCCTAATCAATTAAGTGTTCCTGGAGGTATTTGGGTATTTGAATGTTATTTCTCTGTAGCTGGTATTGGTGCAAGTCCCGCAACCATTCAAGCTGTTGTTAAGAAATGGGATGGAGCCTCACTCACTCTAATTAGTAGTGGTACCATTGAAGAATTAACTAATGGTGCTACTAAAGACCTATATACATTAGGAGTTAGTATACCAAGCGGAGTTACATTAGCTCTTACAGATAGAATTGTAATTGAGATTCAAATAGTTAATCCTAATGGTAAAACAGTAACTTTATACACGGAGAATGGAAATATATCAAGCGTAACAACAACATTTGCAAACGGTATTTCCTCAATAAATGGATTGACGACAGCAGCACAAACTTTAGGTGTAGGTACAAGTGGAGCTGATTTTGGTATAAGCTCCGTTGGTTCTTCTCACACTTTTAACCTACCGACAGCAAGTGCAATAAACAGAGGTGCCTTATCTTCAGCTGACTGGACAACTTTTAATAGTAAGCAAAACACCATTACTCTCACTACAACAGGAACAAGTGGAGCTGCTACATTAATTGGAAGTACATTAAATATTCCTCAATATCAAGCTGTTCTTACAAATCCTATCACAGGTACAGGTACAACTAATTTTGTACCAAAATTTACAGGTTCAACAACTTTAGGTGATAGTCTTATATATGATAATGGCTCAACAGTAGGTATAAATACAACCATTCCATCAGTTTCTTATAAATTAGATGTAAATGGTGCTGTTAGAGTGTCTAGTACATTAAATTTAGGATCATTTGTTAATTTAACCACAGCCAATGCTTTTGGCTTAAATTACTTTCAAGTGGGTGCAGCGACATCAGGTAATGGTATTGCAGCAAGTTTTTCTCCTAACGGCAACCCATCTGGATATGGATATAATTTCCAATTTAGTACATCACAAACAAGTTCTAACAATAGTAATTTATTAATTATTGGCGGTAATAATTTAGCAGGAACGGGGGCTACTAATAAACATGTAATAGCTGTAGACAATAGTGCTGTAACAAGTAGACCTTTAATTTTTAAAGTTGCGCCTACTAATACTGGGTGGGGAAGCACTAACGAACACATGACATTGTTTGGAACAGGTAACTTAGTTTTACAAAATAGTACTGCTACTGCAACAGATGCTGGATATAGATTAGATGTTAATGGTACTTCTAATTTCTACACTTCAACAGTTGGAGCAACAGTTTTAACAGTTCAAGGGTCTACAGGTCAATTATTTACTGTTTCAGATATAACCACTGGTAATTTATTACAAGTGAATGATGTTTCAGGACTTCCTTTAATGGCTGTAAATGCTAATGGAGCAATGTATATGTATTCAGCTACATTAACAGGTATAACAGCTTCACCTACAACAGCTTATTCAATAGATGAATCAACTGGAACAGCCGCATATTTTGATTACAGAGTTACAAATACAGTTAATAATGGATGGAGAGCAGGAACAGTGATGGCAGTTTGGAATCCAACAGCTAATGTGGTTGAATTTACAGACACTTCCACTGCAGACCTTACAGCAACAACAGCAGGCCTTTCATGGTCTGTAAGTATAAGTGGAACAAGTGTTCAATTAATAGCAACAATTACTTCTGGTACATGGAATATTAAAATAGGAGCAAGAGTGATATGAGTAGGATAACAATTAAAGGACAAACAGTTTATGGAGTTAAACCTATTGTAACAGATGGGCTTGTTTTATATTTAGATGCAGCTAATACTAAAAGTTATCCTGGTACAGGTACAACATGGACTGATTTAAGTGGTTACAATAGTAACGGCACATTAACAAATGGACCAACATTTAATCCTTCTAATGGGGGCAGTATTGTGTTTGATGGAACAAACGATTTTGTGTTATTAAAAAGTGGAGCGGCTTTATTAACACAAACTTCCAATATAACTATGGAAATTTGGTTTTATAAAACAGGTACAGGATTAAACTATAGATTATTTTATAATGGAAATAGTGGTGCAAATGGATATGGATTTTATACAGGAGTGTGTAGTACACCTACAACATTATTAGGAATACTTTTTGGTGGTGTGGCTTGTAATGTCGTATCAACAACAGTAGCTATAAATACATGGTATCACGCTGTTTTCACTAATGCACCAGGTAATATTAACACTTTATACTTAAATGGAGTGGCTGTTAGTACAGCAAATCAATCTTTTGTAGCACCAACAACTGAGACAACAATAGGTGCTGCTACAAATGCTTCTAATGCTTATGCTGGTAGAATAGCAATAGCAAAATTATACAATCGTGCTTTATCAGCATCAGAAGTACTACAAAATTATAATGCTTTAAAAAGTAGGTTTGGATTATGAGCAGTTTAATAGGAGCAAATAATATTATAACAGATGGATTAGTTATGTATTTGGATGCAGCTAATATTAATTCTTATTCAGGAACAGGAACAGTATGGAATGATTTAAGTCCTTATAAAACAAATGCTACACTAGTTAATGGTCCTGCGTACACTTCAGCTAATGCTGGTGGTATTGTATTTGATGGTACTAATGATGGAGTCACTTTGCAAGCTTCAACACTTTGGAATGTTGGTGCTGCTGATTTTACTATTGAATTCTGGTTTAGAAGGACTGGCACTAGTCAAGCTTATGGTAGATATTTTCAATTAAGTAATGGTGATACTTTTAGTGCATTTAGTTTAGCTGTAAAAGGGACAAACCAAGATCAATTATCATTTTCTATGGCTTCTGCAAATGGTAGTTGGGGTGTTTTAAATGATGCTACAATAGGTACTTTAACAGCAGGACGATTCAATCATGTTGTTATTTCAAGAATAGGGACAAATTTTTATCTATATTTAAACACAGTTCAAAGTCTGATTACTACTAGTGCAGCATCATTGTATTATGCAGCAGGAGGAGTACCTATAATTGGAGGTCAAACAATTGGTACAACTAGATCTTTATCTGGTATAATTTCTTTGTTTAAATTTTATAAAGGAAAAGGGCTTACATTAGCCGAAGTAACACAAAATTATAATGCATTAAAAGGAAGATTTGGACTGTAAATAATATGAGAGTAGACAGTTTATGATATTTGATGTTACAGAATTAGATACACCAGAGTGGCAAAACATTCATATAACAATTTAAAAACTTTACCTATTGGATAGTGAAAATAGGATAAAAAATGGCACAAGAGTTTGTAGCAAGGAAAGGTCTTTTAGTTCCAAGTGGTAATGTAGGTATAGGAGTTACTCCGAGTGCGTGGGATGGAACATTAGTCAAAGCTATTCAATTAGCAGATAATGGGGCTTCATTATCAAGTTTTTCAACAGGAAATACAAGTGGTAAATTTGCGATATTATCAAACAATGCTTATTATGATAGTGGTGGCTGGAAATATTTACAAAGTTCTGCATCTGCTCAATACAGAATAGCTAATCAGGAACATCAATGGTTCACCGCCCCTTCAGGCACAGCAGGTAACGCTATCAGCTTTACACAAGTAATGACCTTAGATGCAAGTGGAAGGTTATTAATTGGAACTACAAGTAGTACTGGTGTTGATAAGGTTAGAATAAATAATGACGGCACAACATCTTATTCAACTGTAAATATTACAAATGCTAACTCAACAGCTAATATGTATGTTGGTGTTGGAGGTAATAGTGTTGCAAATGTCAATTTAAGAGATAATGCTTATATATGGAATGCAGCAGCATCCGCATTAGCTTTTGGAACTAGTGATACCGAACGTATGCGCATCACCTCATCAGGTAACGTAGGTATAGGTACTACTTCACCTTCGACTAAACTAGATGTAACAGGTACAGTAACAGCTACATCATTTAGTGGTGCTGGAACAGGTTTAACAGGAACAGCATCAAGTTTAAGTATTGGTGGTACAGCAGCATCAGTTTCTACTTCTACAACAACAGGTATTGTTTCAAGTTTTTCTACAACAATTAATACTACCACACCTGGTACTGGAACCTATGGTATAAGCTTTGCTGGAAGTAGTATCTCAGACAACGCTTCTGGAATTACTTGGGCTTGGTCTGGAAATACAGCACAAGCAGGTATTTATGTACAATCAAGTGGAAATTATGGTACAAAGATGTATATTGCAACAACAGATTCTTTTGCTACAGGAGCAAAAACTGCTATTAGTATTGGTGAAACTGGTATTGTAAATTTTGTTAGGAGTAGACCTACATCTTTAGGTAATATTATTTTAGATGCAGGTAACTATAGTTCCTATGCTTTACCATTAACTGGTGGAACATTATCTGGTAATATCTCTGCAGCAAATATTACTACAGGTGTTAATGTAAATCATATTGTACAACGTGATGCTAGTGGATATATTTATGCTAATTATATTAACTTTAATATATCTGAAAGTGAGAATCCTACTATTAATAGTTTTTTTGTTTCTAATGGTGATGGATGGTCACGTAAAGCCTCGGTAGCTCATGTTAAAAATACTATTCGAGGAGTTGCTGATGGAACCTGGGGAATAAATGTTACTGGAACTGCAGGCGGTGTAGCTTGGGGTAACGTGTCAAGCAAACCTTCTCACATAATGTATTATCAAGGTTTTACTCTTGACGCTAATACAATGGATGTTAATGCTACAGGTTTTACATATTCAGCTAATGCACCATTTACAGGTCCTATTGTTAGATTTAGTGCTGGTGGAAGTTATGATATGTGGTTAAATGCTACTTATAGTGGAGGAGGAAATTCTATTGCATTTAGAACTAGAAATGGTGATGCTGGAACTTTTAATCCTTGGAGAGCTATTTTACATGACGGAAACTACACATTATACTCACCAACATTAACAGGTGGAGGAGCTAGTGGAACTTGGAGTATTAACGTTACAGGTAACGCTGGTACTGCAACAACCGCAACTAACTTATCAGGATTTGATAAAACTAATCCTACATTCGGTGCTGTATATTCAACTAACTGGTTTAGGTCTTATGGAGATACTGGGTTATATAATCAAGATTATGCTTGTCATTTTAGACGTAGTACATCAGCTAGTTTTGGTACATGGGAAATGTTTGGCTATAATAAAGGCGGATATGGTGGATTAAATATTATAGATCCTAGTGGATATTGGAATAATTTTATGTTTGAAAATGGTAATGGGGGTTTATATCAACAAAACGGTAGTGGTTGGGTTTGGCTTCATAATAGAACCTATGGATCTTTTGCTATAGGCCCAAGTGGTACTGTATCAGCTTCTTATAGATTATATGTTGAAGGAAATATATATGCAACGGGTGTAGTGGATTGGGCGTCAGATGTTAGAAAAAAAGAAAATATAGTTACAATAGATAGTTCATTGGAAAAAGTAACTAAATTAAGAGGAGTTTATTTTAACAGAATTGATGATCCGAAGAAAAAAACACAAACAGGTGTAATTGCTCAAGAAGTTAAAGAGATAATGCCAGAGCTAGTAAACTATGACGATATGAATGATAGTTATAGTGTAACCTATGGTAATTTTGCTGGGCTATTTATAGAAGCGATAAAAGAGCAACAAAAAGAAATAAATGAGCTTAAATTAATTATTAATAATCTTAACAAATAAAAGAATAAAATATGGAAACAACTTATACATGGATCATAGAACAGATGCAATGTAAACAACAAGAGGGTGAGTTAACAGATGTTGTAATCAAAGTAAACTGGATAAGAAAGGCTAGTGCTACAAAAGATGGCATAGAATATAGCGTAACAATACCTGGAATTCAAGATTTTACTCAGCCAGATCCTGAAAACTTTATACCGTATGATGAATTAACATATGAACAAATATGTGGTTGGTTAGAAGAGTCTATGAATATGACTATGATTGATACACCTCTATATAACCAATTAAACCTTATAGTTAATCCACCGTTGATAGTGTTACCGTTGCCTTGGGAAACAACTACTACCACTACTACAGAGTCTCCCACCACTACTACCACCACAACAACAGAAATTCCTGTATAATTAGAAAATTATACTTATTTTTGTAAAATAACTAAAATTTTAAACCAATGAAATTAAAAATGGAAGAGATACTTCAACTTAATTATGAGTTGAATGGTATGGTCATAACTAAAGATGGTGTACAAGAAGAGCTTTCTAAAGGACTTTTAAAGCAAAAAACTTCGATGAAGAATAAGCTTTACTTCCAAAGACTAAATAAATTAGTACAAGGAGAAGTGAAGATTTTTGAAGATGCTCAAAAGGAACTATTTAAAAGTTTTGGAGAGGAAAAAGATGGGGAAGTTGTAATTCCTACAGAAAAGATAGAAGAATTTAACAAAGAATATAAAGAGGTTTTGGCTTCTGAGATAGAAATAAATCCTTCCACTTTGTGGAGTTCTAATTTAACTATAGAAGATCTTAGTTCCATTGAAACAGAGGAAATATACCCTGTTTTTATGAAGCTTGTAGATCAAGAATAATTAAATAGCTTTTTAAGCGTAAATGGTTAGGAGCTTGTATAAATGAGCTCCTGGCCATTTTTTGCTTGTACAAAAATAAATTTGGCTATTATATATTTATTACATATCTTTGGCCTCCCTCTTTGTTCCTTCCCCAGGAACTTTTATTAACTTATATTAATTTAAACTCTAATGGATTCTGAACAAATTAAGTTAGAATTTACAAACATGGACCAAAGATTAACAGAAATGGAAGAAAAAATTGATTCAATTGATAAAAAATTGAATCAAGTGGTTGATGCAATATTAGGGAACCCCTTAACAAAGGAAGGTGGGTTTATAAATGATATAAATTTATTAAAAGCCAAAATAGAGCATTTAGAGAAAGAGCAGGAAAAAACAAAAGAGTTTAAAAATAAAATTATGTGGACCGTGGGTATATTAGTATCTATAGGGGCCATATTACAATATATTACAAACTTATATTCAAATTTTAAAAAATAATATGGAAAACAAAAATATAAACTGGATGAATTTTACAGGGAGTCTTATTGTTATAATAATGTCTTTAAGCATTTTTTATACATTAATGGATAAAGAAATTCCTACATCTAATAGAGAATTATTAATAGCTTTCGTGGCTTCATTATTTGGGGCAACAGTGGCATCAATTAAAAAAATAACAGGAGGAAAATAGTATGATAAAGAAGTTTATTAATTTTATAGGAGGATTTTTTTCATCTTCCAGCGAGAACTCTAGTAAAAGACTTGTAGGTATTGTAGGTGCATTCACTTTTTTCTACACTTTTCACGTAAATTCAAAAACAGAAGAACATTTTACCACTTCAGATACTTTTATCTGGGCTAATGTAATTGTTATTTCAGTGGCTTTAGGCCTCACTAGTGTAGAATCTATAGGTAATATAGTGGCTAAAATAAAAAACCCTTCAGAAAAATAATTTAATTATAAAAAAATCATAATATATGCAACTATCAGAACATTTATCATTAGCAGAAGTGATGCGCAGTGAGTCTGCAAAAAGACATGGTATATCTAATATGCCTACAGAAGAGCATATTGAAAACTTTAAAAAGCTTGCTTTAAATATTTTTGAACCTATTCGTACTTATTTTAATGTAGCTATTCATGTATCATCTGGATATAGATCTGCTGCTCTAAATAGAGCAATAGGAGGAGCAGTAAGTTCTCAACACTGCAAAGGGGAGGCTATAGATATAGATATGGATGGTACTTCTATTACTAATAAGCAAATATTTGATTATATTAAAGACAACTTAAAATTTGACCAATTAATAGCAGAATTTCCTAGAAAAAATAACCCAGAATGGGTTCACGTTTCTTTTTCATCGTCGGGGAATCAGAGAAATCAAATTCTAGTAGCACAAAAAATCAATGGTAAAACTGTATACATTCCTTATAAATCAGATAAAGATTTAATTTAATGGCTTATTTATACCGTCATATTAGATTGGACCTAGATCAACCTTTTTATATTGGTGTTGGACTGTCTAATGATACACTTTATAGAAGAGCTTATAATAGTAAAAACAGAAATAATTATTGGAAAAATATTGTTAATAAAACTAATTATGAAGTAGAAATTATTTTAGAAGATTTAACTAACGAAGAAGCATTTAAAAAAGAAATAGAATTTATTAAAATTTACGGAAAAAAATCTAATGGAGGTATTTTATGCAATATAGCAGATGGTGGAAATGGAGGTTTTTTAGGTAAAGATGTTAATATTTTAAGAAGTATAGCTCTTAAAGGACATAAACTATCTGTGGAAACTAAAGATAAAATCCGTAAAAAAGCTAAAGGAAGAAAAGCCTCTGCAGAAACAAAAATTAAAATGTCTAAAACACATAAAGACAAAAAAACTGGGCATTGGTTAAAAAGTGTGGGTCATTATAATGGAAGAGCTAAAAAAGTTTATCAATTTGATATAAGTAATAATTTTATTAAAGAGTGGGAGTGTGGTTCTTATGCATCTAAAGAATTAGGTATAAATAAAAGTTGTATATCTGAAGCTATAAAAGGAAACCAAAAAACAGCAGGAGGGTATATTTGGAAATTTTATAAATAGAAAGTATGAATAAAAATTTATTGTCAATTATTATAATTGTATTGTTTGGTCTGGTTATTCTCCAAAGATGTAACACAGGAGAAAAGGATATTCCAGCTCTTAAGATAGATACAGTGTTAGTTCCTATTCTTGTGCACGACACTGTACAGGCTAAACCAAAGCTAATTAAATCAAAAGCAGACACTTTATGGAGAGATAGTGTTAGAACAATTACAGACTCTGCTTCGTATAAAACTATTTTAGAAAATTATTATTCTTTGGGAGATAAGTATTATGAAAAAAATACATATCAAACAGAGTTTAAAATTAAAGATTATGGTTCTGCTATTGTTACAGACACTGTATTTAATAACAAATTAATAGGTACTAGTCTTATTGCAGATCTTTTAATTCCAGAAAAAACTATAACAATTGAAAAACCTATTCCTGCTAAAAATCAATTATATGTAGGAGGAGGAATTATGGGAAACCCATCTTCTATTATATCTGGAATAAATACAGGCTTATTGTTTAAAGACAAAAAAGACAAAATAATTGGAGTTTCTGTTATATATAATGGAAATATACAATATGGTATAAATTCTTATTGGAAAATAAAATTCTAAAAAATGGCAAAGTCAATAACTAAAGCAAACAAGATTTCTTTTGGAAAAAGAAAGTCTGGAAAAGCTAAGAAATCTTCTGGTCCTAAAGACAAAAAAGTATCTAAATATCAAGGACAGGGGAGATAATTAAATTAGTTATTTTCTCTTAATTAAAATCATTATTCTATTTATTTCAAGTTCATTGATTATATTAAAAAACAATATATCTTTGAACATTAAAATTTTGTATTGTGAGCATACCAAGTAAACAGATAGGCTGGAGCAATGAATCCAATCTCCTTTGGGGAATTTGGAATGATTTGAATAAAGTGAGCAAAGCTGTAAACTGTTGTACTAATAACAATAGCCCATCAAATCCTACAAATGTTGTACTACCGTCAGTAGCTTCAGATTCTTTTGGTAGACTTAGAGTGTCTGAACCTTTTACGCTTTTTGACTCTAGTCATAGATATGCAGATAATAATTTATGGTCTACACTAACTAATGTTGGTGGAACTGCAGTATTTAATCAAAATCAAGGATTAGTTGATTTAAATGTGACAGCAGCATTAAACTCTGAAGTGGTAAGAGAAACTATAAAAGTGTTTTCTTATCAACCAGGTAAGTCCCTTCTTGTGTTGAACACATTTGTAATGAGTCCAGCTAAAACTGGATTAAGACAACGCATTGGTTATTATGGAAATGATAATGGTTTTTATTTAGAACAAAATAATAGTTCTGTGTCTTTTGTAGAAAGAAGCATAGTGACTGGTTCTTTAGTTAACACCCCTATTTTACAGACTAATTGGAATGGAGATAAATTAAACGGTTCAGGACCTTCAGGATTAACACTAGATCTAACTAAAGCTCAAATTCTTTGGATGGACGTTGAGTGGTTAGGTGTAGGATCTGTACGTATGGGATTTGTAATAAATGGGCAATTTATTGTTTGTCACACATTTAACCACGCAAACCTAATTGCTAGTACATATATTACAACTGCCTCACTACCATTACGTTATGAGATTAAAAATAATACAGAAACTTCAGGAGTGAGTACATTAAAACAGATTTGTTCTACGGTTATTTCTGAAGGTGGTTATGAGCTTGCAGGATTACAACAATCTGCTGGCACATCTATTACAGCCGCTAGAACTTTCGCTGTTGCTGGTACTTACTATCCAATTGTATCTGTTAAACTTAAAACTGCAAGACTTGATGCTATTGTTATTGTAACAGCTATTTCCCTTTTAGGGATTGGTAATGGTAAAAGTTATCAATGGAGAGTTGTTGCAAGTGGAACAACTACTGGTGGATCTTGGACAGATGCTGGTGCTAATTCTGCTGTACAATATAATCTAACAGGCACTAGTGCAACAGGTGGAAGAATTTTAGCAAGTGGGTTTGTTAATTCCTCAAATCAAGGATCTCCATCAATAAATATATTAAAAGAAGCTTTATTTGCTAACCAACTAGAACGAAATGGATTAACAGGAACAGCTTATGAAATTATAATAGAAATGGCTGTAAGCACAGTTTCTGGTGGTGAGGGTGCATTTGCTTCTATAGACTGGGAAGAAGTTAGTAGATAGTAACAATAAAAAAAATATAAAAATGGCAATAATTTCTAAACAAATAGGACAGAGCGCAGAATATAATCTTCTCTATGAAATTTTAAAACAAATGCAGAGATTGAATTATTCTATAGGACAGCTCTTACCCTCTACAACCACTACAACCACTACTTTAGCTCCTTAATAAAAAAACCAATAACTACATATATGAAGGATCTCAGATTTATCTGTGTGCAACCTAGTGATAATTATTTTGTTTGGCAAGTACATTTATGGTTGGAAAGTCTTAGAAATATAGGACATTCAGATAAAGCCACGGTGCTTATTTTTAATCCTAAAAATAGATCTAAAAATACAAATTGGCAGAAGGTGATTGATCTTTACCCAGAATCTGAGTTCGCTTTTTATGACGATCTACATAATATAAATAGTCTTATTAGAATTTATATTCCTATAATTAGGCCCTATTGCTTAATGAGACACTTTAACGAACATCCAGAGTTAAAAGAAAAAGCAATATTTTATTGTGATAGTGATGTTATTTTTACAGAGAATTTTAATATAGATGCTTACAAAGAGGGTGATATTTGTTATCTATCTAATACAAATAGCTACATAAATGCTTCATATTTTGATAGTAAGACAAAAGATGTTCTTCCAGATAAATTAGAAGAATATAAAAAGAAGGACATTTTACAAGAAACTACGGTTTTAGCAGGTATTAATAGACAAATAGCAGAAGAAAATAATTCTCATTCTGGAGGAGCTCAATATTTTCTAAAGAATATAGATGGTAAATTCTGGGAAAAAGTCTTGTCAGATTGTATATCAATAAGACTTCATTTACAAAATGTAAACAAACAGTTTTTTGAGAGCGAATCTAAAGGATTTCAAAGCTGGTGTGCAGATATGTGGAGTGTGTTATATAATCTTTGGTATAATAAATTAGAAACCAAGGTGATTGCAGAAATGGATTTTGCATGGGCTACAGATTCAATTCAAAAATTAGATAGAGTGGGTATTCTTCATAATGCAGGAATAGTGAGTGACAGAGGAAATGGTTATCCTGCTTTTTATAAAGGAAAATATCATACAGGAACGGATCCTTTAAAAGATCCTTATTTACAAGAAATACTTAATAGTGAAGAAAGTAAGAAATTTTGTACTCATTATTATTTAACAAAATTGTTCGATATTAAACAAAAATATAATATTAATTATTAAAAAACGATTATTATGAGTAATAAGAAAGACTTAAAAGCCTTTGTTCGCTTTGATGGAAGCGGAAGAGTCGTTGCTGGTAGCTTAATTTTAAGAAGAAAAGCTCCTAAAGTGGGTAAATGGCATGAAATTCCTGCGTATGAATGTTGCAATCCAACAACTACCACTACTACAACAGTTGCACCAACAACAACTACCACCACTACAGCACCTTTATAAAATTAGATAAATGGCATTAAAATCATTATTTCCTGAAGACATGATAAAATCAACTGGGGGAGAACTTTCCCCAGATGTTGTAGCTACAAAGCTTACATATTTTGAGCTTCAATTACACAATTTACATTGGGCCACAAGAAGTTATGCAGAACATCAAGCTCTTGGCGGTCTTTATGATAAAGTGTTTGATTTTAAAGATGAGATTGTAGAAAAGATTATGGGATATACAGGCACTAGAGCTAAGATAGGAACATGTGCTCCATTTAAAGACTATGGTGTAGGTGTTTCAGAGCAAGTGGTTAGTGATTTGATTAGTTTTGCTAAACAACTTGAAAACTATGCATCAGCTAATAACATGCCTGATATTGAAAATATTGCTCAATCTTTAAGCGGAGAAGCAGCAAAAACTAAATATTTATTAACACTTAGTTAATGCAATTAAATAAGAAGTTTTTTCCTGAAGTGATGCAAGACAATGAGCTTGCTTATTTTCAGCATTTGATAGGAGTGATAGATTCTGTGGATGAACTTTCTACATTAGAAATAACAAAAAATCCATATTCATATCATTTTAGATTGGCCCCATCACTTCCTAAATATAATGAACTTCTTCTAGAGGAAATACTAAAACTACATAATATATTTCAAATAAAACTTAATATAAGCAAGAGTATAAAATCTAGTGCTACAATAGTTTTTGAAATTACATTAAATTAGTATATCTTTGTTTATAAACCAAAAATTAAATATATGTCAGATTTAAAAGTTGTTCCTCAGGAACCTAATCAAGAAACTCCAACATTCAATCCTAACAAGAAATACACTTGGTCTCAGGACACACAGTTTTCTTTATCTGGAGGAGAATTTGGATTTTTATTAAATTCATTGAGAGCAATTATTTCTACACCAGAAGCTCAAACAATTCTTTTAGCAAATAAAGCAGCTGATATTGTTGAGAATTTATTAGCAAATTCAGTGAAAGAAGGAATTGTAGTAGAGATTCCAGAATCTTCTAAAGAATTATAAAATTTATTAAAATGCCCAATGTTAAAAAAATTGTTAAATACCAAGCTGGAGGTGTAGCAAAACCAGCAAAACGTGTAGGACCTATAGATCCTAAAGGTGCTTGGACAAAGGTGCAAGAACGTACATTAGCTGATAAAAAAGCTCCTAAAGTGCCTCTTACAAAGGACAAACAATTAGGTGCTACAACAATGAAAAAAGGTGGTAAAGTAAAAAAAAACTGGATAGGTGATGTAGCTGCTTCTATTAAACGTAGGGGTACAGAGGGAAAATGCACTCCTATATCTAAACCAGGATGTACAGGAAAAGCTAAAGCTCTTGCAAAAACTTTTAAAAAAATTGCTGCAAAACGCAAAGCTAAATAAATGATATTTGAACCCAAAAACAGAGTGGAAGTGTCCACCTCTAAAGGTGATGGTGTCATTTGGATTATTACAGACTATGGTCATGAAACAGACACTATATACACTGTAATTATAAACTCTACAGGAGAACTTTGGCAATTTACACACCGTGATATTATAGTGAAACAGAATATAACATTTAAAAGAGATGGCTACAATAAAAAAACTTCTTAAAGATGCTCCTAGGATGAGAGGTGTCACCCCTGTTCCTAATGGGCCTCTTGTTAAAAAGAAAGGAGAATTTAAAGGCTCTACACTTAAAAATGGTGGTAAAACACCAGCCTGGCAAAGAAAAGAAGGTAAATCTGAATCTGGAGGATTAAATGCTAAAGGTAGAGCTTCTTATAATAGAGCTAATCCAGGAAAACCAGGATTAAAAGCTCCACAACCTGAAGGTGGTCCTAGAAAAAAATCATTCTGTTCAAGAATGTCAGGGATGAAAAAGAAATTAACATCTGCTAAAACAGCTAATGATCCTAATAGTAGGATTAATAAGTCACTTCGTAAATGGAAATGTTAACATGCCAACAATAAAAAAAATTAAGAAAGCTCAAGAAGGTAAAGAAATAATTAAAGGTTCTAGACCAGGACTTGGTGTATTTAAAACAGAAAAAGAAAGAACAACTGTTGGAGGTATTACAAAGCCTTACAAATATACAAGAACTTCTGTTGATACTACAGGGTACTCAAAAGGTAAACCTAGTTACACAGTGAAAACGCAAACAGGCGAAGGAGATAAAATATCTGGAAACATAGTAAAAAGTGAATCCTCTAAAAAGATATTAAAAAAAGAAGTTCCTTCAACTTTAGAATCTTTGAAAATGAAGAAAGGTGGAATGATCAAACGTGCTGACGGCTCATATTCTAAAAGAGGATTATGGGACAATATTAGAGCTGCTAAAGGATCTGGTAAAAAACCTACAGCGGCAATGCTGAAACAAGAGAAAAAAATTAAAAGCCAAAAAGGGAAGTAAAACCCTGCCAAATTCGGTAATTCTTAAATAAAATAACTATGGCAACTATTAAAAAAAGCACAGTAAAAACTCTTAAAAAAGCCCAATGGGGATCTACCACTAGTGGAAAATGTGCTGTCACTAGAAGTAGAGATAGAGATGAAAGAGAAAATGAGCGTTTAATGCGGAAAGATGAAAGGATAGGAAACAGAGAAATTAGACGTGCTGAAAGAGAGGTGAAAAGAGATGAACGTAGAGAAGCTAGAGAGGCTAAAAAAGAAGCTAAATACGATAGACAAAATAACCTTCCAGAACAAAAAAATGGTGGTAAAATAGTTAAGAAAAAATTAGCTGTTAAGTCTTCTTCTAAAAAAATTGTTAAATCTATAAAAAAGAAAAAATAATGGCAACTGTAAAAAAAATTAAAAAAGCTCAAGCTGGTAAATCTGTTAAACCTACGGCTGATAGTTCAGCTTATTATAAAAAGGAGATGATGGATAATTATGAAGCAGCTGCAAGGAATATGAGCTCTCCTAAGTACTCTGAAAGTGCTTTTAAAAGGGCTAAACAATCTAGCTCAGACTTAGATAGACAGTCTAAAAAAGGAAAACCTGGTTATGATGCTAATGGATTTCCTTTAAAAAAGCAAAAAATGGGTGGTAAAACTGTTAAAGCTAAAAAAGGTGGTTCATTCCCTGATCTTAACAAAGACGGTAAAATAACTAAAGCTGATATTCTTAAAGGTAGAGGTGTTATTGCTAAAAAAGGAATGAAAGTAGAGAAAGCTCAAGTTGGTACAACTATTAAGCAATCAAATGCTAACACGCTGAAAGAAATTGCAGCAAGAGAAAAGAGAATTGCAACAAGAGATAGTATAAATCAAGCAAAGTCTTACACTAACAAAAGAGCTAATAAAGTTATTGGTAAAAATAAAATGGGAGGAAAGGTTAAAAAATGTGCATATGGTTGCAAGTAAAAACATGACTGCTGGTAAAGCTAAAAAATCTGGTAAACCCAGAAAAGCTCCTAAAGTGAAAAACTCTAGGCCTGATGCTAATTTTATGAGGGAAGCAGATACTAAGTTGCGACTTAAGAGCCCGATGCTTCCTATGAAGCAAAAACGTCTTTCAAAATAAAGAAAAAAGCCTTTCGTAATTGAAAGGCTTTTTTATTTTATGATATTAACTGTTTGTAATAGTCTTCTTTAAAATGAGGGTTTAGTATTATCTCTCCCCTCTCTTTGGTTCTTATTAACTTATCAGTGTTATTAAGAATTGTGTCAGAAGATTGTTTTCCCCATCCAGAAATATGATAAGTGTTCATTCCCCATCTATAAATCATAGTGGGGAATTTTAATGTAAATATTTTAGCATTATGATGGAAAGTTATATCAACATCCTCATCACCACTTTTATCTGGAAATTTTATTCCATCTAAATATTTCTTAGAGTAGACATTACCATTATTTATGTTATCAGATAACTTTTCAAACTTATTGTTTACAAAAAAATAGTGGCTATCACTTCTGTAAATATCATAATCAGCATCAATATTAACTCCATTTTTTACAATACCTAGAGAATTGGGCCCTAAAAGATCATCATCATCTAACCTATAAATATAATTATTTTGACATTGTTTATATCCCCATTCCAGTTTTTTAGAAATAGAAGGAAATCTAAATTCCGTATTTATTATTTTTACATTAGGATGGTCGTATATATATTTTACATCAGGACTGTCATTAATTACAACCATTTCATCTCCTTCTTGAAAATTCCGAAGAAAAGACTGTATAGCTTCCTCAAGTAGATGGTGCCTTTGGTATGTTATGGTTAGAACAGAGATCATTAGATGGTTGTTTGGTTATAAAATTTAACAGCATCAGCAGGCTCCAAGTATATCTCACTTTGGAAAGTGTTGCGCTCTCTTTTATAACCTCTCATTTTGTTTGTCTTTGGATCAACATCAGGTACTTGTTGAGCTCTCTCATGGAGATCATCAAGTAGCACTAACATTCTCCCATCTTCCATAGTGATGGTTCTCACCACTTTTTCAATATTAAAACTATCTCTAAATTCTTTGAATTCAGGATTTTCTGGTGTTCCAGATACAAGCTCTTTACGGGTGTAAAAGAATTGATTTTTCATATTTGTTTTTGGTTTATAAGGACAATTGAGGCAACCATTGCCACAACAATATCCTCTGTTTAATAAAAATTCTCTGCTTAATGGTTTATTTGCCATATTCAAAATCTAAAATCTTTCCTACAAGATCACTTCTATGATTTTCTTTTAGTTTAATATATTGTATTCCTTCTATTTTTTTAGAAAGTTCAATAACGTAAGAAAGACCATTCATACTCCCATCTCTAATATCTGTTTGCTCAAGATCCCCATTAATAACAATCTTTCCTGTCTTACCTATTCTTGTTAAAATAGCTAACATTTGAGCTTTAGTAAGGTTTTGCGCTTCTTCGACAATTAATATATCATCAATAGTTTTACCACGGATAAATTGTATAGGATAGGCTAATATTTTGTTTTCTGATATTAGTGTTTCTATCTTTTGGCTATTATAACATTTATTAAGATTTTCAATAAACGCTTCTAAATAAGGGTTAAATTTTTCTGAAAGTCCTCCAGGAAGAAATCCTAATGAATTACCCACTTCTATAGTGGCCCTAGTAACTAACACCTTCTCACATTGCTTTTTAAAAAGAAAGTCTAAAGCCACTTGTGCGCATACTAAGGACTTTCCACAACCAGCTCTTCCAGTAATAACTACTATTTGATTTTCCCTGATAAGTCTTTTAGCTTCTTTTTGTTCTTCATTAAGTTGTATTTCATACTTAATTTCATTCTTGCGTTCTCTGTTAGGCTCCTTCATATTTGGCTTTTAAAGTGTTTCTTCTTTCGTTAATTTCGTGAAATCTAAATATATCCATCTCCACTTGATCATGTTCTTGCCAAGTGAGAAGTATTATATTATCTTCATCAAATTTAGCTTCTGGATGCTTTCCTTTTGGTAGTATGTGGTGAAAATATATACTTAAAGGTTCTGGCCCAATATAGTCTCCACTAATTTCTGACTTATGGGGTTTTTTATCCCAAATACTTTTGAAAAAAGTACGCATTTTTTCATATTCCTCGTCTTTTGTACTACTCATTTTTCCTTTATTTAAACTTCTAGTTACTAATAACTTTTTTCTTGGTTTGTGGTTTATACAGAGTTTGTCGCTCCACACTGGATTATTACAACCAGGCATTTTACAATTTGATCTCATTATGGTTTTATTTGTGAAAAATTATATACACAAGACCTGTCTCTGTTTATTAGTTTAGAAGCTTTAGAAACAGAATACCTTTCTTTAACAACTATAGTACAAAATTCTACTAAAGCTTTTCTTTCTTTACATCTATTCACTTTATGAACTTTATAGCTTCTATTTCTAATTACATCTAAATCAGCATTGTGTTTATTTATACAATGTTCAAAAATATCTTCTAAAGATTCTTCAGGAATTTCAATCACCTCTATTTTAGAATTTTTATCTATACCATTCATTAATTGCCAATCAATTTCTAATTTTCTTTTAAAAGTTTTATAGAAGTCTCTTTGGTACTCTTTCACTTTTGATAATTCTACTGCTGTCATATATCACTTTACTTTTTTATAATATAAATATCCCACTCTTATATTATACATATCTATAAAAAAATTGATATTATTTTTGTAAACAACATCTTTATTCTTTTTGTATTCCTTTTTAAGACGATCTATTTCTTTTCTAAGGTCAGCAAGATTTGTATATTGTTTCTTAAATATATCCAATTCTTCGTCTTTAATAGAAGTGATAATACTAGTACTCAGACTCATTTCTCTTCAGTTTTTTATCTATCAAATGTACTATAAAATTAGATGGTATAGAAATATTATAATTTATTTTCCATCCTATTACAAGTTCTTCTAGATCTGCTGTCAACACTCCTATCCAATTAGTAAAAATGTTTCCTGAATTGTTTTGATATTTATACATATTTTAAAATTTAAAGGAGGGAAAATAAATTCCCTCCTTATTATTTGTATTAGTTACCAGTGCTACCAAATCCACTATCGTTTCTACTTGTTTCTGAAAGTTGTTCCACTTCTACAAATTTAACATAAGGATGTGGGATCACCATTAGTTGTCCCACTCTCTCGCCAGGAGAATAGATATTACGTACACCACTTGCTAGAACACCATTCCCCACTAGTTTAAATCTAAACTCTAATTCTCCTCTATATCCAGAATCTATCACTCCTACAGAATTACATAATAATAATTCTTTTTTACTTATGCTGCTTCTTGGGAATAAAAGTCCTACAAATCCCTCTGGAATTTCAATAGCAATTCCTGTTTTGTATGATACATATTGATTATCATAATTCACTTCTGTTGCTGTAATATCCATTGCAGCATCCCCTTCTTTTGCATAAGAAGGAATTATTGCATTTTTATGCAATTTTTTAATCTTCACTTGTAGACTCATCTGTTTCTGTTTTAATTTCTGTGTTATTAATTTTGTTAATAATTTGACTTTTTAGACTATTATAAAACTCTTCATTGTCTAACAACATTGCTTTAAATTCTTCAACATCATATTTTGTCTCTCCAAAGGTGATAGTCTTACCCCATTTCTTAATAATCTCAAAATCTGAGGCAAGTTCCATTATCTCTTTAAGCTTATCAATTCCCACACCATAGACTATCTCAAATTGAGAAAGTCTATAAGGAGGAGACATTTTATTTTTTATAGCTTTTATTTTAGTTATATTACCATAATTAACATCTCCGTCTTTTGCAAGACTCTTACTCACTTCTATTCTACAATCAGAATAAAATTTTAAAGCATGTCCTCCTTGTGTAGTGGTAGGATTACCAAACATAACACCTATTTTTTCTCTATACTGGGAAACAACAATAACACAAACATTATGCTCAGAAAGAGCTGTTTTAAGTTTTGGATAGGCATTACTATTTAGTAAAGCTTTTTTACCAATAGAGCTATCTCCTACATCACCATCTAACACTTTTTTAGGAATTAGTGAGCTATCAGAGTCAATAATAACAAGATCAATTGTTCCTGAATTAATCATTTCCATAGCAATATTAAATCCTTCTTCTCCGCATGATGGTTGAGCAATTAACATTTTTGTTGTATCTACACCAATTGCCTGGAAATATTTTTTATCAACAGCGTGTTCACCATCAATATATAAAGCCACTCCTCCTGCTTTCTGGCATTCAGCAACAACATGTCCACAGATTGTTGATTTACCTGAATTATGTACTACAATACCCTCAGCAATAAAATTATTATAAGGAAAATAACATTTAATATCATATGTTTCCATGTTTCCTACAGATTTGATACTAACTATTTCATCTTCTACAACAACAAATCTTAAATTATTATGATTATTTAAAGCATGTAATTTAGCATGTTCACTATTTTGTATTAATTGTAGATTAGAAATATCATTGTTTTTAGTATTTTCATCTATATGATGAATATCAAATTCTTCAGGTATAGTCCAAAAATTATTAGGCAAACTAGTTATCCCACTATTTAACATTTCTTTATATTTATCATAAGTCATGTTATTCATATTAGCTTCAAAAACTAATCTATGGATTTTTTCTCTAAAATAATCAAACCCATTAATTTTGCGTGGGTTTCCTTTGTAATACCATTTCATTGTAGTTTCTTCATATTTTGAACGTGTTCTTTTTTTAGAACATTTCCAAGAAGTATTATTGTGTACAAACACTATGTCTCCAACTTTTAATTTTTCAAGTGGAATATAACTCTCTCCAGAATAAAATTTATGATCTTTTGTAGCTTTAATTTTAAATCCTTTTTTAGTGATAACTTCAAAACACTCTTTTACTCCTGATTTTACTACATCAGCTATTTGATTTCTAAACACTCTATCATGTTCATTGATAGAAGTTACATTAAATATTGTATTTTTTGTTTCTTCAGATCTATTATGAAATCTTTCATAAAGATTTTTAATTGTGCCACCTTTACAATCTTGTACAATTCCATCAGGTCTAACATTAATAAATTTAATATAAGTGTCTTCTGCTAGGCAACCTTCCCAGCCCATCAATTCATATAGTTTACCCTTAACAAATCCTCCTACACCTAATGTAACATTATCAAATCCAATACTTCCTGTACTTATAACATCATAACTTTCTGTATTGTTATTGTCTAATGTAAGCACTGTTCCAACACCATATGTCTTATTTAATTTGTCTAATGCTTCTTGAAATTTTCCTTTGTTTTCTGAAGCTGTTTCCTTTGATTTTGCCATATTTTTATTTTATTCTTTAAACAAATGTACAAAAAAATCCTTAATAATCCCCAACGATTCCACAAAAAAATAGCCCCTTATATGTAGAAACATTAGGGGCTTTTCATTATTAATCGGAAATCAAAGGAAATATTATTTATTATTTTTAATCATATTGTAAAACGAAGATACAATATTTTGTACTAAATTATCGTGTTTCATTATTATAAATTTATTTCGCAATTATTCCCAGCACATGCAGCAATAGCTCCAAAATCCACTGTATCATCTAATTCTACCACTTTTGTAAGATCTATGGAATTTAATGAAGATATACGACTATTATATTCCTCTTCTGTAATGTCTTCAAAAGGAGCTTGAGCATAACTTCCTCCAAAATAAGGCAATACACTAAGACCATTGTAAAACTCCTGATTGTCCCACATCCATTCACCTACTATTTGCCACTCATCTTTTTCCCAAACATCACCGTGCTCTAAATGGAATGGATATTTTCTATTTTTATCAATAGAAATTGTAGCACTTACATTATGTGTGTTATCCCCATTAACATGTCCTGGTAGGATCCATTCTTGGGAAAATCTTTTAACACGCTCTAATGTATCAACAGCTGTTTCTGTTCTAAAAATAGACCCTTCTGGGGCTTTAACAGGAATCCTTACACATAATGTATCTTTTGGTCTTAATACATCATCCTCACATAGTTCTGGATGATTTATTTCCAAATACATAGCAATGTCCTCATTCTTATTAAAACGCATTGTTCTTAGATAATAAGGAGCATGCCAAGCATGAATACCACTAGCTGTTCCTAATACACAAGATGTTGTTCCTGAGGGTTTTATACATGTAACACGAGCTGCTTCATTTGTTCCTATAACAGCAGAAATTGTAGAATTTACATTCTTTGCTACAGCAGCAGCTATATCTAAGTTGTATTTCAATATTTCCCCAGAACCAATTCCAGTCATTCCTATTCCTAATAAAGCATCTTTATCAGTGGTTTGTTTCCATATAGGACGTAAATAATGGAAGTCTGTAAATCCAGCTTGTAATGTACCAAAGAAAGCAGCTACACCAGCTCTTTCATTAAGATCTTCCTGGCTAGTTATATCACTTACATTGAGCTCACATAAATTACAGAATTGGAATGGTCTTAATCCTATTTCGCAGCATGGATTGGTGCCCCAATCTTTATTATTAGTCCAATAAAGACCTGGTTCTCCTGATCCACTAGCTTCAATCCTTTTCCAAAGATCAAAGAATTCTGTTTCTGATACATTATTTCTTTCTAAAACAGCACTATTATTAGATCTACCACGTTGCTCATTTAATTCCCACCAGTTTCCGTATTTACATGTAATCATTTCTTCGTCATCATGGCTAAATAAAGAAATCATAGCACTTCTTCTTATCCCCCCACTTAATACAGAGTTAGCAATGTGGCACATAATATCGTGACATTCTAAAGGAGATAATTTTTGGCCCACTTCTTTTCTATCTAACACAGCCTGTATATGGGCCAAACATAATTTTAATGGTTCTGGACCAGGTGCTTTTCCTCCAGCAGTGATTAATCTGGCTCCTTTATGTCTAATAGCTCTAAAATCAAATGTTGGCATAAAAGATCCTTCTAAATAAGCTTTCATAAGTACTTTTACAGCATCTGCCCAGCCCATAATAGAATCTTCTATTAAATAATTTCTTTTTTTCCCTGGTTTTGTTATCTCTGGGAGTTGATTTACATGATGTTTTTGAACTGAAAATCCAACACCTGAACCCCCTAGTAATAAGAACATTGTCTCACTGAAGCTATACAGACTATCAATAGGTAAATAAGCACAATTATAACCTCTTGCATTATTAACTTCCATAGCTGGCCCAGCAAACTGTAAAGCTCTCATTGAAGGAAGAACCTTCCTCTCTCTAATAAACTTAGCACTATCAATAATAGCCACTTCTAATTTAGGATATTTCTTAATCAGCATCTGCTCATATCTATCCACTATTTCATCCCAGGTTTCTCTTCTTTTTTTCTCTGGAACATACTTACTGTATTTTGAAAACACAGTTATTTTACTCAACGCATCCAATCCTAAATCCATAAATTTTGTTTTTTTTTTGTTAAAAAATAAGGGGTTGCAAATATACTTTGCTTCCCCTTATAAAACAACTACATATAAAAATATTACTTAACCATTTTCCTTATTTTAGCTCCCAATACAGTATCATCTGGTTCTTCTCTAACCAAGGTGATTAATTTTTCTAAATAAAGGCTAAGATCCATAGCTTCCTCTTGAGCATGAAGCAGATAATCATCAGAATTGTTGTTTTCTAGTGTAGAATTATACTTACGTATTCCTACAGCACTTCTTGTTTGGTATTTTTCAACCACTTGGTCCACTATTTTATCCTTCATGAGTCTTTCTTTTTATAAGTTCATTTTCCACTGTAAGTAGAAAATTTAAGTGTTTTTCTACTTCTGCTTCTATAATATACCCAATTTTACCAATAATTTCTCCTAAATTAGTATAAAATCTAGAAGAATCAAACTTTATTTTAATTTGGCTATATTCGAACCCTGGAATTTTAATTAATTCCTTAAACATTGCATCTAAATAAGTTATTACAGCAGGGTAGGAAATACTTAATCCATAGTGTCCTTCCTCTAAATAATCTTTGTATTTTTCGTTAAATTCCTGTGTTGTCATTATCATCATCATTATTAATGTTTTGTAGTTTACTTAATTCATGTTTTAATACACTTACAGTGTATCCCTTATCATATTTAGTCTTAGGATCTAACATTTTAATCCTTTCGGCCAACTCTTCTCTTAGTCCATCTTCATAAAATTTAGATTCAATAGCTTCAGCAAGGTTATTCATCTGTTCTGTACCATATATAGATATTCTAAGATCAAACCAATCCCATTTTGTCTTATAATCATTGATAGATAATCCTTTAGTCAATTTACGTTTTAAATTGTGCAATGTTCTATTACGCACTCTAACAATAGAATTATCATCACCAAATAAATGTAAAAATCTTAATATCCACCTAGGACACCATTTAGGCCTTGCTTTGTAATCCATGAATATTACCAATGGTTCCATTGCTTCAAATATTCCACCTTTCTCTCTCCAAGGAACAGAGCCCAAATAATGATATTTTTCATAAAAGTTTTTTGGAAAAAATACAGCTCTAATATCATCTAATGTAATATTACGAGTGTGAATAAATTTGTATTTCTTGCCTTTAAAAAGGACAACATCTTTTATATTCATAAATTATTTAATTTAATTTGTCCATCTACAATAGTTAAATATTCTTGACTATCATCTAATGTATCTACAAAATAATAACGTCCTCCAGACGATTTTCCTTCAAAATCAATATGTTTCCTATGTGTATGCCCCACTATTTGGATATACTTGGATTTTAATTCACTCTCTTTATTAGCTTTTAATAAAGCTGTTGGTCTAATCCATATAGGAGTTTGTTTTACATGGTCTCCAAGACCGCTAAAATCATATGGAGAAAAGTCAAAAAGAAGAGGTTTATATTTAAATAACTCATTCAAAGTTAAATCAATATCATCTATATTATATCCATCTTCTCCAAACATTTCTCCCATAAAATGTTCACTCACTCCTGCATGTGTAAATAAAAAATGATCCATTGTATAAGCCATTTGTAAATGGTCTCTGTTTTCATTAACAACTTGACTAATATTTGGAGCTAATCCACCTTGGTACCCACTAGTTCCATTATAACCAATTTCTGGATAATAGTGATAATCATGGTTACCTATAAGTAAGATGACCTCTGATTGTTCGGACTTTTTATACTCTATAACTTCTTTAAAGTTATGAATTTGGTCTAAGCCTGGAATATCAAATGAATCAAAGTAGTCCCCCAGAAAGACTATTCTATCTGGGGATTCTATTTCTATCATCTGTTTCCACACACTTTTCCCATGTATATCTGGAATAATTAGTGTTTTCATATCTGATTAATATTTAACCATTTTTCTTCTAGAACAACTTTTTCCTTTACAATCAACTGTCCCTGTCTTTTTCTTACAGGAACAATGGCACTAAGTCTATCACTAGTGGTGACAGTGGCTCTATAATTCCCATTACAAATAAATGTTTCTCCATTTTCTTTTTTAGCTATAGCTCTTCCAAATAAATACATATAAACACTACCATCATTTTCAATTCTCACTTCTGTATTAGATTTTTTAAATCTATATCCATTATTAAAAGCTTGTCCAGCTTTTTCTGTTATTTTTCTCATAACATATCATTTAGCATTTTTAAAGCTTCTGAAACAGCTTCTTTTTCTGCTTCTTTTCTTGTTTTAAAATGTGTTGTATTATTAATATTATTAATACAATAAGAAAAGAATACATCTCCTAAAGAACTAATATTTATCTCTACAAACATTTTATGATTGTCTAGTACATCAAATGCTGCTCTAGGCTGAGCATCTAATATTTTTCCCACAGTCTCGTTGCTAATATTCTGTTGTCTAGCAAACTCTTTAAAATCTTCTGGAATAGATGCATCATCTATTTTTTCTAGCATTTGGTTTAAAAACCATTGTTTTAAAACAATAGCTGATTTATCATACTTTTCTAGTAGTTCTATCATGTTCATAATTTAAATTTAAAGCTTTAGCAATTCTTGTATGTTTTAATTCCTCTCCATTTTCTTTCCACCAATTCCTCTCAAATTCAAATTCACTTGGACCATCTTCTTCTTTAGTTGTTAACTGGAGTAGAGAGTTTCTTACACTCTCCATCTCACAGAATATTATGGTTTTTTCTACACCATATCTTCTAATTAATTCTTTTAGAATTTCTTTATTATACATATTGTTTAATTTTATCTAAATTAAGAACTTCTTTTTCTTCTACAAACCCATGCCAAATTTCATTTTCTTGGTCAAAAGTGACATCAAGTTTATCTTCCCAAAATTTCTTTAAATCCTCTGTTTTATTAAAAACTCTGTATTGAAGGGATATTTCGTCCTTTCTAAGTCCATTTTTTACAATTTTAATTATTTTTGGAAAAAGAGTTTGAAATTCTTTGGAAGTCTTAGAATATTTACCTTGTTTAACTAACTGATAATCTTTTGTATAATCAGGGTTTAATAAATACACCACTACAATATACCCATCCTCATAATCATAATCATCTAAAATATTTTTTGTTCTTTCATACTCCTCATCTAAAAAACTTTTAAATTTATAAAGATCTTTTGGATGAAATAGAAGATATACAGCATTTTCATACTGCACATCTTTTCTATCATCTTTTATATATCCATTGATAAATCCATTAGCATTTAAATTTTCTTTATCTATTCCCAACGTTGGAACAATAAATATACTGGTTATTGTCTTCTTTACCTCCATTAATCTAAATTTACTACCCCGTTATTAATATAATTCTCTCTGGATATATTCCATTTGTTATTTTCTATAGCCCATTTAAGATCTGCTATTAAAGACTTAACACCAGGATATTTACGTCCTTGGTGCTCAAAACCTTTAAAAGCTTTCTCTATATCATCTTTATTTAGTGTATAAATTAAAGGACTATAATAATTTGTACTATCACATACAATAAATTTAGGATATTCAACAGAATAATCTTCTAAGTTTAAAGACTCTTTCACTTGGAAACATGCTTTCCAATATAAATATGCTTGGATATAAGCTCTTCTATATAAATAATACTCTTTGTAAAAATCTTCAACAGCCCATACACATTTAAGATCATATACCTGGATAGTCTTTTGTTCATGATCTATATGCACTTTATCCATCATACTCTTAAATAAGTGCCCTTCAACAGAATAACCTTCTATTTGAAGTTGATTGTGTATTCCCCATTTAGCACTATTTACTAAATTTACAATAGAAGAAGTGAATTCATTTGTCTTAAGCTCCTCAACAATTTTCTCAGCATTAGATACATCTTGTGTTGTCACCACTGTAAGTCCCTTGCTTCTCACTTCTCTTATCTCCTTATAATAGATTTCTGCATCAGACCCTACAAATTTATTAAGAACAGCGTCAAATTTGATTTTAAATCCAGAATCTGTATAAGCATCTTTAGCTATTTCTTCAAATGGTCTTGTAACACTTCCATTTTCATCTGTAGCTGTTTTTGTGTGTTTATACAAAGCTTCTGTAAAATCTAACATAAGGCCTGTAGGAGAACTAACACAAGAACTCATATAAAATCTTTTGTCAAATTCTTGGGGCTCTAATAACAATGTTTCAACAAGTTTTCCCATAGAAGTGGCTTTGTTATCCTCTTCTTCCACTTGTTCATTTAATACATATTTTTTATAATATTTACGTCTATTTGTAGAAAACTCTTTAAGACTTGAAGAGCTATCCATTTTCACTGCTCTGTATTGAGCTTCTGTTTTTGTATTTCCTTGTATCATTTTAATGTTTGTTTAAATGCTTCAATAATTTGATCTCTCATTGCTCTAATTTCTCTAGGAACTTTAGCAAAAAACCAACGCACCTCTATTTCATAATCTTGCTCATTTCTGTCTTTATTCTGCGGATGCACTAGCCAAAACTTGTGTTCATCTTCCCCATAAAATACAGAACCCTCATACCATACTTCTGTAAAAGAAGGCTCTTTGTCAATTTCTATTATAATATTCATAAAAAAATCCTTTATCTATTGCTAATTTAATTAATTTTTCCAGTGATACAAAATCTGCTAAAGTGCATCCTTCTATTTTAAGAAGATCTTCAAACGCTTCTTCATTAGAAATAGCTTTATGTTTATTCCAAGGTATTAACACTTTTTCATATAATGTCTTAATTAAATAAGCCTCATTATCCCAAAAAGCTATATACACTTCATTTTTAATATGTCCTTCATTTTTTATAAAAGAAAGACTAGGCATATAATATGCATTTTTATCAAAATCAAACCCTGCACTTAATTCATAAGTTAAAGAGTCTGTTTGAAAGCTTATCGTGGAATTCATGTAAGTTGTCATTATAATTACTTCTTTTTTTCTTTTTGTGTTTTAATGTTATGACAGGTGGAGCACAAAATTTGTAAACCATCCACTTCACAAAAGAGTCTTTCTACAAATCCTGGAAGATCTTGAGCACAGTTTAATGAGCCTGCAGGGATTTTATGGTCCACTTGGATATTTTTATCCGCAAACCATTCCTTACACTCATTACACTGATATTCAAATTTTTGTCTTTTATTTGGACCTTTATAGGCTCTTTTTGATTTTTGTTTACATGTTGTTATTGGTTTCCACCATCTAGATTTATTTCTAAGAGCACTTCTTATAAAGCTCCAGAAAGCACTTTCAGTCATAGTACCATCACACCTTGGTTTTTCTAATAATTTTTTAACCGCTTTTTTCTTTGCCATATATAAAAAATATGTAGCCCAAATATACTAAATTTTGTACATTCAGGCTACAATTTTAAAAGGGGTTATTGAACTATAGAAATTCTTTTAGAAATTTCATCCTTCATACCGTCCAAAGAAAGAACAATATTGTCTATTTCTGCAGAAGAAATACTAGGAATATTAAAATTATACTTTTTTGTTTCTGCCACAAAACCCTCTTTTGCTTTATCAGCTAAGTTTTCTAACTCACGAATTGCATAATCTTCATCTAATTCCAATGTATCAAAATCCACGTCATGTAGGATTTTTGTTGCTTCTTCACGAGGAACAGTCATAATTGGGAGATATTCATAACATCTACCTTTATGCTGACCAATACCTACAACTTTCATAGGATTGATAAGAACAAGAACACTTGTATCTCCACATCCTACATAATGAATCTGATCACTGGTAAAATGTAGTCCAGCAGCAGCACAATCTTGTGTACTCCAGTTACACTCTTCCATAGGCATACTCACTGTTCTACCAATACGAATATCAAATGTTTTGGTCCAATCATCTGTAAATCTATTCTCATGTATATTAGGAAGATCTAGATATAAATCAGTTAAAATACCAATTCTTTCTCCATGAAATACAGATTCATTAGTTTCGTAAGTGTATTCTTCTGCCTCTCCTGTTCCTCCGCAATGTGAGCAGTCTTCATCATTATCATCAAAATCTGAATATTCTATACCACTACCGTCACAATAAGGACATTCTGTAGTTGTATATCTCACCTTTTTATAAAGCTGGTCTTTATGTACTAATTTATATTCTTCATTTTCTAAAAACACTGTATAATCATTTGGATTTTTCTTCCAAACAGCCTTCACTTTATTATAAGTGTTGCTTACAAAATGAACAAGTTGATTACTTCCGTGCAACGTCACTACATTCCTAAGAGCCACAAAAAACCCTTGTTTTGTAATTCTAAAGCTATTTTCTGTCAAAAATCTATAAAGTTCGTTAGCCACTTCCACTCTTGGATTTAAGCAACACCACATAAAGAAACGCTTTAAAGATTGATATTCTTCATTACTACTTAAATCTTTTTGAAGATCACCAAATCCTGTATAATACAGCTGAGTGTTTATTATTTCTGCAAATTTCTCCACTAATAATTGAGGAAGACTTCTGTGGATTCCTTTTAAATACACTGTATTCTCCACTATATCAAAATCATTAGTTTTATAAAGAAGAGAAAATCCTTTTTGAATAGCCCGCATTTTAGTAATTTCTGCTTCTTTTTGTCTCTTCTCAGTTAATGATTCTTCGCTACCCATAATAAGTAGTATTTCTTCTTCACTAGAAACAATTCTCACTTTATTAAAATCTTCTTGTGTAGCATTTGGTTTGCTTAAAATAGCACCATCATTTAACACCACTGTAAGTACACTATTCACTAACTTTACATTCAAATAGGGTTTTACAACAGATTGTGGTTCCTCGTCTTCTGTAAAAAGCTTTGTAAATAATAAATTTTTAATTTTTTGCTCTTCTAATTTTAACGCTTCTAATTGTTTTGTTTTTTCGCTTTTAAACCAGTCTAAACTAAATAGTCCCATGTTTTTTGTTTTTTAATTGTAAAAATAATTGTTAAAAATTTCAGTAAAATTTACATAATTATTATAAATTTCACTATTATTAATTTTCTCTAAAAAATCATTCCATTTTTCTTCAGGAATGTAGATATTCCATTTATGTGCTAGAGCCTGCCACATTATTTTAAAATCTTCCATCTCTAACTCAGGCATATTGCCTAACATATAATATATTACATGTTTAAAAAGCTCTAAATTTGTAATCATAAATATACATTAAAAGGGGGAAATTTATCCCCCTTTTATTATTTAATTTTCCACTAAATCTTCTACAATTGTCTCTGTAAGGTCTGTAGGTTCTTCATTTAACACTAATTTGTAGTTTTTCCAATCTATTTTTTGTTTGTAATATTTGAAAAGATCGCATAAAACTAAATGCATCCCCTCTTGATTAGAATACCCACTCATTTCAATAAATAGAGGCTTTAAGAAAGGAAGTTTTGCAAAAACAGCTTTTACTTCTTTGTAAATAACAAACACTTCTGTATCAAATAAATTATTTTGTATAGCCACTTCAAACATAGCTTTGTATATTTCATCTGACCCTCTTTGAAAATGTTTATCTTTGTAATCTTCTAGCATTCTCACTTTAGAATAAAGATCTATAGAAACATCCTCAAGTCTTTGTTTTTTACTGAAAATACTTCTATTCTCACTAATAAAACTATTAATTAAATAAGCTGTTACAATTCTTTTAAATGGTTTATTTTTCCCTTCCATAAACTTGTTTAATGGTATTAAATTATGTATGTTCACATTTTCCAAAAGCTTAAGTTCTCTATCAGAAAACACTACAAAAGACACTTTTTTTGGAAAAACAGAATATAATTTATCTATTTTCTCAGCATCTTGATTATTTCCATAAACAATCATTCCTTTTTGCTTATGCAAATTTTCTAATTTGTATGTTATTGGGACCAATTTAGAATTCTTACCATTAACAAATCTTTCTAGTTTTTCTGCCCTTTTACCAACAATTTCTCCTTCTAAGCGAGTTTTTCTTCCTAAAGAAGGAATTTTTATTTTTAAAGCATCTTTTTCTTTTTTACGATTGTCTAGCCAGTCTTGTGGAATTTCAAAAGCATCTAGATCTACCACATTTGCAGTGATGAGGGACATGATATATTGAAATTCTTTGATGCGTGCTCTCCATTCAGATTTTGGATGTTTTCTTAATGTTAAAAGATCTATATAATATTTGCTATAGTCATTAGCTCTATTCATTTTACCAAGCTGATAGCTTCCCACTTTCTTTATAAAGAAGAGTTCTGCTCCTTTAAATGTAGCTTTTAAATAGTCCTTTTTAACACCACTTATTCTGTCTGAAAAGAAGAAACATTTTTTATATAAGAAATCTGAATAGTTAAAATTCATATCCCAATACCTCTTACACTCTCTAAATACTCCTCTAGATAGTTGATATTTTTTCTCATATTCTGATGTTAAATGAGTTCTATTATGATATAAATCTCGTAAATCTAATAAATTTATATTCTTTAATTTAGGAGCTTTAAGAGAAATGTTTGAAAACATTTTTAGGTCTTTAATATCCAGACTGTTTCCTTCTTTGAATCCTTTTACATACCTATAATTAGAATCAAAATAATTAAAAACAGCTCTAATATCATCCCCATCCTCAATGTTTTGATTATATTTGCTAACAAAATAGTCTGCTACAAGTGTTATTTTATTTAAAATAGCTTCTTTAGCCTCTTTTGTCATTTTTATAGCCTCTCTATTAGGAATAGGAAATATTCCATCAGAAAGACCAAATCTCAATGCAACAGGGAACCAAATAGACTCTATTCCAAGTTTTGAAAAATCAACTGGGTAGTAGACATTGTCTAAGCAAATATGGAGTTTTTTATCTGTACAAAGTTCAGAAAATTGAAAATGTTCCCCTCTAAATATAGTGAAATCGTTAGAAATCCCGTCTACATTAAAATAAACATTTTCAAAATAAGCCAATTGTTCTTTAATTTTCGTTACAAAATCATGTCTGTCTCTATAATTAACAGGAACAATCACTTTTACACCATTACATTCTTCTGTAGGAGTTTCATAAAGAAGATCTATAGTGTTAATTTCTTCTCCTTCATACATCATATATTTTCTTTCCACTCCGTTCTTCCTACAAACAAAATAAAATGAAGAAGAATAAGCTAAAGGACTCTTAAAGCCCAATCCGAACATTCCCAATTCATTAGCTTGTGTTCTTTTAGTGGATTTACCATATTTACTAATAATGTTTTTAACATCATCATCATCTAGGCCTGCACCAAAATCTTCTACAGAGAATTCATAATTTCCTTGATTATTTTGTTTAAAGCTAACAACAATTGGTTTATCAATACCAGCTCTTCTATGTGAATCTAATGCATTACTGGCTGTTTCTCTAATTGTACTTCCTATACCATCTGAATATAAATTCTTACTTAACATCTGCATCAACATTTGTGCAGAATCTAAGTCTAGGCTCATCCCAATTGAATCTTGAGAATTTCCTTCTGATAGGATTGTTGCGTCTGTTTGTTTTTCTAGTATCATGTTTTATTGTGTGTTTTTCTTTATTAATATCATTTGTCTGTATTCTAAATCTATATACTGGGTATAGTTATGATTTTCTGGGCCAAATCCCCAGGTTCTCTCTGTTCGAGTGATTGTTTGACCAAGATGTGTTCTCCAAGTTATATCTTTTTCTTCTCTACGTGTAGAGCATTTTACAGCTTTATACAAAGGAACTCCTCTACTCCAGTGGGTTTTTCCACTTAAAGTAGGTTTTCTAAGTATTTTTAAATACTTAAAATAAGACTGGCAAGAGATGATTATTTCATCTCCCACTTCTAAGTCTTTCACTTCTATTATTTGTAATTCCATAATTTTTGATTTTTAAAATGGACACATTTCCCACCAATCGAGGTTGTTTCCATTTGTATTTTTAACTATTTCTGTCACTTTTTTAAAAACTCCTTCTGAATCCCAATCTGTTTTTTTATAGGATGCTGAAGCTGGATGAGATAGTGGAAATAACATCTCCTGGTTAGTGATGTATTGTCCATATTTTTGAGCTTCTTTACCTAACATTATTATAGGCACATCCATATAATTAAATATATTTTTAAATAAATATGTAGTGAAAGGAGTCCAAATATCCATATGTGCCCCAGCTTTTCCTATTTCTGTAGTTAAAGCAGCATTTAACATTAACACTCCTTGTTTGGATAGAAAGGAAACATCGAAAGATTTAAACCCCTCTAAACACATTCCTCCATAAACATCCTTTTCAATGGCATTATAAAATTGCTCCAAAGAAGGTTGTAATTCTTTTGTATTAGAACATCCTAAAGCAAGTCCATCTGCCACTATCATATTATTTTTAGTAGTGTGGTAGGGACACATACCAAGCACTATAGCTACCACCTCATTTAAAGGTGTTAGTTGAAAAACTTTATATGTATCTGTAGAAATAGGAGCTAATTTTTTTCCTTTTTGTGACTCAGATTTTAAAAATTTATATATGTTGTTACATTCCTCACTCTCTATAAATGGTCTGATTTTATGCTCCCAAGAGGGATGAAAATGATGTGAAAATTTACTCCATTCCATATTAAAATAATTCTAATTGTTTAAATCTACTTTCCTTTTCTACAATTGTTTCTGCGTCTAAACTAATACGCACCTTTTTTCCTAAATACTTACTTAAAATACTTTCTAAATTCTCTATTCCTATACATTCTACCTCATTTCCTTCTGTTGTACTTAACCACTCAATATTTTCTTGAATTGTTTCTACTAATTGCTTCTGTGTCATATTAATTTTGTTTTATTAGTTCTTCAACATCGTTTCTAAATAACTCTAATTCGTGGGATTCAGATCCTCCTTCTTCAATCTCACTCATACATAAATTCCATAAATCTGTAATCTCTTGGTTGTATTGTGGGTGTTCTTTTATTCTATCCATTGCCCATTTTCTCATTTCATTTTTCATAATAATTGTTTTTGTTTTAAATAATTTTCAATTGTTTTTAATCCGTGTATTTTTCCAAGATCTGCGAAATCTTTAATACCTTCTTTTAAATATTCCTTAGGAACATTACAATAGTCAAAATCAAATAATTTTGTTATCTGTTGACTGTTTGTTACACCTGTAATGTCACTATCAAAAGACAAAATCTGTTTATTAGAATTATCTTTTAAAAACTGTACATTTTCCTCAGAAAAACAAGCAATTCCTTCATTTTGAACAGCGCATACGCAAGGAAACACTTTTTTTAACACCATGAGATCTTTTTTACTCTTAGAAATTAGAGCCACATCACAATCTTTGATATTATCTTTTCCTTCTAATGTATTAATAGGTACATTATTGGGCACCCATTTTTTCTTTTTATCTGCAAAAGGTGAATATATTTTCCAATTTCCGTCATAATAATAACCAAATCTTAGTTGGTTATCGTCTAAATAGAACAATTGTTTGTTTAAATACACTTTTTTAACAGAATAAATGTTATTATCTCTAAGATCTTGTATATCCTGGTGATATTGATTCCAGTATGCCAGTTCTTCTTTTGTAAACTTTCCAGTAATCACTTGTATTAAAGAATACCTTTTACCTAATTCTTCTGGTTGTTTATATTGGGAAGTTATTTTCTTATAGTCTTCTGAAAAGGTTCCTGTTGATATTCCCAAAGAAAAATCTTTATCTATCATTTTTAACACCTCATCTATAGAAAACAAATTGTACATAAGCTTCACAAATTGGAAACAATCACCTCTTTTACCTGTATCTGCAAAGTCTATAAAAGAAAGATCTCCATTCTTATTTCCTATTAAAAAAGAAGGATGATTTTCTTGTCTAAAAGGGGAATAAGTGACACTATTTAATTTCCAATTCTTACTAGGCATATAATACATAAATATATCATATGGAGTGATTTTAGATAACACTGTTTCTGGGGTTAATTTTAATTTTTTTCTTCCATGTATCATACTACAAACTTAATAAAAAAGCCCCAATATTTCTATTGGGGCTTTTATCTAAATCAAAAAACAGGGGGATTAATAGTCACTATCATCTTCAGAAATAGTATCATTTGATGCTACTAAATTTTCAGAAGCGTTGTATTCTTTTGCATCTTTAAATGTATAAAAATCTTTACAACCATATTCTCCTGTAACATTAACAACAAATCTTTCTGCAGGTTTTAATTCTTTAGAAAGCTTTGATTTTAAACTACGTTGAACATCAGAATTGTTATAGTCTATAAGTCTAAATTGCTTTAATAAATAAGCTGGAAGAAAAGCTCTGTTATATACAGATTGATATTCTTTGGTTTCTCCTTCTTTTTCTACAGTTTTGATAGTTAATAGAGCTAAGAAACTTGTAGCATATTCTCCGTCAATTTGTGCTTTAAGGTCTTTAACATTACCTTTCATAAGCTTAGCCCACTCAATTTGTAAAGTGGTTTCTGCATCTTTATAGTCTAAATTTCCTAACCAAGTGCGTAAGAAGTTGTAAAGATCTTCTTCTCCTATATAAGCTGGTCTATACTCTCTTTTTTTAAACCAGTCTTGTAATTCATTCTCATCTTCAGCCCAAGAACAAGACCCTAAATTATTAATATATTGTTGTTTAGTGTTGTCTTTATTCCATCTCATTTTATTTTCTAAGAAGAAAGTCACCTTAAATTTATCCTTGCTTTTCACTTCTTCCATCCAAAAATCAACTCTTAGAGTTTTATTACCATCCTGACTTTCCCCTAAATATTCTGTAGCTTTGCTTCCTTCTTTAAGCTCCATTTTTAACACTTCTTTATACTCTTCCTCATCAGGATTAATAGCTATCACTTTCATTTCTGCAAGGCCAATCTTTCTAATAGGACTGTCAAAATTTTGTTGCTCTCTCTTTTTTCCGCCAATTGTACTCATTTTGTTTTGTTTTTAATTGTTTATTTATAATAGTTGTCTACATTGTTTACCACTTCTTGTAAATTGTTAGGAATTTTTAATTCACTAAACATACCATCTGGACTTTTCGCTGGGAACTTTTTATATCTATTTGTTATAAAATAATAAGAGGCTGATCCATCTTTATTTTCTTCTACTAATGTGTATAAACACACTGTTAGAAGTCCTTCTAATAGCACTTGATTATCAATCAATTTACCAGCTGTCTTAATTTTATACCCAATAATATCACCACCATCTTCCACTGTTTCTGGATGAGTGAAATAAAACACCTTTATATCATCTCTTAGCTTTCTGGCTTCTCTAAACAATTCCACCATATCTTTAGCCATAACACTAAATTTAGTGTACCCTGTTTCTGTAGCTTTAGCCACCATATTAAAACCCATTATATAATTAGAATCTTCTATCACAATATTTTTGATGTGGGTAGCTTTCTCTGAAATTGTTCTTAATAAACGTGTAATTTCAATAGCATCGTCCACTTCTTTATAATTCTTTTTTTCTGTATTATACAGTTTTTCACTTCCTTTGAAAGGTAATTCTTTTTTTGCTACGTTAATAATGTAAGTTTCTTCTGGATTTAAATGTTTAATTGATGTTGATTTTCCTGTTCCTGTTTGGCCCACTATGCCAATTAATTTGCTTGCCATTTTTATTTTGTTTTAAATTGTTTTAACCAAAGATATAACTTATTTTGTTTTCATCCAACATTGAAAGACTTTCTTTCTTTATTATAAACCCATTTTTTACAGTTTTATTTTTTATTCTATACCATATTGTAGGTCTCTGTTCTTTTAATTCATTACACAATTCAATCATTGTTTTAAATTTTGTTTTTTCCCCAGTTTTAACATTTTCTATTATATAAATATATTTAGAAGGTTTAAGTTTTGTATTTAGTTTTATAGATTCATCTATTGATAATCCTTTTTGTAATCTATTATAAATTTTAACATAAGAAGTTTTATTTATGTTAGCTATATATTTACAAAAATCATGTATGTGCCATTCTTTATTTTCATATATTATGTACTTACTTCCTTTAATATAAAAGTTTTCTTTATTTTTATAAAAAATGTAGTCATTTAAATATCTATAAGTAAATCCATTTTTTAATTTACATTTATCATTACAAATATCACATACTTTAGAAATAAAATTTTTTCTACTTGCTTCTCTAGAACTAAGATAAATTTCAACTATTTCATAGTTACTGTCTAATTTTACTACTTTTTTACAAGAAGTATGATTTCTATGTTTTATTTTTTGTTCTTCTGTAAATTTTCTAGAAGTTCCAGTCATTCCTTCTCCACCATCTGTCATATTAGCTAAAATTCCTGTATTTTTATCAATTCTCCCATAAAAAGCTATAAATTCCTTTTCTTTTTCTTTTATAAAAGAAAGACTGTCTGACTCTAACAAGATTTCTACTTTATAATCGGTTTTTGCTGTAATTAAATTCCAAATTTTAGAACTTTTTCTTATTTTTGAATATGCTCTATCATATATATATTTAATACTTTGAAACTTTTTATTAAATTTTATTTTAGCTTTAGACTCTTTTTTAGTACCAATTCCTATATAAAAAGGTTCGTTTTTATCAAGTCTTATGTGTCTATACAAGTAGTATTTTCCGTAATTATCAATCATATTTGAGAAGTTTGTTCACAAATATATGTAAAATATTTAATACTGCCAAATAATTTTTGAAGAGTCTAATAAACTAAGCCCTTCTTTTAATTTTTTTATTTCTGCAGGTTCATTTAAACAAATTACATGCATGTCTGCTACTTTTTCTTGATAATCTAATTTTATACATCTGTTCAAAATCTGAGCATTTTCCTCAGCTGCATACACAAAATTTGTTAATATAACAGAATCAAGATGAGGGTATGTCACTCCCACTTTTCCCATAGCAGCTAAAGCTAAATGATTAATCTCTTCATTTTGAAAAGCAACAAAAGCATCATCATTTTTACTTTTTGTATGATAGGAAGGAATACCAATACTATCTGCAGCTTTAGATAGTCCTGTAAATACCAAGACTCTTTTGTCTTTTAGTTTTTCCAATAAAGCTTGAACATAATGTAATTTTCCTACAGAAGATTGAGAAAGTCTGTTTCTTGTTAAAGCTAAAAACATAAAATCTCTTCCTTCTTTTTTTAGTTTTTCAATTACCCATGTATAAGCATCATATCTTTGTTTCTCTGTCTTTGACTTTCCTTTGGAATCTTTTGTATATATTTTATTATCTAAATTCACTACATGCACTGTAATTTTGTAATCCGCAAGAATACCAGCTTTTATACCATCGTCTGTACTGTAAGAAGCTATTTCCTTCATATCCCATAATTCAGCAGTGTCTGCTGTAATAGTGCCCGAAAGTCCAATTGTATATTCACAATTATTCATTATTTGATGAGCATATTCTCTCTCATTTTCTGAGCAACTGTGTAATTCATCTATAACAAATACATCAAATATATGTGTAGCATGTTTCTTTAGAGAACTAAAATTTACATAAAAAATGTTTGGATTCTTATATCCCCATGTTTCACATTCTGATTGCCAAGTGGCTTTTAACTTATTATCTGGATAAGCTATAAGAATTGTACTACGAGAAGGAACAAGATTTTTAAGTATTTCAATAGTGGTGCGACATTTACCAAATCTCATAGCAAGATCGAAATATCCTTTCTTATTCTTTTTTAGAAAACTAAGTCCTTTTGTTATAAATTTTTCTTGAATTTCATTTTGTTTGCTCATATGTAATTTATTATCTCACCATTTGAATTCATTAGTTTTCTAATAGAAAACTT